AGTAAGTTCTTCTTATGCACCAAGTTCAACTAGTGCTTCATATGCTGTAAGTTCATCTTATGCCGTAAGTTCATCTTATGCAGTTAACGCAACTAATGCAGTAACAGCATCTTTTGCAACCAACTTTACTGCTTCAAATATTTTAGTTAACAGTACCCTTACAGCTCAAACGCTAAACGTACAGTACGTAACTTCTTCAACCGAATATATTACTGGTTCTAGTGTTAATGGTAGCTTAATGACTAACACGCATCAGTTTACAGGTAGTGTTTCAGTAACTGGATCTTTAACTATATCTAATAGCACTACATCAACAGGCGGCTTTACTGGGAGCTTATTAGGAACTGCTTCTTACGCAGCTCAAGCTTTAAGTTCTTCATATGCCATAAGTTCATCTTATGCTCTAAGCTCTTCATATGCCGTAAGTTCATCTTATACAGTAAACTCAACTAATACAGTAAGTTCATCTTATGCAGTAAGTTCATCATACGCAGTAAACTCTACTAGTGCTACAAGTGCAGGTTCAGTAACAAATGCATTAACAATAGGTACTGGTTTATCTGGTACATCTTATAACGGATCTACAGCAGTAACGATTGCTAACACAGGTGTTACAGCATTCAATACAAGAACAGGAGCTGTAACATTAGCAGCTGCAGATATTAGCGGATTAGGTGCAGGTATATTCTCAGGATCAGTTCAGATACCAGCTGCAAGTATTACTAACGCACAATTAGTGAATAGTTCAGTAACAGTAACAGCAGGTACGGGAATGTCAGGTGGCGGTGCTGTTGCATTAGGATCATCAGTAACATTAACAAACGCTGGTGTAACTTCAGCAGTAGCTGGTACTGCAATTTCAGTATCAGGTGCAACTGGTGCAGTGACAATTAACAATACGGGTGTAACTTCAAATGTAGCAGGAACTGGTGTTAGCGTATCAGGTGCAACAGGTGCAGTAACAATCTCAATTGGTCAAGCAGTAGCTACTTCTTCTAACGTACAATTTAACTCATTAGGAGTTGGTACAGCAGGATCAGGTACAGCAGGTGAAATTAGAGCAACAGCTGATGTTACAGCTTACTACTCTTCAGATGAAAGATTAAAAGAAAATATTACTCCAATTGAAAATCCAATTGAGAAGTTAATGGCAATAAACGGTGTTACTTTTGACTGGAAAGAAGGTTTTGATGAATTCCACTCACATAAAGGAGCAGACACTGGAGTTATTGCACAAGAGATTGAAGCTATAGGTTTACCGGATACAGTTACTACTCGTGAGAATGGATATAAAGCTGTAAACTATGAAAAATTAAATGCATTATTAATTGAAGGCTTTAAAGCACAGCAAAAAGAAATAGACGAATTAAAAGCATTAGTTAATACATTATTAAATAAATAAGTTATGGGTTTTATAATCAAGCAATCACTTGAGACAAATCAAGGCTTATTGACAGAGGCATATGCTAGGATAGAGATGTATAGAGTGGATATGTTTTACGGACTACTACATACTACTGTAGCGATGTATCCAAGTAAGCAAGCAGCTTTAGATACCTTTCCTGTATATTTCGGAGAGGTTAATCCTCATCCTTCTCAAGTAGTAGGCGTAAGTGTAATATACGACGGAAAAGAGATAGAGTATCCTACTTATTTTGAATTTCCCATGGTTACAGATGTTGAAATAGAGGTTCCATTGTTTGAAGATGTTACAGAAACTAAAACAAGTACTTATTATGATTTTGACCCTAATGGAGATATTATAGAAAAGACTCGTGAAGATCAAGTAACAAGAATAGTTCAAACAGGAACTCAAACTATAATTAAGCAGAAGATAGATATAAATAAGGAAGAGGGCGCTGTATATTCTTTTGCATACAATTTAGTTAAAAAAGAATTTAGAAAAATATTTGGTGACGAAAACATAATAGACGAATAATGGGTATAAGTACTTTTGGATCGACCAACGTTTCTTTAAATCAGGCCGCTACGTTTGTAGGAGCTTCACCAAAATCTTTACGTACTGTCGGAGGTAAAACCTATCCGAATTATGGAACTGGTACAGCAGCTATGAGCACCATGCTACAGAGTACTAGCTTGTTTCAAGTAGTAGTTCAAAGCAGTAACACCTCACAAGGTACAGTATCTATTACCTACCCTTTTTCAGATAGCGGCCAAGGAGCAGGTACAAATTATTTTGTACTTTCAAAAGTTTATTCTTATATTACTATCGTAGCAACTTCAATATACCCTTACTACTTCAGAAGATGGGCTACTACTTCCGGAGGTACTACTCCAATTTTGACCGGAGGTACAACAACAGGTGCAAACCAACCTTACGGTACTGCAGCCTCTCCAATCGTTTATACTTACAACTTCAATACAACTGATGCTGCGAGTTATACTACGATTTATGCTGTGTTCTCTTAATATTTATTATAAATTTAGTTATGAATGTTGTATGGTGTGCTGAACATATGTCTTTTTACTCTAATTTAGAGAAGGCATTTCTATATACTTCCATTCTTACTTGGAAGCACTTTTACCCTGAACATATTACTAACCTATACTGTGACTCTCACAGTAGACAACTAATCTCAGACATGGGAATCCTAGATCTATGGGATAACGTTAATACCGAAGTACTAGACAGGAAACAATACGAATTCAACGAAGATGCTTTTTGGGCTTCCGCTAAATTAAAGGTCGTAAATGAATTAACTGCACCATTTGTAGTAATTGATTTAGATCTGTTTATAAAACAGAGATTTATACCTGAAGATTACTGGAAATTAGATATTATAGGTAATTTTATGGAAGTTACCACCAAACACTACCCGGAACCTTATAAATTGCGCAAGTATATGGAACTTCCTAATTACGATTGGGATGATAAAGCTATCAACGTAGCTTTTCTCTATATTAACAATGAGGAACTAAGGGGAATTTACGCTCAAACTGCTTTAGAATGGATGAATGTTATGACAAAAAAGGGTGGGGAGATAAACGGGTTAAATATGGTCTTTTGTGAACAAAAACTACTATGGCAACTTATAAAAGAGATGAGTTTAGAGCATAAATACCTTTTTAATGAGACTTTAGTATGTCATAAAGACGAATGGTATGAAAATGGACTTGGAATCTTTCCTAAAAAGGAAGAATATACCTATGCAACTCATTTTGGACCGGATAAAAGGAGAGCTTTCGATGAAGGCCACGGTTATTATGTAGAATGTAAGCAAAACATATTAGAAACTTTTTATAAGTTTTTTCCTGATCTAAGTAAAAATGTCTTAAATTTATTGAATTATGGGCATATCTAATTTAGATTACATTAAGGTAGCTATCACTAGCAACGAAGGAACTCCAGTCCCTTATAGGTGGACTCATGGTGCAACCGATTTACATTTAGGGGATGGAATGATAGTTTACTCTATTATTCAACATATGCGCGCAAAAAACTGCGTCTGTATTGGATCAGGCGGTGGATTTATACCTAGAATAATGACTGCAGCACGTATAGATCTTCATAAACAGGGAATTTTTGAAGGAAACAGCGCCTATAGCTGGGGAGATATCGGAACTACCTACCTTGTAGATGCTTGTAACGGAGTTGGAGGTTATAATGACCTAGAAAACGAAGATTCTTACTTTAGACGAATGTTTACTCCTCGCTTTATTAAGGATACTTCTGAAAATGCTTACTATAACTTTTTTGTTCCGCAAGATATTAAGATAGATGTGCTGTTTATTGATGGAGACCATTCCTACGAAGGAGTAAAACTTGATTTTGAACTGTATTCGAAACTTTTAGCCCCAAAAGGCGTAGTATTACTACATGATTCTGATGAAAATTATTCTAACTCTCTAATAATTTCCGAAGATAGTAAGAAAGATAATCATTCTTTTGACGGACCTGCAAGATTTATTAAAGACTTAGAAAAAAATCCTGAATGGAATTTGGTAAATCTATTTAATTTTCGTATCTTAAAAGATAAACCGTCTTCTAGTGGTATAACTATAATTAATAGAAAATGATTAGATTAGCAACCGTAGTTGGATCTAGAACAAATATATTGTGGCATTTCCTAACTTACTATTCTGACATAGTAGATGAAATTTGTGTAGGTGTTTATGATTGGGAAGATAAAGAGCTTTCTAAAGAAGTAGAAAAGATAATAAAGGAGTTTCCAAAAGCAAAGATAGTTCTTAGACGCACTGCTGAGAAATATAATTGGGAAACTGTAACTAATATGTACAATGAAATAAAGAGTCATCATCCTGAAGACTGGTGGATTGTAGCCGATGATGACGAATTTCACGAATACTCTCAGCCCTTAGAGTATATTATACATGACTGCGAAGAAAATGGATGGGATTTAGTAAGGGGAGGATTCGTTGATAGAATAGGACCAGGTGGAACGTTTCCAGAACTGCAACCAGAAAAAGATATCTTTGAGCAATTTCCTCTAGCAGGATTCTTTAGATATCCTTTATCGGGAGCTTGTCCAAATAAAGTTTGTATAATGAAAGGATATGTAGAATTAACTCCTGGCCAACATTATGCAAAGATAGACGGACATACAACTTGGAAATGGCAAGGATGGAATCATCCACTAATTGCTCCTTACAAAAAATATAACGTTATAGTAAACCATTTTAAATGGGATGCCACTTGTGGTGAAAGAATTAGAGCAGTAGCAAATACAAATAGAGAAAAAGCATACTCAGAAGAGTATAGAAAAATGTATAGAGAGTTAGCAAAGTCTAGATTTAAAATTGATATAACCGATCCTCGCTTTATGATAGAGGATGTTGGAGTTTGGGACTATAAAAACTGGGATAGATTACTTAACTTAATAATTTCAATATGAGTGTAACAAAAACAGAAAAAGTAAAAGAACAAGATGTTCTTGAAACAAGAAAAGTAAAGGCATTAGAAAAAATTGCTAGTTCATTAGATGCATTAACTCTTTGGTTTGAAGAAGTAGACAAACAAGAATGGAGTGATAGAATCCAGTACTATTTGTCTGAACTTCATAAGTTAGTACCAAAAGAAAAAAATAATGCATAAACTTGGTGTAATAGTTCCATACAGAAACAGGTATGAACATTTGCAAGAGTTTAAGAAAAGTATAGTAGAATATTTAGAATCTAAAAATATAGATTTTAAAATTATTATTGTCGAACAAGACAATGCTAAACTTTTTAATAGAGGAATGTTATGCAACATTGGATTTATAGAAGCACAAAAAGAAAATTGTGATTATATAGTAATCCACGATGTTGACGTGATACCGGTTGATGTGGATTATTCTTATTCAAACACACCTATTCATTTGGCAACCGATAATATCCCATTCGAATCTTATTTTGGTGGGATTACATTATTTCCATCCGAATTATTTGAAAAAATAAATGGGTTTTCTAATTTATATTGGGGATGGGGATTTGAAGATGATGATTTAAGGTATAGATGTATAAAAAATAATATTCCATTTCAAAATATTATAAATGATACATTTTCAAAAGAAAAGTTACCTATTTTTAATGGAGTCGATGCATATGCAAAAATACCAAATGTTATAAACTATAATAGAAATTTTAAAATAGATTTAGATATTAATTTAGATAGAGTTATTTATAATGTAAATTCACAATTTGACATATTTCCCATATTTACTATATCAGGCTACGATTTTAAACTTTTTTATAATTCATTTAATAGATTTTATTTACAACTTTTTGATAAAAAGGGTAACTATTATGATGTTCATTCGGATATCGTAACAACATCAAAGAATAAAATATTAATAGAATATGATAAAAAAGAAAACTCAATTACTTTCACAGTAAATGATACTATAAATGTAATTAAACTTTCAGAGCATATACACAATTATTCCAATACAAATGATATAGTAATTGGTTCCGATGATGAAAAGAAACATTTTTTTAAAGGTAGTATAAATGAGTTTTTATTAGAACAAAATGATCAAATAAAAATACACTACAAAAACTATGATATTAACGAATATAAATTTACTGATATTTCTGGTAATGAAAATCACGGAGAGTTTTTTAATATCTATATAGACTACTTTGAACCATTTATAAATTATTATTCATATATTCCATTTAGACGAAATAGTAAACTGGTAAAATTAGAACACAAAGATTGTGGATTTAATAATGGTAGATGGCAAGATGATAATAGTAGGTGGAATCAATTAAGATATAATAATGAAGTACAGTTAGGATATCACGATAATATTGATGACGGTTTAAGTACTTGTATAAATTATACATTGTATAGTAAAGTAAAAGATAATAAAATAACCCATTTAAATGTTGGAATATGAAATTAGGGGTATGTGTACCATATAGAAATAGAGAAGCTCATTTAGAAGAGTTTATACCTCGTGTAGGTAAATTCCTGAAAGATAGAGGTATAGACTATTGTATGTATTTTGGTCATCAAGTAGATAATAAACTATTCAATAGAGGTGCTATGAAGAATATAGCAGCTGAACAAGCTTTTAAAGATGGATGTGACTACATAGTATGGCATGATATTGATATGATACCAGAAGACGATAACTGTGATTACTCTTTCCCAGAAGATAATCCTAGACATATTGCAATCCATATTTCAAAAACCAATTACCACTTAAAGTATGTCGATTACTTTGGGGGTGCTGTGATTTTTAGTAAAGAGCAAGTGAAAAAGACTAATGGATATTCAAATGACTATTGGGATTGGGGAATGGAAGATGACGATCTCTTTTGGAGATGCGTGTTAGAAGGATATGCCGATATTAGTTATGTTGACTACCAGAAAACAAAACCTTTTTTAAGGTTTAACGGAAGCGACTCCTATGTTAAGATTCCTAACAGTCCGTCTTTAGGAGATTTAACTCATAACTCACATACTGTAAGTGTTTTAGTAAGAGCGTTCCACCAGGAAGATAAAATGCCTATTTACCTTATAGGTTCGAAAGATAAAAAGTTTGTAGAATACCCTATCTTTAGGAGACCAGGATATGACTACGGTATTTCCTATAATAATTCAAGAGCCTATACAGCAATGCTATGGGACATGTTCAATAAGCCTATCTACCAGTGGATGAAGCGATACGAAGGTCAATGGACCTGGGTAACCCTTGCTGTAGATGCAGACGATAAAAAAATACACGTTTACCTAAACGGAATTGAGTCGCAAGCAGCTTCTGGAACTGGAACCGAGTCTCCGACTTCTTTTATAGGCGGATTAAAAAAATACGACACAGATTATTACCTAGGTATATCTACTTCAGCTAATGAAAAAGATCCTGCTAAGTTCTTTAAAGGAGACATAGGTAAATTAATTGTCTGGAATAGATGTTTAACTCAAGAAGAAATCGTATCTTCCTTTAATGATGAAGTATTAGATGCTACTTTAAATTACGAGTTTAGTAACGATAAGCTATTAAAAGATACTACAGGTAATAATAATAATGGCCTGGTATTTAACTGTGAGAAACTAGAAGAGACCATTAAAGTACCGCATACTATAGTACCTCATAGAACTCCAGGTAGAATGGACTGCTTAGATCACGTAGACGAAGGCTTTGTAGATGGAAAATGGGCAAAAGGAGAAACTACAGCAAAGAACGAATTTAGGTATATAATGGGTATGCAACAAGGTAAAATTAACCATAAGACAGATGGTATGAATACTTTGAAGTATACTTTGGTGAGTAAAGAAGAAATAGCAAACAATTGTTTTATGTTAAACGTAATATTATAATATGTCAGAAGCTTTTGAAAATCCTTTCTTTGTAGAGGTAAAAGATAGTTTGGATTCAATCGGTAAAGGAATGTGTCTAGCAAAATGGACGCAAGTTACCATGCAGTTACAAACAGGACATAATCACTCATGTCACCATCCTGGTACTCATAAGATATCGGAGCTAGAAATAGCTAGAAATCCATCAGCACTTCACAACACTAAGTTCAAAAAACTAAGAAGAAAAGAAATGTTAGAAGGTAAAAGACCTGAAGAATGTGATTATTGTTGGGGTGTTGAAGATAACTCTGATAGATATAGCGATAGAGTCTTTAAGTCTAGCGAAAGTTGGTCTTGGGATTATAAAGAAGAGATCTTTAACTCGAATTGGAGAGATGATTACAATCCGAAGTATGTAGAAGTTGCTTTTAGTAATGCTTGTAACTTTAAATGTTCTTATTGTGGTCCTGCTTTTAGTTCTAAGTGGGTTGAAGAGGTAGAAACTTATGGAGGCTATCCAACCACAGATGGATTTAATGATCCAGAGTGGATGAAAAAGGAAGATAAATTTCCAATCAAGCATAGCGAGTATAATCCATATGTTGAAGCTTTTTGGAAGTGGTGGCCTGACTTATATAGAGATCTACATACTTTCAGAATTACTGGCGGTGAACCATTAATGAATAAAGATACTTGGGATATTTTAGACTTTATTATTAACGAGCCAAATCCGAATAGAGAGCTTAAATTAGCAATTAATTCAAATCTAGGTTCACCTGATAAGCTAATTGATAGGTTAATTGAAAAAATTAAAAGAATAGAGGATGAAGGAAGGGTTAAAGAGTTTGTTATATTTACTTCTGCAGATACTTGGGGAGAACAAGCAGAGTATATTCGTACTGGATTAGAATTTGATAGATTTTGGAATAATGTAAATAAAATATTAAAAAGCTGTCCTAGAGTAATTGTTACTTTTATGTCAACTTATAATGCATTAAGTGTGTTCAATTATTCTAAGTTAATTAACGAAGTCTACAACCTTAAAAAGACTTATGGAAGTAGCGATAGATACTGGAATTCAGCTACTTTCCTAGATACTTCTTATTTAAGATGGCCTACACATCAGACTGTGAGAGTCTTACCTCATCAATTTTCTAAAAACATAGCAGAGCAACTTACAATGATGTCTTATCAAGCAACACCAGCCTTTGACTGGACTCATATAGGATATTCAGATATTGAAGTGCAGAAAGTTAAGAGGATCTATGATTGGATGCTTTCACCTCAGGATGCAGCAGAACAGATGAAAAATAGGCATAACTTTTATAAGTATTTTTCAGAACATGATAGAAGAAGAGGAACTAATTTTGTAAAAACATTTCCTGAATTAGAAGAATTTTATAACTTTTGTAAAGAAATACAACTATGAGTTTAAAAACAGACGCAAAAAATATTTACATATTTTCACCGTACGTACGCTATGGATCAAAACATAGCGACTGGAGTAAATTTATGGAAAAAGATTTTACAATAGTAATGCGTGTAAAAGTCTATCCTGAAAAAATGATTGAAGATGAAAAAGGCTTCTTTCTTGCTAGAAACGGTAAACATGCAGGCTTATCAGTCTACATAGACGGGTCTAAAAATGTACATTTAGGAACTCCTTACTGGTTCTGGAAAACTGAGCAAGTAGAAATTAACGGAAAAACAGAATTTTTATCTCCAATTTCCATTGAAAAAGAATTTACTTATTGTATGCTACCAGAAGAAAAGGACGCTATGAATGAGTATATTATTCGATGTGATCATAAGACTAAGAAGATATACTATTATATGAATTATAAGCCTATAGGTGAAATTGATTACGAAGGACTAGACAAATGCTCATATAAAGAAGCTTACATGTATCTAGGATGTGCCACTCAGATAACCGAAACTGAGCATCATAAGCATGTTGGTAATTTTGAATACGAGTTTTTAATGTGTTTAGATAAGTGTCTTTCTATTGAAGAAATAGACGAACTAAAGAATAACTATAAAGAAAAGTATTATGAGGACTACTTTGGGTATCCAAAATTAAAACAAAGTACTCCGCACAAAGAAAATATATTCTTCTTTATAGATTTCGAACACAAAAGTAACTACAAGCTTTGGAATTCTGCATTTAATGGTTGTTTTCCTAATTTTTACATGAAAGATAATACCACTTATTAAGATGAGAGTAGCTTTTTGTTTAAGCGGACAATTAAGGACTTGGAAAAAATGCCATACGTCTTGGAACCTCTTGTTTGACAAATTCAAAGAGCGTATGTTTATTAACGACAACTTGCAATACCCGGCCTATGCAGATGAGCCTTTCGAAGTTGATTATTTTATTCATACTTGGGACTTCAATACACCTCCACATTTTAAATGGGATGTAAATTGGGAAGAGCCAGATCCTATTAAAAGAGGAGAGTTACTTGAGCCTTTTAAAAACACATATACCAAGATAGAAAAAAGTGAAATTGAAGAAGTACTGAGTACTTTAAAGCCTAAAAAAGCTCTTGTTGAAGACTGGAATGTAAGCAAGAATTGTGAAAAAATAATGGATGATATAGCTACCGAGCAAACTTACTCTAAGAATCCAATAAAAGGTCATATTAGTTGGGCAGGAAGCCAATTACATAGTATTATGAAATGTGCTCATTTAAAAAGACAGTATGAAATAGAAAATAAATTTGAGTACGATATTTGTATAAGGTCAAGATTTGATTTAGAATTTGACGATAATAATAGAATGATATTTGCTAGAGATTTTGAAAAACCAGAACTACGAACCATATATTCAGTTCATAATTACTCATTAGACAAATATCCTTTTGACGCAATTGGAGACATTTTCTACTACTCTGATTCACAGACCTTTGATATGATGTCTGCTATGTATAATCATATGCCTCATATCGATCAACGTGCATTTAAAGATTCAATAAAAATCGAAGAAGTAATGACGTACTGTGTTAGGATGTTTCAATTAAATAATAAATCAATGGACTTTGGTCCAGATGTAATAAGAGATTAATATGTTTGGAAGAATTCGAAAAATAGCAGTTTGCTTAAGTGGACAAGCAAGAACATGGCGAACAGCAAAGGATAATATATTAAAGTATTACGACCTTACAGAGTACGGTTGTCAAGTTGATTTTTTTATACATACCTGGGATACTAATCAATATAGAGGCAAGAATGATATTGTATGGCTGCAGAGAACAGATGAAAAAGTGTCACCTAATGAAAAAGAAGATCTAATACAAGCCTTTAATCCTGTTGCTATAGAGATGGAGGAGTATAATAAAGATAACTATACTACTTTATGGGAAACTTTACTATACAGCTTTATGAAAAGTGTGTGGCTTAAGAAAAAGCATGAAGTTGAAAATAATTTTGTTTACGATTTAGTAATAAGAGCTAGGTTAGATATTAACTATCCACAAGAAGGAGTTTGTAATTTAGGATGTCGATTAGATAAATTTCACATACACAATGTCAATCACTTAACAGCCTATTCTACAGTACCTGTTCTTCAGAGATTTCCTCAAGAATTTAATTATCCCAATTTTGATGATGTATTCTTCTATTCCAATTCTCCAACTATGGATATAATATCAAATTGTTGTAGATGGTATAGAAACGTTCAATTAGAAAATATGGCAACCTATGGTGCTAACAAATTTATACAAGACTCAACATACTGGTATGGACCTGGAACAATTTTATATAGGTATTTAGTTTCTAATGGAATTCATCCACAAGGTTACAGAGGTATAAATTATTACGTAGTAAGAAAAGCTGTTGAAGATGCTGGATTAAATAGCATTGATAATTGGAGAGATATTTGTGAGTATTCTCACGAATGGTATTCTAACATCCTAGATCAAAAAGACGGTAAGAGTGTTTTAGATAAATACAAAGCAATTTAATTACTTATGATTGAACCTTTAACTTACTTAGACGGACGAGGTACTTACTGCCTGAATCCATCAGAACGCCCAAAAAAATATTTATGGGTTTTTGGTGATTCTTTTACAGCCGGTAATGGTTGTTTAGCTAACGAATTGTATACTAAATATAAAAAATCAGATGAAGATATCATATGGCCTGAAATAATATCTTCAAAATTAAATATGCCTCTTACAAATGTCGGAATGGGAATGTTTTCTAATGATAAAATATTAGATACTTTATTAGAACGCTACGATTTTATCTATGAAGGAGATCTAGTTATCGTAAGTAAGACTTTTTTTACTAGATTTGATATCCCAAGTAAGAACGAAAAATACTTCATCACTCTTTCTGCTGGACATATAAGCAATCCTTACATGTCTACTCACCATTTTATTAATTATACAGAGGATGAATTAAATACACTAAAAAATATAGCAATTATTACAGATAGTAAGTTAATTGTAGAGCGATGGAATTTTAGATTTGATTGTATTAGGCGAATGATAGAAGATAAGGGAGTTAAAGTCTTAGTTTGGGACGTCGGAGAAACTTTTAGTACTTACGAAACTATTCAGGATGCTACTGATAATAAAATAAATGACGGACATTGGTCTTATAAGGGACATAAAGATTTTGCAAATTATATTTTAAATAGATTAGACAATGAGTAAAAAATTAGAAATAGTATGTGATGGAGATTCTTGGGTTTTTGGATGCGAAATAGTAGATCCAGCAATACAAGCTACTTATCCACCTGGTACTTATGTAGGAAAGTTTGATTTTTTGGAAAATAACGATGCTTATAGAGTTCCTAGAATATTTCCAACCTACTTAGCAGAACTATTAGATGCCGAAGTAACAAACTTAGCTTATCCAGCCGACGATAATGGAACAATTCTTAACAGAACTATGATATACTTATCAAAGGAATACATAGCAAAAAGAAGATCGACTGAAAATCTACTTGTCGTAGTTGGATGGTCATCGCCTGAAAGAAATGTTTTTTGGTACAAAGACGAAACTGGATTCCACGAAAGATTTAGACTGTGGCCAAATGTTCCACATTTTTCTAGTAAAGCTCAAGAAGACTTTTGGAAACTTTACGTGGAATATTTATGGCATCCAGAAGAATATATGCCTAGGTATGTTATGAATGTGCTACAGCTTCAAAATTTTTGCAATGCCCATAATATAAAATGGATGTGCTTTAATGCTTTTTATCAAGCACCAGGTCCTGTAGACATTAAAGACTGGCAAGATTTAAGTATTAGAGAAGAATTAGTTCGTATTCAATCTGGAGGAGGACCTTACCACGTATCAACAGACGAAGATGCAAAAAGAAGAATTCATACCTACGATTATGCCGACTTATGGGACACTGTAGATCCAATTCGATTCTATAAAAAAGATCTACCAGATAATACTTTTCGTAGCTTTATAAAAAAATCCGACGCTAATCCTGTATTACATGGATGGCATCCTTCTCCTGAATCTCATATGGTATGGGCTAAAGAGTTAATTAGATACATTAAAGAAAATAATTTGTTAAAATGAAAAATTTAGTAATATGTGGAGATTCTTTTAGCATAGGAATAGGATGTCATGATCTTAATAATGAACCTTATGGATCTATACTTGCTAAAAAGCTAGGTTTAAATTTAATCAACCTAGCAAAAGGATCAAGTACTAATTTATCCATATCACTACAAGTAAAGTACGCAGTTGATAATATATCAGATATTGGATTACTCATTGTAGCTCCTACTTGCAACCATCGAATTGAATGGTTTCCTGAAGATGCAAGAGAAGATCGTAATGCCGATAATTTAAATGTTAACTACCATGAATATCCTCCTTATGGAGAAGGAACTTATCCTTATCTACTAGAACATCCTATGAAAGATGACTTTAGATATAAAGGAGAAATGTTAACAGAAAATTGGCATGGTATAATTGATTATGTGGATAATTTCTTAGATAAAAATATAGGAAGCTCTACCTACTTTAAAAAGTTTAAAAGAGAACGTCCTGAAAGAATGAGATTATTAAAGCAGTATTATCTTGAATTTTTCGATAGTAGAATTCAAAAACAATTTGATATGGGAGTTATTGTAAAATCTCACGTACTATTAAAAAATACAAATATAAAGCATTTAGTATTTACAGACGATTGCGAATACGAACTATACATCTCAGAAGAAAATAGAGTTGATGTAAGTTGGGGACAACTTTCATTAGAATTTCCTGATGACATGAAAACACTACACACTTCTTGGGAAGGACAGAAAAAAGTCTATGAAGCTGTTTTAAATAAGTTAAATTAATGAAAAAATTAACCCTTGTTCACGATTACATATTTCCAACTTTTGCTTTACCTAACGCACTTAATCCACAATTTGGGATTATAAATTATGTATTGAGTCAATATAACAGCAAAGTACACTATAGTACTTTTTTGGAAAATGATATTAGCGAGTTTCAAAAGTTATTTGATAATTCTTTTGGGTACAATCAAAATACAATATCGGGATTTATTTTAGAGGCGGATGTATATCAAAGCAAAATTCATTACGAATATCGAGATTTATATACAGCAACTCTAGAAGGTAAAAAGTTTGTATATCCTATTAAACCTAGCCCCACTCTTTTAAATTTCATTGGAATTAATAATCCCGGTAATAACAGCAATAAGGTAGCAGGAGATTTCTTTTGGAAATTTATATCACAAAAAGCTTTAACAGAAATAGAGAATAAGAGAGGTATAATTTTAATCGATTACTCTATGGAGCCTTTTATTTCACGAGAGTACCATATCTTATTACACAAATGCTTAGAAGATTCCGGAATAGATTCAGAATCCATTTATATAATGGTTAATAGCTTTAATGCTAAACAATTATATGAGGCTTGGTTTCCTATCGGACAGAGAAGATATAAGATTATTAATACTCCATTTTGTTTAGAGCATAGTTCTTATTATTACTTTCAAAGTATGGATCGAAATGAGAATAAAGTAATAACACTCGATAAATTTTTAAGTACAAGAGATCAATTAAGAGATAGTCATTTCTTAATGAAAATAAAAGCTCCAAAAGAACATCGATTAAAAACTTTAATTTGGCTTATTGATGAAGGATTTATTAATTTAGGGGATTGGTCTTTTGGTGGACAACAGAATTTCTCTCAAACATACCAGTATGAAGTAGCAACTGAAAATTTAAATTTAACAAATAAAATAAGAGTTAAAGAAGTATTAGATAAAGGACCTCATAATTTAAAAAGCGAAAATAACCTTCCTTTAAGCGTTATAAACGCATGGACGGACGAAGACTGTATTCCCCATTTGACTTCTTATTTTGATATATGCTTTGAGTCTTTTTTTTATGATGAAAGCGAAGCAATCTCTTTAACAGAAAAGGTTTTTAAACCTATAATAAATTTTCAACCATTTATCTATGTTGCTACGAGAGGTAGTCTACAAGTATTAAGAGATTTGGGATTCAAAACCTTTGAACCTTTTATAGACGAATCTTACGATCAGGAGTTAGATAATGATAAGCGATTACGTATGTGTTATGAGCAGGTAAAACGACTATGTTTAATGACAAAACAAGAGATTCATGAATGGTATTGGAAAATGCAAGACATCCTAGTATATAATCACCAACATCTCTTAAATATCCATAAAAATAAGATGATAACTGAAACCGCTATGGAGGAACTATATGAAAAGCTTAAATAACATACTAAGCAACGATATCATTTCATATCCTCAGTATGCAAATAAGACGTTAAGCACTCTAGCTAGTGATAATAGCGGTCTAATAACATACGAAATGAACGAATACGGTTATAGAACCTCTAAAACTGTAAGAGAAGTACCTCAATACAACGTACTGACGTTAGGATGTTCTTGGACAATGGGAATAGGTGTAGATAATAATTTAATCTGGCCTACTTTAATGGGAGACAGGCTAGGAAGAATGCATAATTACGGAATGTACGGAGTGTCTACTTCTTTTATTACTAAAACCCTCTATAAATTTCTTAATTCTATAAAAACACCGGATATAGTCTTAATAATGTGGCCCGGGTTTTCTAGAAGGGATTATATAACAGAGACAGGGGAATTTCGAAAGATAGGAGGCTTTAGAACAGCTACTAACAAAGACCCGGTTTGGCGCAATAACGAAGAGGATTTATTGTTTTTACAGCTTAGGAACGACAATCAAGACTTAATGGAATTCTGGGAAGCATATCAATTCGTAGAGAGTCTTTCTAAATTATACAGAATAAAGACTTTCCATACTGTAGCAGGATATTATTACGAAATTTATAAAAAATTAAAGCCAAAGTTGGAAAATACAATTAATTACCGTACATTTTACGAACCTAGAGACTGTTATCAAAACGATCACAAGGCCGCAGACCAGCAACATCCGGGAGAGGCATGGCATAAAGCCTTTGCTGACGGATTTTACGGTTTTATAAAAGATAAAATATGAAAGTAGTACATAAACCCTGGGGAAAAGAAGAATGGTTAGAATTAAATGATGCTTATTGCTATAAGCGCATTTATATTAACGCTGGCTACAAGACTAGCTACCAATATCACCAGTTTAAAAGAGAAACCAACTACATTATATCTGGTACTGCAGAAATATGGCTTGAAAATGAAGAGGGAGTTGTTGAAAAGAAGTTAATGAAAGCGGGAGAATATTTTAATGTAGCACCTCCTAGAAAACATAGAGTGATAGCTATAACAGACATTATTTTACAAGAAGTATCTACACCTCATGTAGATGATGTTATAAGAATTGACGATGAGTTTAATAGAGCAGACGGGAAGATTGAAACTGAACATAAAACTCCTGCTGTCTTTATAGTAGCTGCAGGATTAGGTAGTCGATTAGGAGATTTAACTAAGAACGTTAATAAGGCCATGCTCCCTATTAATAATAAAGCTATTATATCCTATGTAATAGAAAAATTTCCTAAAGATTATGAGTTTATTATAGCTCTAGGGTATAAAGGAGACGAATTAAAGCAATATTGCCAATTAGCTTATCCAGATTATCTCTTTAAGTTTGTTACTATAGATAATTACCAAGAAAAAGACTCAGGACCCGGTTATTCAGCTTTAAAATGTAAAGATTATTTACAAAGACCTTTTTATTTTGCAGTAGCTGACTGTATTATTACTTCAAAAATGCCTCACATAGACGGTAATTGGCTGGGCATCTATCCAACAGCATATCCTGAAAAGTATTCTACTGTTGAATTAGATAAAGAAAACAATATTTTAAACTTTACTAATAAAAATATTGATGGATATCAAAATGCTTTCATCGGACTAGCTAGTATTTGGGATTATAAGATATTCTGGAGTGAATTAGAAGCTAATATAGAAAATGGAGAGGTTGTAGCTGCATTTAAACATACAGACAAATACCCTAACTTTAAAGCTAAGCAATTAGAATGGTTAGATACCGGTAACTTGGATGATTTAAATAAAACTAAGCAATATTTTAATGAAACTCCTTTATCTTTATATAAAGTTACAGATGAAATTACTTATAAAGTAAATAGCTTCCTTAAGTTTAGTCCTAATACTGTTTTTATAGGTAATAAAGCTAAAAGAGCAAAAATACTTACAGATTTAATCCCTTATGAAGTTGTTTCTACAGATAATTTTATAAAGTACGATTGGATGCAAGGAAATACCTTGTATCAACACGATTCTCTCTATCTCTATTTAGACTTCTTAAATACTTTTAAAACAAATATTAGTAAGAGTAAAATCTATCAAGGTAGCAAAGAAGTATTTGATGAGTTTTACATAACAAAGACAAATAAAAGAGTAGCTGCTTTTAAACAAAGGTTTGGTTCAGAGTATCTTACTCAGAGATTTACTATAAACAGTAAACAACACGAAGATTTAGCAACTATTCTTAATAGTATAGAAATAAGTCAATTTTATAACAACCCTATGTATGATTTATTTCACGGGGACTTACAATTTGATAATATCTTATATAATTTATCATTTAAAAAATTTATATACATTGACTGGAGAGATTCTTTTGGGGATTCTACAGAAGGAGGGGATATCTACTACGATTTAGCAAAATTATACGGAGGAAGTATCATACCCTATAACTTAATGAAGAAAGAAGATTCTATAATTTACGAAGAAGGCTCTACAGAAGTAAATTATTCATATAACGTATCTACTCAACTTACAGACTTTAGAATAGCATACGAAAAATGGATTGTAGAGAATAATTTCGATTTAAACAAAGTAAAACTAATAACCGCTATAATATTTTTAAATATGTCTCCTTTACACGATGACAAATTTGGAAAGATGTTATGGTTCAAATCAATTGAACTACTAAGTGAACACTATAAATAAAGATACTAAGATATACGGTTCATTTTCCTCTAATCCAGGAAATAACGGCTGCATATACTTCAATAGTAGGTTTGAAGCAGATAGTATAAATGCTATTTACAAATCTTTTTATTCAGACGATATAAAAAAATCAGTTATAGCAGCTAAAGTATTAAACTTTAGTGGTTTTGCTATTAGTATGCCTTTTAAAGAAGAGGTATTAAATCTTGTCGATATAATAGATCCCGCAGCTAAGGAAATTAGCGCTGCTAATACAGTTATAAACAACAATGGCTTTCTAAAAGCTTTTAATACTGATTGGATGGGAGTTTATAACTTTTTTAAAGATGCAAACTTAAAACACGTTAATATCATAGGTACCGGTGGCTTTGCAAAGGCAATAGTATATGCTTTCGATAAGTTAGGTATGACTTTTTCAATAGTAACTAGATCAGAAATTTCCAGTATAGATGAAGTGAGCGATCAGTACTTTATAAATGCAACTCCAATTGAAATTAAGTCGGAAAAGAATACTATTTTTGATGGCAGACCTTTTACCGGCGTAGGAAGAGTAATAGCAGAGTTACAAGCTGAAGAACAATATAAACTCTATATAAATGCCTAAGTACTTTATTTGTCCAATGTCTAAGAACATCGTAGATGCTGTTTGCGAGTTAGACCCTAACGTTTTTGGATTTACAGTAACTAGACGTCAAGTAGATTACGACGGTGGATATGTTAATGGATGGAATACAAAAAGCTTTTATGAGTATGTTAAGAATAAGAATAGTAGTATTGTATTAGAAAGAGATCACGGAGGGCCTTCTCAAGGGATAGTTGAGGATAACGGACTTGTTTCTTATAGAGAAGATTTAAATTACTTTGATATAATACATCTTGACCCTTGGAAGCAAGTTAAGTCTATTTCGGAAGGATTAAACTTAACCACTACTACTATGTTAGAGTTATATCAACATAATCCTAAAGTAAAGTATGAAGTATTGACCGAAGCTGCTATTAAGCAGTTTAACTCTAAAGAATACAAAACTATACTTTTAGATCTCAGGTTTTTTTCTGCAGAAGCATTTAATAATATAGAGTATGTAGTAGTACAGTCTGGAGTTAAGATAGACTTAGTAAGTAGAAAGAATACAAATAAGTTTTTAACAGAGCCTTTAGCTACTATGATTAAGGTATGTAAAGAGTATGGAAAAAAGACTAAGGAACATAACGGTGATTACTTATCAAAAGAAGAAAGAGAGTTAAGATTCCATGCTGGAATAGATGCTATTAACATAGGACCTGAATTAGCACAGCTTGAAACAGAAATTTATTTAGAGCATATGACTGAATCAGAGAAAAATAGTTTCTACGAGGTGTGTTTAGCTTCTGAAAAGTGGAAAAGATGGGTAACACCTGAATTTAATTTGAGCGATAAAGATATGGTGATTAAAGTATGCGGCCACTACAATTATGATAAGCTACCTTTAAGAGAAGGTATAAACGACATTATTAAAGACACAATAAAATATAGATTAAATGGATATTAGACCTAAGACGATATTTTGCGATATAGACGGAACATTACTCGAGCACTTCCCCCCAGGAGAGAGTTTTTACGGCTTTAAACCTAAAGTATTACCCGGTACTGTAGAGAAGTTATTGGAATGGGACAAAAAAGGTTATAATATTATCCTAACAACTGGTAGAAGAGAATCTATGAGAAAGTTTACTGAAGAACAGTTAGAATTAGCAGGAATATTCTACGATCAGCTGATCATGGGAATAGGAGGAGGCGTTAGGGTATTACTTAACGACCTTAAACCGGGAAGTGACGAAGAAACAGCAGTAGCAATTAATTTAAAACGAGATGAAGGAATAAGTAAAATAGAAATATAATGAAAAACAGAAAGTATTTACCAACTCTAAGTGAATTAGTCGATAGACTAAGTATTGTTCAGTTAAAAGAAGTTTTTATACCCGAACACAAGACAGAATATGCTCAAGAAATTCAAGATATCATTCACGATGTTCAATTAGCACTCGATGAGCAAAATGGAGTAATAACAGCTGAAACTATTAGAGCAATTATAGTTCTTGCACAGATGAATTTACATATCTGGCATAACGAATCAAATGTACGTAAAGGAATTAAAGACGGTAATACTTTAGAGTTAACTCATGGACTCAACGGTATTCGTAATACAGCTAAGAATAAAATTCAAGAAGTTGCTGGAGGTAGAAAAGATTATAAGATCGATTGTTTAGCAGCTGATATGCAAGTTTGGGAAGTTAGTTGGAATAATAAAACTCCGGATACTCAACAATAAGGTTTATACCTCCTTGAATAGCATATTCATAAGCTTTTTCTACATCTTGTGGAGATCTACAGTCATGAAATTCTATATTAGGGCACATAGATTTAAATTCGTTGAAATAATTTCCTTTATGCTGATGTCCAGGATCTAAGGGATTAGTACTTCCTTTTCCAACCCTAATAATCATATCAACATTCCAATTACCCATTAATCCTAATTTATCAACGTGATTAACTAACTGGTTTGTTGCACATATAAGAAAGTCCCATCTAGGATAGAAAGTAATAACAAACCTACCTGCCATAGCAAGACCTAGACTCATACCCATTTGAGATTCTTCCATTACAGGTACTTCTATCATTTTTGATTTAGGAACATCTCCTAAAGTAGTACTCATAGGATTACCGGGATACAGTATTTGCTGTCCTATAAAAGTAGAGTATTCGTATTGTCCTAATTTACCCATTGCTTTTGTTAAAGCATCTTTGTAGGGTGTATGTTGAGGTGTATTCATCGTTTTAAAAATGTTCGTCCACTATTTACTTTCTTTCTCCAATGATTTAATAGATCAAGCATCGTAGTTTCATAAGGTATTTCTGGCTTCCATCCTGTATGGGCTCTAAATTTAGTAGTATCTGGTATTTGTAAATCAGCATCTATAGGTCTAAGCCTTCCTTTATCTGTAATAACTTCTATATTGGTTGCAGTAGATGCATTAATTAAAAATTGTAAAGTGTCCTCAACAGTACAAGTAAAGCTACCACCAATATTATAGTATTCACCTGAAGTAGGATTGATAGTTAAGAGCATGTAGTAAGCTCTAACAGCATCTCTTACATCAGCATATGTTCTTAAAGATTGTAAATTACCAACATAAATTTTAGGTTCTTGTATACCTGCTTCAATCATTGCTATTTGCTTTGCAAAAGTCGATTCATGAAATACATCACCACGTCTAGGACCGGTGTGGGTAAACATACGTGTCGTCATTATAGTCATTCCATAAGCTTGAGCATAATGTCTGCCTAATAAATCAACACCACACTTTGAAATAGCATACGGAGATGCAGGATGTATTGAACAATCTTCATTTATAGGTAGCTTTTCTTTCGGTACTCTACCAAATATCTCACTAGAAGAACAAACATGTATATTTGCATTTTTATATTCTGAATTTTTTAATGCTTCAAGTACATTAGTAGTACCTATAATATTTGCCTGTAAAGTCTCTACCGGCGATATAAAGCTTGCTTGGGGATAAGACTGGCCAGCTAAATGAAATACATACTTTGGTTTTGATACCTCTACAGCCTTTATTAAAGAAGATAGATCTGTCAAGTCGCCATATACAAGTTTAACTCTATCTCCCTCGTTAATTACTTTAGATAAGTGCTCTATGTTTTCTAAATTGTCATTCCATCTTAAAAAGCCATAAATTTTCCAATCTGTATTCTTTAAAAGAAAGTCGGTTAAATGAGAACCCACCATTCCTGTTATCCCTGTTATTAAAACATTATCCATTTTCCTGTTCCGTAGTGCGGCCACTGTTTTTCGTATTTATAATAAATTACATTATCTGGTATTGGTTTCTTACTATTCCAAGTTTCAAATGTTGGTGTGTTTGTAGATACACCGTTATCTTCTACTACAAACTGAATTGGTAAATTATAATTTGTAGCGTATTTATGCATTTCATAAAAAATCCCTGTCTCAAATGCCATATCTCCTATAAAACACCAAACTTTATCAGTACTATTATCGGCTTTAAGCTGCATTGCAACACCAACAGCAATCGGAATAATACCGCCAACTATTGCTGATGAATAAAATTTATGTTCTTTATTTACAATCGTAATGGATTTTCCATCCAATATTTCTTTCTCTAGCCAAGAAGGATCTACACCTTTAAGTAATGCATGATAATGAGATCTCCAAGTCGAAAATACCCAATCTCCACTTTTTACTTTCCCGAAAATTTCTACTAATTCCCTTTCATTACCGCCGCTTAAGTGAATAGGACCTCTTATCTTACCTGCTTCCCACAGATCAGCTATTTTTCTTTCAAATGTAATTAATGTATCTATCATTTATCTTTTTTCTGTAAAATTGGATTATCAGTAGGCCACTCTATTTGAAACTCAGGATCATTCCATTTAACTATTTCGTGATCAACTGAATCAACACACTCACCTTTATAAAATAAGTTATAATGAAAAATACAGTCAGTTAATGCGTAATGACCATTAGCAAAACCGGGCGGTACTAAGATTTGATCTCTACTCTTTTCAGTTAAAATAAATGATTCCCATTCTCCATAGGTAAAAGAATCTCGTCTCATATCAAGAACTACTAAGTACAAATCTCCTGCAAGCGCTTGAATTAACTTCCACGTTTTATTATCGTAATGGAGGCCTCTTAAAACACCTTTGTAAGATTTAGAGAATTTATTATGAATGTTTAATTCCTCTTTGTTAAAAGGAAGATATTTCATTACAGGATGCTCTTCTGAATGAAAAGTGGTGAAAATTTCACCTCTATACTCCCTATAAATACTAGGAGTAAACTTAGGTACTTGATAACGAAACCTTAATGATGGAGTTTCTATAAATTTATTCCATTTATCATTCATTTGCAACTTATTTCTGTTTATAAATATTTATAATCATAAAATTAACGAATTATGGTCGGATTAACTAAGAACGGTGTAAAAGTTCCGTATATATCTTTAGATAGCTTTGTCAATCAAGAGATGTTTGCAGCAGCAAAGCAAGAATTACTTGCAAGCACAGATACGGAATTTATAGGTTATAATTCAGACGACTGGCAAGATGAAAGCTTTCAAGCAAGACAGGCAGCTGCATTTCCACTAACTACTGCTTTTATTGCAACATTTCATGCAAATCAGTTTGCTTATAACATTAGAATCGAAGACGTAAATCGCGGTCCAGTTATACACCAAGATTTAGCTCCATTTCCTTGTGCACCTTGGAAAGATTTAATTCCACATTACAAGATGGCGTTATGGCATCAAAACAGCTCCACAAAAAATTCAATAAAACAATTACGTGTATCTGATAGCAACGGACTAAGCTTTGACAACGATGCTTGGTTAAAAGCTGAATATCCGGACACTTATGAATACGAAGTAAAGAGAGCATACAAGCTTCACATGATAATTTCTGATACAAAATCACTTTATGTCTATGATAACGTTGACGACACAATCTACGACATAACTTCTAGTGTTTCAGTATTTAATGCCAGAGATTTTCACGACACACGTTATCAAAGCTCCGGTATTAGTATTCAATTCCCTATGAATCCTTACCAACTTTCAGATGAAATAGTGAATTATTTGGAAGTTTAATAGAATACTCCTATTTTTATACAAAGAATCTGTTATGAAAAAACTAATAAAGTGGTTTAAAGACAAATGGGAAGAGCGTAAGCGCAAAAAGCGATTTAAGAAGAAAATCGAAGAGTTAAAAAAGCGTGATCCATTTATCTATAACCACTAATGAACGTACTAGGAATATCAGCATATTATCACGATTCGGCTGCTTGTCTATTTCAGGACGGAAAACTCGTGTTTGCATGTGAAGAAGAGAAATTCACAGGAATAAAGCATGATTCTTCTTTCCCTATCAATGCAATACAGTATATTAAGGATACTTACACCGATAAGTTCGATGTAGTATGTTATTACGAAAAGCCGCATTTAAAATTACTAAGAGCTTTAAAGCATAATTGGAGATCTGTACCTAGAACCTTGTGGACAGGTATTAAAGTATGGTTTAAACTAAAGAAGCTTAGCGATACCGTGTTTTTTTCTGAACACCACATGTCTCATTTAATGTATGCTTACAACAGTTCTCCCTTTGCAGATGCAACTTTAGTTAGTATTGACGGAGTAGGTGAAGAAGAAACGTTAAAAATAGTAAGAGTAGTAAACGGAGAGTTTATTCCTGAACTTACTGTTAAGTATCCTCACTCTCTAGGACTATTATACTCTGCTATCACTGCCTATTTAGGTTTTAAACCAAACGAAGGTGAATATAAGGTAATGGGACTCGCTTCTTACGGAGATCCGACAAAGTATAAAGGTAAGTTTAGAAAATTACTGAACTATAAGAGAGGATTACACGTAGATATGAAGTACTTTACGTGGGATAGTAGTAATAAAGTAATGTTTAGTCATCATTTAATAGAACTATTAGGGGACAACAGGCTTCCTGACGAGCCGATAGAGCAAAGACATAAAGATATTGCAGCATCTCTTCAATGGATCTACGAAAAAGCATTATTTCACTTTTTAAACCTATATCCGGGGGAAAACTTATGTTTAAGCGGAGGATGTGCCTATAACGGTACTGCAAACGGTAAGATAAAGGAAAATACCCCTTATAAGAATATCTGGATACCTGTTGCACCTTCAGATGCAGGTTCTTGCATTGGCGCTTGTACTAATTTTGTACATCACCGTATAAAACAAGATCCTTTCTTAGGTCCAGAGTACGAATTTACAACGTGCAACACAAAAATGCTAGATTTAAATGTTATAGCAAAGGAATTACACAAAGGAAAGGTAGTAGGCTGGTATGAAGGTAGAATTGAGTTTGGTGCACGTGCATTAGGACATAGGAGTATATTAGCTAGCCCGACTATACCAGGAATGCAAGATCGAATAAACAAGCTTATTAAGAAGCGAGAGATGTTTAGGCCTTTTGCACCAATGGTTACTCAGTTTGCACAAAGCACTTACTTTGAATCATACGATTTCATTCCTTATATGAATCAAGTCGTTAAAGTAAGAGAAGAATACAGAGACAAGTTAAAAGCAATAACGCATGTAGATGGAACAGCTAGAATACAAACAGTATATGATCGTAAAGGTAATATGTACAAATTATTAACACGCTTTGAAAAGTTAAGCGGGTATCCAATTTTACTTAACACCTCATTTAATATCAAAGATAAGACCATGATATTAACCCCAGAAGATGCTTTAAAAACTTTTTTAGAAACAGACATAGACATATTAGTAATAAACAATCAAATGTTTTTTAAATAAAAATTATGAGCGATTTAAGTACAGATTTTTTGGTAAATAATTTTTACAATAAGAAAATAAATTTTTTCAACATTGGATGTTCCGACTTAGGTGATACAATTGACTTTAAAAATCATTTACCAAACGCAGAATTTTATGCATTCGAATGTAATGAAAAATTTAAAGAAAGTAATAGCATAACAGCAGCTGACCATGGAATAAATTACTTTCATTATGCACTATCTGATACTGAAGGTGAAATAATATTTTATCCATCCGATACACTCAATGGTCAAAAAAATTGGAACATATCTAGTAGCACATTAAAACCAATTCCAACTGAGTATTTTAATTTGACGTACGGAAAACCCTACTTTGTTCAAAGCATAATTCTAAATAAATTCTGCGATGAAAATAATGTCTCACCAGACTTCATACATATTGATGCTGAAGGCGCAGAATATAAGATATTGAGTAAACTAGGCAACTACAGACCAGCATGCATTTGGTCAGAAATCTGCGCATTTGATATTTTCTATGAGTCAGGCACTTCGTATGAAGACTTCGATAACTTGTTATATGGGTATGGATACACTAAACTATTCAGTAGCAATAACGACGCATTATATATTCACAATAGCTTTAAGGTGAAAGATAATAAGTATATTTAAATGGAATTCAAAACCTACTGCATTTCCTTAGAATTAGATAAGGATAGAAGAATATGGATGAAATCTATAAAAGATAGAATCGGATTAGAGTTTGATTTTTTTAATGCAGTAGAACCAAAGGATGTTACAGTAGAATTAGAAAAAAAATATTTTGTTGATGATTTTTTGATCGAATGGGACTTTAGCCAAAAAGCAACTATGGCAACATTTCTATCACATCTGTCATTAATTAAATTATCAGCTGAATCTAGAAGTAATATACTAATAATAGAGGATGATATCGATATGGTTAATAGTTTTGATTGGAGGAGTGTGGACTTTAGAGAGTTTGACCTTTATAACTTAGGAGTAGAGGGTAGCTGTTATTCATATTTTATATCTTATCAAGGCGCTATTAAGTTACTAGACTATTTTAATAATAGGAAAATAAAATTTCCTTACGATTATGAGTTATCTATTATAAATGGGAAAAAGATAAGAATGAAAAGTAGTGAACAAAATATTTTTACACAATTAGAGACATTCAAATCAAATATAGCACCAAATGGATATGTACTTAAAAAAAATAAATTAATATAAATGAGAGATTTAAAAAATTACATATGCACAGCTCCGTTTGTAAATATTGAAATTCACAATCAGGCTATCTTCATGTGTTGTCCCACCTGGTTACCCAACAACATATCTCCAGATATGAAAAAGCCATTAGATGAAGTTTGGAATTCTGAGGAAGCTAAAGAAATAAGAAAATCAATTCACGATGGCTCTTACAAGTATTGTGATAAAAAGCAATGTCCTTTTTTATCAGAATTAATAAACGATAAGAAATTAAATAATGTAAATCCAATAGTTGAAAGAAAGGATACACCAAGCTATATAACCGATAACTATAATATCGAAACTGGAGAGATGAATGTTGGTCCTTCTGTTATCCAATTTGCATTTGATAGAACTTGTAATTATAAATGTCCATCATGTCGAGTTGACTTAATTGTTGAAAACTCAAAAGGTATTGAAAGAGTAAAAGCTACCCTTTTAGAAATAGAAACTAAGTTCGCAAAGAATTTATCCACAATGTTTATTACTGGAAGTGGTGATCCATTCGTATCAGTTGGCTTTAGAGATTTTTTACGAACGTTTGACCCTAAGAAGTATCCAAAGTTAAAGAACATACACTTACACACTAATGCGTCAATGTGGAACGAAAAGATGTGGGATAGCATGAAAAATGTTTGGCCGTATGTTAAGAGCTGTGAGATAAGTATAGATGCAGGTACCAGAGACACTTATGAAAATAAGACACGTTTAGGAGGTAATTGGGATAACTTAATTGATAACTTACGTTTCATAGCAAAGATACCTGTATTAAAGTATATTAAGACTTCTTTTGTAGTGCAAGATAGTAATTATGGTGAAATGGAAATATTTTTGAAGCTAATGAAATCAATCTTTGGCAAAAAAGTTCATGTGTTTTTTGGTAAGATAAACAACTGGGATACTTTTACCGAAGGAGAATTTAAACTTAAGAAAGTATGGGATGTTAATCATCCTGAACACGATCTTTTTAAAAAAGAGTTTAATAAAGTTTGGAGAGATACACAAGTGTTTCATAACATGTACGAATTTATTGAAATAAAAAAGGAGATTATATAAATGAAAGTTGATTTAAAAAACTATGTGTGTACAGCACCTTTTAGATTTCTACACATACATGAAGAAAATCAATATTTCCTCTGTATTCCTGAGTGGCTAATTAAAAGAAATCCTGAAAACCAACCTTTAAGTGAGATTTGGAACTCAGAAGATTCTTTAGAGTCAAGAAGATCGGTAATGGATGGGTCATACAGACATTGTGATGCTACTCAATGTCCATACCTATCATATCTATTGAAGTTTAATGAAGTAGATCCTAAAGGCCCAATTTACCACAAGGACGACCTACCAAATAAGTTTAAAGAGAAGTTTATTAATCAAGACCCTTATATGGAAGTAGGTCCTGAAAAAATAGAACATAATTTCGACAAGAGCTGTAATTATAAATGTCCTTCTTGTAGAAAAGAGACCTATAAAGCTACTCCAGAAAATTTAATAGAGATAGAAGACACTATGACAGAGATGAAAAGACTGTTTTCAAAGGATGCTAAGACACTATACTTCACTGCATCTGGAGATCCCTTCGTTTCTAACACATTCAGAGCTTTCTTACAAAACTTTAACAAGGATGAATACCCAAAACTTAAGAGTATTCACTTGCATACTAATGCATCTATGTGGAACGAGAAGATGTGGAACACTATGCCGAATATTCACAAGTATGTAAAGACCTGTGAGATCAGTATTGACGCTGCAACTAAAGAAACCTATGAAAATAAAACTAGATTAAACGGTAATTGGGATAATTTAATCAAAAACCTTAAATTTATTAGTACAATTCCGAGTTTAGAAGAGGTAAGAACGTCATTTGTAGTTCAACAAGCTAATTATAAAGAAATGAGGATGTTTGCTGACTTAATTAAAGGAATATTCGGTAAAAAAGCATCTGTTTTATTCATTAAAATTAATAACTGGGGAACATTTAACTGTAATCAATACGAATTCGTTAAAGTCTGGGATCCAATACATCCTGAATACAGTGATTTTATTGAAGAAGCTAAGAAGATATGGATTGAGCCGCAGGTATATCACAATTTACACGACGTAGTAGATATAACAAAGAAGATCGTATAGACATATATATACATAATTGACTTGAATATCTGAATTTAGTAGATATTTATATAAAACTGGTAATTTTATGAAAGGAACTTTTTTTTCGGCTGATTTTGTTAGAGACCAAAACGACGATTTGCGCTTAATTGAGATAAATACTGATACTGGTATTATTGAATCTCAAAAATCTGTATTCGATTGGTCTGAATTTTTTAACGTATTAAACAATAATGCAATTACGGAATTGACCGTGGTGTATAAGCATAGTATTCAGTACCCTATTATTGAATCACTAAGAGAATCCCTAGAGAAAAGCGCTCCTTCTATTACACTAAATCCAATCTTGACTCCTGAAGATAGTATCTTTCCTCCAGCAATCGACGATAACGGTAGTACCTTTGTTTTAAGAATGGCGTACGATGAGACATCAATATTGGATTCTGAATACGCTAAAGGCACATTAAACTTATTAAAGTTATTTGCTGATGCAGGCGATTCTCAATCTACTGTTAATTTTTACCATTCATCTAACTTGAATGGAGACTACAATACACTTGATATTGACTTATTAAATCAAGGTAATATTCCGGATGTTATTGTAAAGTCAACAATTGAAGAACATAAATCACACGGCTTTTATAAAATAGGCCAATCCGAACTACCAATACAGAATAGACTTAATTCTTTCTTAGAAGAAATAAATGATCACAATTTAGTATTACAACAATACCACTACTCACCAGCTGCAGTTGAAAGTAATAATAATAAGGTTAGTTCAGTTCGTTCATTTCAAATCGTATACGGACCTAATCTAGATTTATGTACTGTTGCTGACTATGAAATTTTAGCCGTTCTTGATTTGCCGACTGAAGTTGGATTCGACGATAAATCATTAGTTAATAAAGTATCTAATAAACATTATTATGAGTTTGCAACAAACCATGTTAAAAATATTAGACATGGGTTTATTGGAGATACTGAAATTTTAGACGAAGAAGGTAACACTATTCAAATTAAAGACGTAAAGATAGGCGATAAATTTAAGTCTTACTCTATAGAAAGTGCTCCAAACACAGATGACGAGGCTATTATTAGAGACTGGTTAATAAGCGGTAACGTATTACCAGAAGGATCACATGAAACTATTTCAACTTTAGTTGATATCTATAGCGGCTTAACTTATACTAACGAAATGACCTCTATAAATTTTGGAGATGGTGAAGAGATAGTAATAGGAGGTGAGACGAGATTATTAGTATATAATAAAGAAACAAATACTATAAAATACCGAAGAGTTTTAGATATTAAGACCGGAGACTCAATTCTTTCAAGTAATGGTACTCTAGTTACTGTAAATTCAATTGAATTAGTAATTTTTGAAGAGCCTCAAACTGTTTATGCATTAAACCTTGAGGAAGAAGATAACTTTATATTAGCAACTAAGAATATTCACGGATTTAGTATGAGTACTTTCTTTACAATAGCTCATAATTGCTTTGCAGCAGGAACTCAAATTGAAATGGCTGATGGTTCTTTTAAAAACATTGAAGATATTGTTGAAGGAGATGTAGTAGCTTCATTTAATGAAACAACTAGAGAAGTTGAACCTAAAGCAGTTTCTAATCCTGTTCAAACTACTAAAGATAATATTATTAATCTCTATACTGCAGACAGTAAATCAATTACTTCAACTTTAGACCATCCATACTATAAAGCAGACCTTACATTAGCATCACGTGACGGCTCAACTACAGAAGGTAATAAACTAGAAGTAGGTAATTCATTATATACAAGAACCGGACAAGCAACAAGTATTGTAGAAATTTCAGAATTTAGCAGCATCTTATTACATACAAATCCAACTACAATGTATATCTTTACGGTAGCAGATAATCATAACTTCTTTGCAAACGGACTTTTAGTTCACAATAAATAATAATAACATGTCAGAGACTACATTAAATAAGATAGTATATAAAAAGGTAGATCAAGCAATTACTTTAGAAAGAGTAATGAAGCCTTTAAGTGATAAGCACAAGGCACAATCAAACAATATCATAAGCAAATTTATTACGTTACTAAAGGCATCACAAAGCTAATGGATTCTGAAAAATCGCTAATGTGGATTAACAAACGATTCGTGTGGCATAATTTAGATACAAGTTTCGGTAATAGGGTTGTGAATTGGGAGATAGCATATTATTTAAGAGAAACATTAGGAAAAGGTCATCGTATATTGATGGATCGAACAGAATGGCCTGAAGTTAGCAATGACTTTATTTTTCTACCTCACACATCCTTAGTACAAAACATAGATCAAAAAGTTATTAATATTCCTGACATTAAGGAAGTACGAGAAGACTTTTGCCATCATATGTATGCTGCAAAGCAATTAGCAGACTGTAACCACTTGACCTACACTTTTGATTTTAGCGGATTTAATGAAAGGGACGAACTTCTCACTTCTACCTTTCTAAACACACTACAGACTGAGTATCAAAATAAAGTACGTCCATTATCCCATATAAAAATAAAAAACTACTTAGTAGAAGACTATTTAAAAGATATTACTAAGGATGCAATAGGTATACATCTTAGAAGAGGCTCTGGCGTTGCATACGACAAAGATAAAATAGACATTGAATCGTCTAACATAAAAGAATCCTACCTTGATTTTAGGAGTAAAATTTATATATACAATCACGAAGGGTATCCTTATATCAATGATGAGGTTTATTTTAATATTATTGATAATTTTTTAAAAATAAATCCAAATCAAAAGTTCTACATTAGCACAGATTTACCTTTTTACTTAATTTCATATTACGTCGAAAAATACGGTAAGAATATTATTCTTAAAGAAACTATAATAGGTAAGATTAAAGAACTCCTTACTCTATCTGGAGATATTATCGATACTGATGAGAAAGAGCTTACAATATGTAATATGGTTGATTTATTTGCTTTAAGTTTTTGTAAATTCTTAATAAAGTCAAATACCTCAACATGGAGTCTATTTGCCGAAGAATACAGAAAGCAGTCCTCAGTAATCTCAGAAGAGAAGTGGGATACTATCCTAGAACAGTATAATAGCTTTAAAAATAGTACTAAAATCAACATAAACACTAAAAAACTCATATAAACAGTTTGATAATATTGTTAAAAAGGTTATATTACAGTTTATGGACATGTATTCTACATATAAAGGCAAATACAAAGCACAGCAGCAATTTAATGCTTGGGGTGTCTTTGAGAAGTTCCTATTAGAAGAGCCTTTTGATTTAATTGTAGAGATTGGAACTGCAGTAGGTGGTTTTGTTGAATTTTTATATGATTTTAAAGCTGAACACAGTCTAAGCTATAAGCTGATGTCGTTTGATATCGAAGATCCTCATAGTACTCATAATAACTTAATTAGTAAAGGTATTGATATAAACCATATTAATATTTTTGAGTACGACTTACAGAGTTTAATACAGAACCACGGTAGAATCCTATTACTATGCGATGGTGGAGATAAACCGAAAGAGTTTAACACTTTTTCAGCATTCTTAAAAGAAGGAGATGTTATAATGGCACACGACTACGTCTCTAATTTTACAATATTCGGACAGGAGTTTTATAATAAGAAATGGAATTGGTTGGAAATTCAAGATGAAGATATAGAAGAATGTTCAATTAGAAATTCATTAGTACCGTACAACTTTGAAGCATTTGCTGATGTTTCCTGGGTATGTAAAATTAAAAGAGGTTAAGTATGAATATAGAATTTGAAGAAAATGGATATATTACTTTTAGCAATAAATTAACTCCTGAATTTTTAGATACAGCAAGAGAGATTACTTTAGATTATAGGAATAGGACTATTAATGAAAATTTAATAGGACAGCCTCGTCCGTTTGGTCTTATGAAATACTGGACAGGCTTAGATGTCGCTAGTACCGAGTACGATAAACTGTTTGAATTCTACACTTCTGATTTAATGTACGACATAGCAAGTGAACTGTTAGATACTGATGAAATTTATTTATTTAACGATCAAATAGTAGTTAAACTACCTAACGATAATTTCACTTTTGATCCTCATAGTGATAATGGATATGGACCTAATCCACAAATGGCTTCTGAAGGCTGGTACCGAAGCATAACTTGTTGTTGGGTATTAGATGACTTTACAGATGAAAATGGTCCTGTTAGGTTACTAAATAAAAAAACAGGAGAGTATGTAACCGCTTACTCAAAAGCAGGAGATATTATTGTTTGGGATGGAGAAACGCTACACTACTCAGAAGAGAATAAATCTGATAAACCAAGGAGAGTTTGGCTGCAGGTCTATACAACACAAGATATAACAGTATTACATTCAGACTTTAAGAACTTTTACTCACAGCGATTTGTAAAAGGTAATAACCTTAATCAATTAAAAGATGGAACAAGTAAAACTATTTGATAACGAAATCTATAAGCTTGAGTATGATTTTAAATGGGATTTAATAAAAGAATTTTGTCATCAATACCATTTAGAATACGATGATGTTTACGGTAGATATGGTGCAAATTTTAAACCACACAAAGTCGATATGTTTAAAGGTTACTATGATTATCTTGAACCTCTCTACAAGAAAATTATAACCGAAAAATGGGGACTACCAAACAATCATGAATACTATATTGAAGATTCCTGGTTAAGGTCGTCATCTTACGGTGAAAGTAAATTAGAGCATAACCACGGGGACGTTGTTGCTGTTATTTGTGCCTATATTAGAATACCTGAAAATTCCGAAGTATTAGAAGTTAAAAATCCAAGCTACGACTCCTACAAGTTTGTACCTTTTCAAGATGAAAGTTGGAGTTGGAAAAGAGTACCGGTAAAAGAAAACGATGTAGTTGTTATGCCAGGTTGGTACCTTCATAGAACACAGGAGAATAAATCACAAGATGTGAGATTTATGATTGCAACTAATATTGGAATTAAAATAAAAAAAAAACTAGTATGATAAAATTACATTTAGGTTGCGGAAAAAAAGATTTTGGTCCGGAATGGACACATATAGACGGCGGAGATTTTCCTCATTTACATTCTCACGATATTACAAACATACCGTTTGAAGATAATACAGTAAGCTTAATTTATGCCTCGCATGTATTTGAGTATTTTGATAGAGAAGAAGCTGTTACAGTCCTAAATGAATGGCGTAGGGTCTTAAAACCTGGCGGCATATTAAGATTATCAGTTCCTGACTTCAAAAAAATAGTTAAACTATATACAAGTGATCATAGTATCAGTAAATTCCTAGGTCCTCTGTACGGTAAAATGCAAATGGGAGATAAGACAATCTACCATAAAACAATTTACGATTATAGTTCTTTAGACTTTTTATTAAGCCTTAATGGCTTCAGTAATATAAAGCTCTGGGACTGGAAACAAGTAGATCACGGTACTTTTGATGACTATTCACAAGCTTATATTCCACATATGGATAAAGAGAACGGTACTTTAATAAGCTTGAATATTGAATGTATTAAAATCTAAGGTTCTTATAAAAGTCTATATATTTATATAAAATAACAATAAAAGCACACATTATGACATTAGTAATCGTTATCATTGTAGCAGTAGCATTATTTGTTGCCTACAAATTAAACAAAACTAAGATCTCTCAAGTTATCGAAAAGGTAGAAGGTAAAGTTGAAGAGGTTAAAGAAGTAGTAAAGGAAGTAGAAACAGTAGTAGAAAAGGAAGCAAAAGTTGCTAAAACTTTAGCTAAAAAAGTTAAAAAGTAATTAAAATGAGTGAAAAAGTTACGTTAACACAAGAAGAACTTAAAGAGTTTCAAGGTCTTAGAGAAGAAATCTTTGAAAGCATTAGCGTTTTAGGTGATTTAACCTATAGAAAGACCCTTTTAGACTTTGAAATTGAAAATCTAAATACTGTCATCAAGCAAAACGCCCTTAAGGAAAAAACCTTATTAACAGGGTTTGGCACCAAGTACGGTAACGGTTCTATCGATGTAGAGACCGGCGTTATCACCCTAATACAATAAATTAGGTTTTGCCATCATTACCAGCTATTTATTATCAGAAATAAACACATAAAATGGCAGAAGCATTAATTAGTCCAGGCGTTTTCCTAAGAGAAAACGATCAATCTCAAATAACAACAGGCCCTATCACGGTAGGAGCAGCATTAATCGGCCCTACAGTAGTTGGTAGAAAAGATACTCCTACGTTAGTAACTTCTTATTCTGAGTATTCAGCTAAGTTCGGTACTACTTTCATTTCTGGAGGCAATACACAAGAATATTTAACTTCTCAAGCAGCTTATAATTACTTTCAACAAGGAGGTACTTCTCTGTTAGTAACAAGAGTAACAAGCGGTTCTTATACTGCTGCTACTTCTTCTACTGTAGTTAATAGTCTAGGATCTGCATCTTTTGAAATCGAAACAATATCAGTAGGTAATGTAATGAATAATAACCAAGGTGCTACAGGAGCAGTAAACGGAATTTTACCTTCTGGTTCTTCAAATAATATTAGATGGCAAATTACACAAGCTGATAGCGCTTCTGGATATTTTACTTTGTTAATTAGACAAGGTAATGACTATACTCAAAATCAATCAGTATTAGAAACTTGGACTAACTTATCTTTAGATCCAAATCAAAATAATTATATTGCTTACGTAATTGGAGATCAAGCACAAACTGTAAAATATGACGAAAGCGGTCAAGCTTACTTCCAAGTTACAGGTAGCTATCCTAATTTGTCTAACTACATTAGAATTTCTAACGTATTTACACCGACACCGAATTATTTAAATCCACAAGGTAGAGCTCAAGCACAATATACAGCTTCTATTCCCTTAAACGGTAGTGGATCTGCAAACGGTTCATTTGGTAACGCAACTGGTCCTTTATACGGTTCTTTTGGAACTGCTCCATTAAATTTATTCGAACAAATTCCTACAATACCTTCTGTAGCAAGCGATCCTACTACAAATATTCAAGGTGTATTTGCTAGTGATTACGATACAGCTATTAACTTATTAGCTAATAAAGATGCATATGCTTATAATTCAATTTATGCACCTGGCATCTCTACTCAAAATGCAACAAGTCAAGTTAGTGCTTTATTATCAACAGTACAAAATCGCGGTGATGCAATTGCAGTAGTAGATTTAGTTGGATATAATCAAACAATTAATTCAGTAACTCAAGCAGCTCAAACTTACGATAATTCATACGGAGCTACTTATTACCCATGGGTACAAACAAGATCTACTGAGACTGGTAGATTAAATTTCGTACCTGCTTCAACTGTAATTCCAGGGGTATATGAGTACAATGATAAAGTGTCAGCAGAATGGTTCGCACCAGCTGGTTTAAATAGAGGAGGTTTACCAACAGTAATTCAACCTGAAATCAGATTGACAGTTAACCAGAGAAATACTTTATATAGTTCTAAAGTTAATCCAATTGCAGTATTCCCAGGTCAAGGTACAGTAGTATACGGTCAAAAAACATTACAAGCTAAAGCTTCATCTTTAGATAGAGTAAATGTAAGACGTTTATTAATTGCACTTAAGAGTTACATTGGTCAAATTGCACAAACATTAGTATTCGAACAAAATACAACAGTAACTAGAAATAAATTTACATCTCAAGTTAATCCTTACTTAGAATATGTACAACAAAGACAAGGTTTGTATGCATTCAGAGTAGTAATGGATGAAACTAATAACACACCAGATGTAATTGATAGAAACTTACTTGTAGGTGCTATTTACTTACAACCAACTAGAACAGCTGAATACATCCAATTAGACTTTAACATCTTACCAACTGGAGTAACATTCGGTTAATAGAAACATAAAAAAACAACTTGATGAAAAATAATACGAAAGTTAGATTACATTTATCTAAGCAATTGTTTGAATCTCTTACAAAAGAGATTATTAAAGAAGCAAAAGCAAATGACGGATATACTGTAGCAGTTAAGCAACCTAAAATGCCTAAGCAATCTAAAGCTCAAGCTGCATCTCCTGAAGTTCAAAAGACTGATAAAGAGGCAACAATGGGTGAAATGGAGACTAGAGTAGCAGAAGAGGGTGCAGTAACTGAAAAGAAAGAAGGTTTACATAAAGTAATGTCTGATATCAAGGGCTTATCAAAACAAGACATGTATAAATTGCATGCTGCTTTAAGTAAGCACTTAGGTGATCAAGATTAATAAGTTTTACATTAGTAGATATTTATATAAAACATAGAATAAAATGCCAGTATTAGATCCAAATGAAATAATGTTTACGGCCTTTGAACCAACCGTTCAAAACCGTTTCATCATGTATATTGACGGTATCCCTTCATTTATGATCAAAAGTGCAACTGCACCAAACATCAACTTGAACGAAGTTAAAATCGACCATATCAACGTTTACCGTAAGATTAAAGGTAAGGCTGAGTGGCAAGATATGACTTTAAACTTATACAACCCAATCTCTCCTTCAGGCCAACAAGCCGTAATGGAGTGGATTCGTTTATCACATGAATCAGTAACTGGCCGTGATGGTTATTCTGACTTCTATAAGAAAGATTTAAATTTATCAATCTTAGGTCCAGTAGGCGATGTGGTTAGCGAGTGGATCATTAAAGGTGCATTCATTAAGACATCAAACTTCGGTTCATATGATTGGTCTAACCAAGATGCAATTACTATTGAGTTAACAATCGGACTTGACTATGCAATACTAAATTACTAGTACTGCGTACTAAATTTATACTTTTTAAAGACTCCTTACTATTTATTAGAAAGGAGTTTTTTTATGTTAAAAGAGTATTTTCAAATTATTCGAAAAGCCTTATCTGAAAGCAGAGTAAAAGGCGAAGTTTATTACGAAGCACATCATATTGTACCTAAAAGTTTTGATAAACAGTCTAGCACAGTACTGCTTACCCCGCAAGAACACTATGAATGCCATAGGATTTTAGCTGAAGTCTTTAAACACCATTTAAAGTATGGCCAAAAAATGCTATGGGCATTTCACAGGCTAGCTTATGATAAACAAAGAAAGCTAACAGCAGAAGAGTATGCAGAAGCTAGAATCTTATTAATGAATTTATGGACTCGTAGAAAAACAGAAGAGCATAAAGAAAAAATAGGAAAGGCTCAATTAGGAAATACTAACAACAAGTCAAGAGTATTTAAAGGAATGAAATCAGACATATCGAAAGAAGGTAGGCAAAAACTGGCCGAAGCTAGAATAAAAGACCAAACCGGTAAAGTTGGATTAGATGCTAAAGCAAGTAAAGGAGTAGTTATTTGCGAATACGAAGACGGAAGAAGTGTAGAAGCAGGAAGTGCATTACAATTAGCTAAAGTAATTAACATGCCGCCTAGCTCGCTAAGTGATAGACTTAGAAAATTTCCAGGTATAATGAAAAAAGGCTTTAAAATTTATTACAAGAAAAGTTAAACTCTAGATATTTATTGATATATAACTAAATTAAGATTATGGAACAAACAAAATTCAATCTCCCAACAGAGAACGTTGAACTACCATCTAAAGGATTACTATATCCAGTAGAAAACCCTCTATCGTCAGGTACTATCGAAATGAAGTACATGACAGCTAAAGAAGAAGATATTTTATCTAATCAAAACTACATACGTCAAGGAGTAGTATTTGATAAATTACTAAGCTCTTTAATTGTATCTAAAATTAACTACGACGATTTAACTATCGGGGACAAGAATGCTGTTTTAATTGCAGCACGTGTTTTAGGGTACGGTAAAGACTATCAGATTAAGTATGCACATCCAGTGACGGGCGAAGACGAAATAATTACCGTCGATCTTGCAGAAATTAAAAATAAAGAAGTAGATTATAGCCTTTTTAATAATGCTAATGAATTTACTTTTACATTACCGCAGTCTAAAAATGAAATAACTTTTAAAATTTTAACTCATAAAGACGAAAGACAAATTGAGGATGAATTAAAAGGACTTAAAAAAGTTAACTTATCTGCAGAAGTTACTACAAGATTAAAACAATCAGTTATTGCTGTAAACGGCAGTAGAGAAAAGAAAGATATTAGAGATTTTGTTGATAACTTCCTACTAGCCTCAGATGCTAAAGCATTAAGAGAGTATATGAGAACAGTATCTCCAGATTTAGATTTAACTTTTACTTTTGTCGGTTCTGACGGCTACACACAGGAGGGTGTAGATCTACCATTAGGAGTATCATTTTTTTATCCTACCGCCTGAATATAGAGCTGCTGTTTTCAAGCAAATTCACGAAATAGTATTTTACGGAAAAGGAGGTTTTGACTGGGAAACTGTATATAATATGCCAATTTGGCTTAGAAGGTATACATTCAATTCAATAAACGAATTTTACAAGAAAGAAAGAGAAGAATATGATGAAGCAGTAGGTAAAGGTAAGATGGTTACTGCAAATACACCAGTTACAAGACCTAATATACCTAAGCTAACAGATTCAACCCCAACCTATACGAGCAAAGTGTCTAGAAAATAGACACTTTTTTCTTTTGAACTATTTATATACATGGAACTACTTAAAAAATTTTATATGGCCGATCCTGCAGATAATGCAGGAGCAAGTAGTGAGAATATCAACAATACTCAAAAGCTTAAAGATACCTTTGTAGAAATCAAAGACACTTTGAAGTCTATCTCATTTATTTTAAGTCATGATATTAACGATCAAATTGATAACTGGGACACAGTCTCTAAAAAAATAGCTCAATCAACAACTAAAGACTTAGTAAAAGGCTTAGAAGCAGCAAGAAAAGTAGTAGGGGAAAGTGAAGCTATCCAACAAAACGTAGGCAAAAAGTTACTATCTCAATCTAAGATTGAATCTCAAATTGAAAAATTAAAAAACTCACAGTTAAGTATTAACAGTTCTCTTGCTTCTTTAGAAGCTCAGGGAGTTGAATCAGATTTAAAAAGAGAAGAGTTAACAGCTCAAATTACAGAAGATATACAAAGACAGCTAGATATCTTAAATAATCAACTTAAAACTGCAAAAGAAAATGAAAGAGCTTTAGGTAGGACAGGTCAAATTATGCAAAGTTTTACAAAAATTCCGATTGTTGGACAGTTACTTGATGCAAAAAGAGCAACCGAAGCGATGGAAAAAGCTGCTGCAGAAAATAACAGTAGGTGGAAAGTATTTCAAGTCGGAATTAAGGAAATGGGAGCAAGTCTAAAGGAAAGTTTAACAGATCCTTTAGTAATTGCAGCAGGTGCATTCAAATTAATAACTTCTGCAATTTCAGGCATAATAAGTTTATTTAAAACCGCTATACAGTTTGGCTTAAAATTCGACCAGAACACTTTTGATATAGCTAAAAATGTAGGAGTTACAGTAAATGAAGCATCTATTTTACAGAAGCAGTTTGTCGATATGGCAAACAGTTCTCAAAGTTTAGGTATTTCTTCCTCTCAACTAGCTAAAAATTATGCCGAGATTTCTAACAGCCTTGGTTTTATGGCCCCTACCAATAAAGAGTTTTTAGAGACAGCTACTTTAATTCAAAAAAGACTAGGTGCTTCAGCAGAAGATATGTCCGCACTTACACTTCAATCTACCCTTTCAGGAAAGACCTTAGAAGAAACGATGAGTACTTTAAATGTGAGTAGGAATATTGAAGGTGCACGAAATAGATTACTGTTATCGCAAAAGCAAATACTTGACGGTATTGCTAAAACAAGTGCTGCTGTACTAATTAATTTTAAAGGCGATGTTGGTGCATTAGGAGATGCTATTGTTAGAGCAACTAAATTAGGAACTACTTTAGATACTATCAACAAACAAGGCGAGACTTTGTTAGACTTTGAATCAAGCATAAGTAAAGAATTTGAAGCACAGTTACTAACAGGTAGAGACATTAACTTAACAAGGGCTAGAGAATTTGCACTTGCAGGTGATACTAAGAACTTAATGGAAGAGCTTAACAGACAAGGAGCTACTTATCAGCAGTTTATGGGTGAAAACGTTATCGCAAGACAAGCAGAAGCAGCGGCAGTAGGTTTAAGTGTAGAAGAGTACTCAAAGATACTATTAAAACAACAGCAGTCTAATAGATTAGGCGTACAACAGGGCCAGTCTTTAGAAGATAGATACGGAGAGTTAATGAAAACTGTTGAAGGTCAAAAATTAATTACAGAGCAGTTAACTGAACAAGAGCGAATAGATCTAAAAAAAGCCTCTATACAAGACAAGTTTCAATCAGCAATAGAAAAACTTCAAGATACTCTAGGTTCTATAGTTGCTGGACCATTAGCGCAATTAGTAGACGATATAACTAAATTTCTCTCTAAAAGCGAAAATGTTAAATCAATAGCAAATGGAATAAAAAGTATATTTAAAGGTATTGCAAGTGCAATTCAACATCTACCTCAAATACTAGGTGTAGCTATCGAAGCAATGAAAATACTCGCTTCTATAACTGCAGTACAAGCTGCAGCAGCAGTAACAGCCGGGTCTGCTTATGCAGGTCCAGCAGCTTTAGGTATAGGTATTGCAACTTACGGAGCTTTAACAGCATTAATGGGAGGAACTGGATTAGGAAAGTATAATTTTGCTGGAGGTGAAGGTGAAAGTATGACTGAGCCAATAAACCCAAATGTAACAGCTGCAAATTCTCAAGCAGCAGCAGCAAATGCAGAGCAAAGACCAATAGCACTAACCTTCCATCACACTACAGAGGTAGGGGCAGAAAAAATCACAGCTCCTGTTGTAAAAGAAATAATAAAGACACCAGGATATGGAAACAGTACAAAATAAATAATTATTATGGCATTACTAGGACAAATAAAGAAATCACAATTAAGTAAACAAGGACGAACTAATCCTACAGGTATTTTTGAAGGCACTCCTCAAAACGTAGCAACTGTTTTAAGAGGTTCTTCCGTACCTTTAGCTTCTTCTGTAATTCCTGTGTCACAAGTTCCCTTAGATGTTACCTATAATTCAAAGCCGCAACCTACATACCTTGATTATTTAAAATCCGCTAATAAATCATAGAATGCCTCTTATAAACTTTAAAACTAATTTTACTAATCTAAGATTTGGCATGGATCAACCTGGAGGTGGTGATAGCGGTCAACCATTTATCCAAAATCCTATTGAGAATGCTAATACCCCTGCGGAGACTAAGAGGTTTTATGAACTTAATAGAACTAGCTTAGATTTCCCAATAAGAGGGGGAGCGTTAAGCTCTCTAGATAATGGAACCTATACTACACAGGCGGCAGTGATAGATACTGAACGTATTAAAAAGTTTTTTAAGAGTGCACCACTTGGAGATGCTTTTATTAATAAACAAAAAGGATTACAGTTAACTAATCCGCTAACACAGGTACCTAATTCACTACAATTTATAGGTGTAGGAATAGGGAATGCAGTAATACCTGTAACACAGGTCTATAACCCTGCTAATACATTAGCACAAGTAGCTGTTCAAGGAAATGGAACACATTTTAATAGACAAGGAGTAAGTCCTAACATCTATGAATCAGTTAGACAGACTTACCAGTATATTGTAGGTAATCCTGATAACAATACAGAATTAACTAACAGACTTACTATTTTAAAAGCTTTAAAACTTAATTTAAATAGTAATCTTAACTTTACAACGAATTCAAATCCAGTTAACGGAATTAGCCTTGACCCGGCTTTAGTTGATCGCTTAGGGATATCAACAATACAAAGTCAATTATTTAATTACCCAGGAGGTCCTGGTTCTGATTACGGTATTGGATTTACAAGAATTTTTAGAGCTACTGACTCGCAGGGAGTTGCAATGTCAACACAACCTACTGCAAACTTAGTAACAGGTGTTGCTTATTCAAGTATAGGAATGACTTATGCTCAACTTGCAACACAGGATACTGTTAATGCGGCATTACCTACTGTTGCTAGAATTCAAGACTTTAGATCTCAGTTATCCGGGGATCAAGTAAAGTCAGATTACAGTGTTTACAATATTGCAAATCCTAACAACGGAGTCGGAGGTTTAGGTATAGGTAATCCAGGTGGCTTTTTATTTAGTACCGATTATACAGATTCAAAACCAAACGGAATTGACTTACTAAACCAAAAAAACTTATTTTACTTTAACGCAAGTACAAACACACCTTGGAATGCCAGTCCAAATGCAACTGACAACCACAATACTAAAGACATTATTAAGTTTGCTTTTGAATGTATGTCAAATGATAACCCGGGTGATGCAGTAGCTCTTATATTTAGAGCTTTCCTTGACGGACAAGTAAGCGATACAAACCAGGCAGAGTTTAGTTCATTTAAGTATTTAGGTAGAGGTGAAACTTTTAGAACTTACCAAGGATACGATAGAACTATTAGCTTCTCTTTTAAAATATTTCCGCAAAGTAGAGTAGAACTTCTTCCTTTATACAGAAAACTTAATAACTTAGTATCTCAGGTATATCCAGACTACTCTCCTACTTCAAATTTAATGAGAGGAAGTGTTGTTAAATTGACAATTGGTGATTATATTTATAGAATGCCTGGATTCTTAGAGCACGTAAATATAACAATTGATAATACTAATACTTCTTGGGAGATAATGTTAAATCCTAACGAAACAAACGTAGCTCAACTACCTCACGTTGTTACGGTGACTACTTCGTTCAAGCCTATTATGGATATTTTACCGAGAAGAGAAACTTACGAACAGCCTTACGTTCCTATTATTGCTAACGGTAGTAATTTTTCTGATACAGCAATTGATAATCCAAATCCAAATGCTACTAATAAAGCACGTATACTTGCACAGCAGCAACCTGCAGTAGCAGCCACCACACCTGCAGCAGTAGCAGCAGTTACTGCATCAAAACCAACACCACAACCAGCAAGTAAAGTGATTAAAAAGTATCCAACTCCTAAAAAAGCAACTAATACTCCTTCTCCTCTTAATAAGGACTTCTTTACAGTACCGCCAATGATTCAAGATAATACTAACGTGGTAAATGGACTTGGAAGAGGTGGAAGAGGGTCATCGACTGGGTAAAATTAAAAATAAAGCACAATGGCATCAAGATATCAAAACATACCGGTAATAAAGGCAGACGTAACAGGTAGTATATTCTACCAGACTAACATTTACCCTGAAATTCCCCCGGTAAACAATGATTACTATATAATTACAACAGTGGGTAGTAGACTAGATCTAATAGCTTACGATTTTTATCAAGATTCTAGCCTTTGGTGGGTTATTGCTTCAGCAAATTCCCTTTCAGGAGACTCTATTTATGCACCGGTGGGGATTCAATTAAGAATTCCAACTAACTTACAAACAGTTATAAACGAATATAATTTAGCAAATAATGGCTAGTGAAAAGCTCTCTAATGTAATTGGCGCTCCCTTTGCAGAACACGTACTGACACAGTTAAATTTAAGAGCTGCCCACAATAGTACTGGAGCTGGTAATGTACCTACTAGAAGTGATGAAGAAATTTTATTCCTAGCCAATAAAATGTCGTGGGTAAAATTAACTTCCTCTGTTAGAGTTCAAGCCGAAAGCAATAACGGAATTCCCACCCCTCTATCAGAGTACTATAAAAAATTAGGAGTAGATTATGCAAATGCAGATGATTTAGCAAAATACTGGACATTAGAAGCAGGTACTTCAAAAGCAAACGGTGCAAATATTGATTTAAGGTACGGTATCGGTCTAGATGGAGCATATGGTTTAGGAGGTACAGAAGAATTAGGTTATAGACCAATGCCTGGTTTAACCTCTGTTACTATTGATACAAAAGGTACTTTAGGTTCTTTAAGAGAGGCTACAATTCAGTTTAAAGTTTGGAATATGAATCAATTAAACATAATTGAAGCTTTATATTTTAGACTCGGATATTCAATGCTACTTGAATGGGGACACAATCAATTTTATACTAACGTAAATCAGCAAGGTGGTGGTGGTACCTTTACTACTAATACCTACGGTATAGATCCTTTTCAGTCCGATTTAAGAAAGGAAAAGATACAGCAGTTGATAGCACAGAGATCTTATAAACTAAGTGCTAATTATGACGGTATGCTAGGGGTAGTTACAAATTTTCATTGGTCATTTAACCAAACAGGCGGGTACGACTGTACAATTAGACTTATAGGATTAGGTGCAATAATGGATACTCTAAGAATTAATTCATCTTATATAATGCCTACTGCAATACTACAGGCATATAAGAGTCAGCAAGATACTTTAAAAGCAGAGCAAGAGATATTAGATAAAAGGAAGGCAGATAATGCAGAAGCGCAAAAAAGAGAAAAAGCCAGCTTTAAAGACCCTCTTCCTGCAACTCCTACTAATCCCCAAGAGATTTATACTAAAATTTATACCGCAGATACAGGAATTTCAACAACTTCTACTTCTGGTCAAGATACTTTTTTAGCAGATCAAGCCTTACCTGTTGCATATAATGTAGATACCGCTAATGAAATTACTAATACTGTTCTCGATTACTACTATAAAGCTCAAACAGGAGGAAAGACCGGCGGTCCATTTATTACCGAACTTAATCAAAAAAGAACCGGCTTATTTTTAAGCCCTATTACAGGATTAAGGAGTACTTGGACTTTAATTCCTGCGGACAACTATCCTGAAGTGGTTTTATCTGCAGGACTACTTAATCTTACAGCATTTAGAGCAAGCCAACTTGATAACAGTTCTCTAGGCTATGTAAATTTACAAGACAATAACTTACTAGGGTCAAATCAATTTATTAAAGCTTTTGATTATAACCTATACCGCTACCCTCAAACTTCTCTAGCTACTGCAATTAATTCTCTTGGATACGGAAATGGACTTTCTTTAGGGCCTGATGAATATATCTACTCCCAAGCTGGAGCATTTAAAGATATACCTCTTACAGTAACCCTCCTATTTCCTGCTCCTGTAAAAAATCCAAAAACAGGTAATGTTATTTTAAAACCCTATACTCTTACAATAACGTACACCCCTCTCCCTAATCCTGAAAAAGGAAAAGAAGCAGATGATTTATTAATAAGACCAACAAGAAAAGAAATTATAGCTGCATTAGAAGATTGGTTTTTAAACGATAGAAAAGTTCAAATAACTTCTATAGAAAATACTACTAACACAGCTAATAACGTTACAGTAAAAGGAACTTTTAAAATTACTATACCTAATAAAGCGATTTCAACATTAACTATAGAGTTTACAAATACAGCTTTAATAGAATCTGTCTTAGCTTCCCCTGTACCCGAAAGCACTCCTCAAAATGCCATACAAAATGCTGATGCAGGTAATAATGGCGGTATCGATAACAATTCAACACCTACACAAACCGATCCCGGTTATAGATTTGCCTCTGCACTACATGCAATGCTTGCAGCAGTTAAAAGTCAAGTCGAATTTACAATGACTACAGATCGAAACGATGTAGTTAACGTATCGCTAATAGGCTTAACAAGAAAATTCTACCTAGGAACTATACTAGAAACACTTTTTGATACCCCCGAAGATAGAACTACATCCGAATTTAATTTAATACAATATGCATTAAAAGGCTTTAACAGTAACTTAATGGTAAATGCTAAAAATGACCCTGCGTTATTTAACAGTATTAAATCAGTTAATTTTAAAGACCTATCCACAGCTTATGGTATTAGGTGGACTATACAAGACGATGCTAATCAAGTTAATCATCCGGCATATTTAAAACTAGGTTACGTACTATCTTTTTTAAACGCTATGTGCTTAATTTACGATTCAAGACAGGATGTAGATAAACATCCGTACGTTTACCTAGATTTTAATCCATATACAAATTTTTGCTTGACTATGCCTCAGCATATGTCTATAGACCCATTCACCTGTATGATTCCTTACCAAGGAAATCAAATAGATTACCTAAAGCTATTCCCGCCAGATGTAGCTCCTAACCCCGATCCTAACAGTGATACCCTCTTTAATGAAAACCTTAACGAAGTATCTTGGTATTTACCTAAATTTAAAGCAAGTGATAATCCCTACCAAGGTAGTACAATGGAGATCCTACTAAATATAGATTTTTTAATTAGTACTTTAAATGCAAGAACGACTAGCAGCCCAGATCATACGGTAGATCTAAAAGGTTTTTTAGATGATATTATGACTGGGATAAATAAAGCAACAGGTAATTTAAATTCTTTTAGAGTAGCTTATAGAGATGACAGTAATACAGTCATTATTAAAGATGATCAATTTGTACCTCCTATAGCTGGTGAAGATTGGACAATGGACATTACAGCTGCTCCTAGTAATTACGGTGTACCTAATGGGGTTAATGTACCTAAATACGGGCAGCTACCTGTATTTGGAAAATACAGTCTGGTAAGAGATATGAGATTTGAAACAGAAATGTCCACAAACCTATCTAAGGTAATAGCAATCTCAGGACAATCCAATATAGGCTCGGTAAATTCAACAGACCATTCCTCTTTTAGTTGGTTAAATACTAATTTTTTCGATACCTATAAACCTACAATCTCTGATTCTTCTAATACTAACTCAAATTCAAATAATAAAACTACAGACAAAGAAAAGGAGACACAAGAATATCAAGCAAATCTAGCAGCAACTGAATTTAATCAACACGTTGTCAGTATATACCGAGGAGGTGTAGCATTATCTCAAAAAATGGTAAGTGCTGCAGCAAATTATTACATAAACGGTATAGCACAGGTTAAGTCTGCAGATAGAATTACAATAGCAGCTCCTTTTATTCCTGCTAATATTAATCTAACAGTAGACGGTATCGGAGGTATTATAATGGGTAATGCCTTTACAATTCCCGAAGATAGACTTCCTTTATCTCTAAGAGGTCAAGGAGGTGCAGATAGAAATACTAAAGTAGGATTTGTTGTAGTAGGATTAACTCATACTCTTGATAATAACCAATGGTTAACTAAGATTAGAGGACAAATGATTAAGTTAAGAGATAGTACGGACTATGGAACTACTAAAACATTAGAGAAATTACAACTTACCTTCCCTATTATTACAAATACAGTTATACCAGCGGATGTAATAATACCTACAGGTCCGTCTAGAGCTAATGTAGTAAATGCTGTAAAAGCACTTAATACTACTACAGGTATTAAAGCATTAATGTTAGCTCAAATAGGAGTAGAAGGATACTATCCAGATACGTTAGCTTACAGAACAAACAATCCAGGTAACGTAGGAAATACTGGAAAAGCTGTTAAATACTTTCCGACTCTTGCAGATGGAGTTCAAGCAATGCTAGGTGTTACAAATAATGCAGTACAGAAAAGAGACTACTACAAAAACGTAGTTACAATAACTGACTATATTAATGTGTACGCACCTCCTTCTGATCCCGCTAATAATCCAAACCAGTATGTATCTCAGATACTAGGCTATTTTAAAAAGATAGGACTAACTCAATTTACTGCAAATTCAACTATAAATCAAATTGCTGCCTATAATGGGGCTATAAACTTCGTATAATTATGCCAGTAAAATATTATCCACTTACAAGAATAAGATCAAACCTTTATACAAGAGGTAATGAATTTACTACCCTCGACGGGAAGACTTATGCTGGAAGGTATTACTTAACTTATGAGAATAAAGCTTTTACAGGTATAAATCCGGTATTAGGTACTAATGAAGAATTAACCGCTGTCCCTGTAGTTAGCAGTAGCAGTAATCCTACCTCTAATGCCTATATTGCAGCAAGTACTCAAAATACTCAAAAAAGGACTAAAAGTTCTGATGTAACACTGTCTGAACTAAATTCTTACTTCCCTGTACCTATTGCTAGTGACTATTCAAGAGGTTATTTCACAAGGTATTTTGCAAAAACTGTTTCTGGTGCTCAGTACGTTATAGAAATTTCTCAAATGGATTACTCTCAATTACAAAACGGGAATGTTTCACCTGCTGTCTTAAGTTACGAGTCAACAAGCATGCTATGGCAGTTAACTGGACCATTACACGATACGAGATTATCTCAATACCAAGTTCAAGGAGGTGTCTACGATACAAATAAAAGAGTAACAGAAGCAAAGCAAGTAGGTTTTAGAGGTATTGTAGAATTTATTGGAGAGGAGTATACAAAGTATGCAAAGATAACTCCTTAAAAGTTATGTATTTTATATAGACCTATACTATTTATTAGTATGAAAACTTGTACTGTCTGTAAAACAGAAAAATCTTTAGATCAATTCCATAAACATAAGCATACAAAAGATAAAAGACAATCTAAATGCAAAGAATGTGAAAAGCTTGTAGGTAGAAAAGTAAGAGAGAAAACTCCTGGATACTTTTATAAAAGAGATCCAGAGTACTTCAGAGAATACAATAAGAAGTGGAGAGAAGAAAATAAAGAAAGGTCTAATGAGATAATGAGAACACATTACCACAAGGTGTTAAAGTATGATACCCTTTATAAATTAAGGCATAGTGTCGGAGCTAGAATAAGTAAGGGTTTAAAATTACGAGGACAGACTAAACTAGGTAGTGCTGAATCCTATATAGGTTGTACGTATGAAGAATTAGTAGTACACTTAGAAAAACAATTTATAGAAGTAATGTCTTGGGATAATTACGGAAAGTGGCAAATCGATCATATTATCCCTTTAGCTAAAAAAGGCAGTTTTCATTATACTAATCTACAGCCTTTATGGAAAGAAGATAACTTAGAAAAATCAGATAAACTCTTGGAAGATTGGAGAAAATAGTTTATATTAAATTAAATAAAGGTTATACATATGGCATATTTTATCGTTGAGACGGAAGAGCAATTAGCACAGCTACCTAAACCAGGAAAATGCTTTATTGAGCTAGTATCTCTATCAGAGCATACCCATCCAGCTTTAACCACATCCTGCGTACTGTATTATAATGATTTCCAGAAAGGATACATAATACCTATTAATCATTCAGAGGGATTTTCAATTAAATTAGAGTCAATAGAGAGTTTTCTTAAGGAAGTACCGAAAGTATATCTTTTAGATAAAAAATGGCATTCTTACTATTTTGATTTACCTCATTCTATTGATTTAAACTTTACTGTCCTGGATATAGACGGTAAGATTAAAGATTTTCAATGCTACACACCGGTACATTTAGACTTCTACGAAAGATTTAAGTATTTACCTCAAGTAAACACCTATATACCAATATCAAAGCACTACGAAAGGTGTGAGTGTATGTTTGAAATGGTGAAAGAGTATGTAGGAAAGGAGTCGAATATTGAATGGCAAGACAAATACGTAGAAGTATACAAGTGGGTAGAAGAGCAGGGAATCTCAGTAGATGAAAAGCTCTTTGATAAGTACTTTGAAACTCCTTGGAAAGGGAGATCTCTAAGGGATAGTAGGGTTTACTCAAGTTATAACCTATATAACATTACTTCACGTCCTACTAATGCATTTAATAGTATAAATTTTCTTGCTTTTAACAAAGAAAACGGTTCTAGAACGGCTTTTATACCGCAAAACGATGCTTTTGTAGAGTTTGACTTCGATGGATATCATATAAGGCTAATTGCTGATGCAATGCACACTGATATACCACAGAATCAATCAATTCACGAGTATTTAGGTAAGCAATATTTTAATAAAGAGGAATTAACACCTGAAGAATATCAAGAAGCTAAGAAAATTACCTTCAGACAGATGTATAACGGAGTAGAAGAGGAGTATCTGTACATTGAATTCTTCGAAGACGTGTATCATACTGTAAGAGCTATGTGGACTACCTATACAAATAACGGTTTTTTAGAGTTACCAAACGGTAGAAAACTTATTCAAGAAAATGCTAATCCTCAAAAGCTATTTAACTACTATATTCAGTGTCTAGAAACGGTAAATAACGTAAAAAAGCTAAATAAGCTAAAAGACTACTTAAAAGATAAGCAAAGCAAAGTACTTCTAGTTGTATATGATTCAATACTAATTGACTATGCAGTATCAGATGGAAAAGGAACATTATCTCACATTAAAGATATATTAGAAGAGGACGGATATAAGGTTAAAGCTAAAAAAGGCGATAACTATAACTTTTAACACTAAGAACCAACTATTTATTATGGAATTTATACAGTTAACACAAGATCAATTGAAGAATAAGTTATTTTGCACATTCTCTCCTAAAAGCAAGTTGGAAGAGGTTTTAGATACGATTAAATCCGAATATGTTATCATGTACGATAAGATATTTGTATTGGAATCTGAGGAGTCTGATGAGTTTTTGTGCACTTACAATATTGAAGTTCAAAGTACTAATACAAGAGTACTTCCAAATACGATACTTTTACATAGAAAGAAGGAAACCAATACGTTATACACGATTAATAGTTTAAACCTTCTAATTAAATCCCTAAATGAGGGAATCTTAGACACGTCCTTTAGAGTAGAATGGCAAAATTACAGAAACACTGTATTGCTTACTCAAGGCGATGATCTAAGAAAACTTTCTACAAAAATCCACAAAATAGTTACTATTTAAGTTGCTAATTCGGATTTTTCTACTTACATTTCCTTATAGAATAAATTTTTAAACTAAAACAATAAGTTATGGCAATGGACCTCAGCGCGATTAAGTCGAAACTTACTTCGCTACAAAACCAAAAGTCAGGCGGTCAAAAAAGAGACATGTCTTTGATTTTATGGAAGCCTACTGTGGGTAAACACAGCGTTCGTATTGTTCCAGCTACATGGGACAGATCAAATCCTTTTAAGGAAGTATTAGTACATTACGGTATTGGTAACCGTACTATGATTTCATTAGTTAACTTCGGTGAAAAAGATCCAATTGTTGAGTTTGCTAAGCAATTAGCTACAGCAGGTGATAAAGAAAACTGGGTTATGTCTAAGAAATTAGAACCAAAGATGCGTGTATTTGCTCCTGTCATCGTTAGAGGTGAAGAAGAGAAGGGCGTACGCTTATGGGAGTTCGGTAAACAAATTTATGCCGAGTTATTATCATTAGCTGACGATCCTGATGTAGGCGACTACACAGATGTAATCGATGGTCGTGATATTACGATTGAAACTACCGATGCAGCAACTAACGGTACTGGTTATAATCAATCTAAAGTACGTGTTCGTACTAAAACTACTACTTTATCAGAAGATGCTAAAGAGGTTGAAAAGTGGTTAAATACTCAACCAGAGGTATTCACTATCTTTAAGAAATATTCTTACGATGAGATGAAAGAGTCTTTATTAAGCTGGTTACACCCTGAAGCGGCTACTGACGAACCAGCAGCTCCTGTAGCACCTGTAGTAGAAGCACCAGCTCCTGCTAATAAACCAGCATCGTTTGCTTTAAACGCTAAACCTAAGGCAAGCATTGACGACGAGTTTGACGAATTATTTAAATAAACAAATACATGGCAAAAGGAACTAAAGCTTCTCTTAATGAGAGTATAGCTGGTGCCCTAAAGGGTACCTTTAATCTAGATAGCTTTAAAGAAGCAAAGAACTTATCTAGTACATCGATTAAGATGAAAGAACAAAAATGGATACCTTTGTCAAAAGCCTTTCAAGACTGTTTATCTATACCTGGCATCCCACAAGGCCATATTACACTACTCCGCGGTCACTCTGACACAGGTAAAACAACAGCTCTTCTAGAAGCAGCGGTAAGCGCCCAGAAAATGGGCGTCTTACCTGTGTTTATCATTACAGAGATGAAGTGGAATTGGGAACATGCCAAGCAAATGGGATTACAATTTGATGAAGTAGCTGATGAAGACGGAGTAGTGAAGGATTATAAAGGCTTTTTCTTGTATATCGACAGAGAAAAGCTAAATAGTATTGAAGACGTAGGTGCATTTATTGCAGATTTACTAGACGAACAAAAGAACGGTAAATTACCTTACGATTTATTATTTTTATGGGATTCAGTAGGTAGTATACCTTGTGAAATGTCTATAACATCTAATAAGAACAATAATGAGTGGAATGCAGGTGCTATGTCTAAGACATTTGGTAACTTTATCAACCAAAAAATCGTATTATCACGTAAAGAGAGTCAACCTTATACCAACTCAATGCTAGCAGTGAATAAAATCTGGGTAGCTAAAGCAGAAAACATCATGGCACAGCCTAAGATGAAAAATAAAGGCGGAGATACGATGTACTTTGACGCTTCATTAATTGTTACTTTCGGTAACGTTACTAGTTCAGGTACAAATAAGATTAAAGCTACTAAAAACGGTAAAGATGTAGAGTTTGCAAAGCGTACTAAAGTTAGTTGTGATAAGAATCACGTTAACGATGTTACTTCCGCCGGTAGAGTCATTATGACCGCACACGGTTTTATTGATGATACTAAGCAAGCTATTGATGCCTATAAGAAACAGTATTCAAAAGACTGGTTAAAAACTTTAGGTGCTACTGATTTTGATGTAATAATAGAAACCGACGACGACAGTAAGGATATTTTTGACGCTTCAGAAGAATAATAATATGAATACAGACTATAGAAAAATGTTTACGGAAATGGAAAATGAACCGGTAACGACCCTGCATAAAGATAGCAGGGTTCTTATTGTGGATTCGTTAAATACGTTTTTACGTAGTTTTGTAGCAATACATCACGTAAATCCAGCAGGTAACCACGTAGGAGGACTAGGAGGTTTTTTAAAATCAGTCGGTGCTGTGATAAAACAAATACAACCTACAAGGGTTATTTTAGTTTTTGACGGTGTTGGTGGTTCAACAAATAAAAGATACCTTTACCCAGAGTATAAAGCTAATAGACATATTACTAAAATCTCAAACTGGGATGCATTTGATAATCAAGAAGAAGAATCTGAATCTATTACCAATCAAATCTTACGCTTAGTCTCTTATTTAAAGTGCCTACCTGTTGATTTAATTGCAGTAGATAAAATTGAAGCAGATGACGTAATTGGATACCTTGCAACTAGGTTTCCCGAAAAGGTAACTATATTATCTACTGACCAAGATTACTTACAACTCGTATCAGATAAAATATCTGTTTATTCACCAGTTAAGAAGATAATCTATGACCCGGCTAGAGTAGTAAAAGAGTACGGAATTACACCTCAAAACTTTTTAGTAGGTAAAGTTATATTGGGAGATAAGGGCGATAATGTACCTGGGGTAAAAGGTATTGGTGCAAAGACATTAATAAAGCTTTTTCCTCAATTAAAAGAAGAAGAGAAATTTAGGTTGTTAGTTTTACTAGAACATGCAAAGCAAAATATTGCAAAAAGTAAACATTATGGTGATATACTTAATTTTTCTTATCAATTAGATATAAACAGAAAATTAATGGATTTACATAGTCCAAACATACCTCAAGAAGATAAGGTTACAATAGATCATCTATTAAATAACCCAAATAATGAATACGACCCTACTAGGTTTGTAAAATTATATAACGAAGACTTGTTAGGTAAGACTTTACTTAGTCCTCAAATATGGTTAAGTGAAACTTTTGCAAAATTAACACAGTATAAGTTGAAAGATCAAGAATAGTTTACTACATTAAAGAATAAAGAGAATTAGTTATGGCAGTTTTAAATCAGTTGAATCAATACGGAGTAGGCTTTCAGGTAAAGGTGATGTCAAGCTTACTAAAGCATAAAGAATTTTTACAGAACATACACGACATATTAGAAGAGGAGTATTTTGATAATCCAGCACATAAATGGATTGTAGAAGAGATTTTAAAATACCATTACAAATATCATACTACACCTTCTTTAGACGCATTACAGGTAGAGGTTAAAAAAATTGATAACGAGGTATTAAAAGTATCTGTTATCGAGCAATTAAAAGAAGCTTATAAAGCATCTAACGAAGATCAGGAGTATGTAGAGCAGGAGTTTGCTAACTTCTGTAAGAACCAGCAGTTAAAGAAAGCATTATTATCTTCAGTTGATTTATTAGAGAAAGGACAATACGACGATATTAGATACTTAATCGATTCAGCATTAAAAGCTGGTATGGATAAAAATCTAGGTCACGAGTATGAAAAAGATACTGAAACTCGTTATAGAGCAGAAGATAGAAATCCTATACCAACACCTTGGCCTCATGTTAATGACTTGTTACAGGGAGGATTAGGAGCTGGTGATGTAGGAATTATTTTCGGTAATCCAGGTGGGGGTAAGAGTTGGATGTTAACTGCATTAGGTGCTATGCCTGTATCATTAGGCTATACTGTAGTCCACTATACTTTAGAATTATCAGAAGGATATATGGGTAGAAGATACGATGCTACTTTTACAGGTCTTAAAGTACAGGAATTAGGTTTACATAGACAGGAAGTTAATGAGATGATTGAGAAGCTTAAAGGTAAGTTAATTATTAAAGAATTTTCAATGGGTAAAGCATCTATAGCAAGTATAGAATCTCATATTCAGAAAATGACTGACCTTGGAACTCGACCAGATTTAGTTATTATCGATTACGTAGATTTATTAAAATCTAAACGTAAATCTATTGACAGAAAAGATGAAATTGATGATATCTATATCTCTACTAAGGCTTTAGCAAGAGACTTGAAACTTCCAATTTGGACTGTATCTCAAGTAAATAGAGCAGGAGCAAAAGATGATGTAATTGAAGGAGATAAAGCAGCAGGTTCATATAATAAAGTTATGATTGCGGATTTTGCAATGTCTTTATCAAGAAAGCGTTTAGATAAGATGAACGGTACTGGAAGAGCACATATTATGAAGAATCGATATGGCGGTGATGGAATGACCTATCCAATGAAAATTAACACTGAAAACGGTAATATAGAAATTTTAAATAGAGAGATGGAAGAGGGGGAATTTACGGTAGAAAATGGTACTCAAGGACCTAAGGCTCCGACTACTAATTTTAGTGCAGAAGAAAGAAATTATTTACAGCAAAGATTCTTTGAATTAGGGAAATAACGCTATTTATTACTACAAAAGGTATTTTATATGAGTTTAACTACATTATACAACGAAAAAAAGACAGCATTTGCACCTCCTGTAAATCAAGAAACTTATAATGAGTTTGTATTTGAGATGGAGAAAAATGGCACTAATGATTTGGTAGAGAGAGATATGGTAGATCCTACTTTTAGACCTCCTGCTGCTGGAACCTCATACCTTGAGACAGTCTTTCAAGACGGTCTAAACAAAAACCTGTAAATTTAACTAAGTAAGTTATAGACTTAACGGTGGTGTTAAAACCCCGAATGAAAAACGTATCTTTAAAATTATAAAAAACGACGAAAAAATGGACATTTCACAGAGCATTTTAAGTGACATTACGGTATATATGAAATATGCCAAATTTAATCCCGAAGTACAGAGAAGGGAGACATGGAAAGAGTTAGTAGATAGAAATAAAGCAATGCACTTAAAGAAATTTCCGAAGTTACAAGAAGAGATTGAGAATGCTTATCAGTATGTTTATGAGAGAAAAGCATTACCTTCAATGCGCTCTATGCAATTTGCAGGTAAACCCATCGAAATCAGTCCTAACCGTATCTACAACTGCGCTTATCTTCCAATTGATGATTGGAGAGCCTTTGGAGAAACGATGTTCTTATTATTAGGCGGTACTGGGGTTGGTTATTCAGTACAGAAGCATCACGTTGAGCAATTACCTGAAATTAGAAAACCAGATCCAAAGAAAACTAGACGTTTTTTAATTGGCGATTCTATTGAAGGATGGGCTGACGCAGTAAAGGTGTTAGTTAGATCTTATTTTGAAGGTGGATCATCTCCAGCATTTGACTTTTCAGATATTAGAGCTAAGGGAGCTGCTTTAATTACTACAGGCGGTAAAGCACCTGGACCTCAACCATTAAAAGAATGTTTAATTAAGATACAAGGTATTTTAGATAGCAAAGAAAACAACGACAAATTAGCTTCTATTGAAGTACACGATATAGTTTGCCATATTGCAGATGCAGTATTAACAGGCGGTATTAGAAGAGCAGCTTTAATCAGCCTCTTTAGTGCGGATGACGATGATATGATTTCAGCTAAGTCAGGCGCATGGTGGGAACTTAACCCACAACGCGGAAGAGCTAATAATTCAGCAGTATTACTAAGAAATAAAGTAACTGAAGAGTTTTTCTTCGGCTTGTGGGACAAAATTAAGGCAAGTGGTGCTGGGGAACCTGGCGTTTACTTATCTAACGATAAAGATTGGGGAACTAATCCTTGTTGTGAAATTGCTTTACGTCCTTTCCAGTTTTGTAACTTATGTGAAGTAAATGTTTCTGATGTCGTAGATCAAGATGATTTAAATGCAAGAGTTAAAGCTGCTGCATTTATTGGTACCCTACAAGCATCTTATACTAGCTTCCATTACTTACGTCCAGTATGGCAAAGAACAACTGAAAAAGATGGTCTAATAGGCGTTGGTATGACAGGTATTGGTTCTGGTGCAGCTCAAAAATTAGATTTAAAAGTAGCAGCTAAAATTACTAAAGAAGAAAACGAAAGAGTTGCTAAATTATTAGGTATAAATGCAGCTGCTAGATGTACTACAATTAAACCTTCTGGTACTTCGTCTTTAACTTTAGGTACTTCTTCAGGTATTCACGCTTGGCATAACGATTATTACATCCGTAGAATTAGAGTAGGTAAGAACGAAGCAATTTACTCTCACCTAGCTATTAATCACCCAGAATTAATTGAAGACGAATATTTCCGCCCTCACGATACTGCAGTAATCTCAGTACCGCAAAAAGCACCAGCAGGATCTATTTTTAGAACCGAGTCTGCTTTAGAGTTATTAGAGAGAGTTAAATTCTTCTATCAGAACTGGATTAAACCAGGTCATAGATCAGGACAAAATACTCACAATATTTCAGCTACAGTATCTATTAAAGAAGATGAATGGGAAGCAGTAGGAAAATGGATGTGGGAGAATAGAAAATTCTATAATGGATTATCAGTATTACCTTATAACGGTGGAACTTATATTCAAGCACCTTTTGAGGACTGTACGGAAGAGAAGTACGAAGAGATGATTCAACATTTACATAATGTAGATTTATCTAAAGTAGTAGAGTTTAACGACAATACTAACTTAATGGGAGAAGCTGCTTGCGCAGGTGGTGCTTGTGAAATAGTATAAATTTATGGGGGAAGATAACCATTTTAGAAACATAGGTACACAAGAAGTACTACACTATTACTTAGAGGAAGAGCGTGTAATTTTCACACCTCTCTTCCTCTATCAAAGAGGTCAATGTTGCGGGAATGGATGTAGGCATTGTCCATATACTCCTAAAGCAAAAAGAGGAAACCAAATACTTGATGAAAAATTTGGTCATCTGAGAGAAAATACTTAATTTTATAAAAATACAGTTATGAGTACATTTCAATCAACAAAATTATACGACGGCTTTAGCACCGTCTTTCGTCAATGGGCTGCAGAAGGAACGCATTGTAGATTTTTACATGGCTACGATATCGAGTTTAGAGTAACTTTTGAAGGAGAGTTAGATCATAGAAACTGGGTATGGGACTTTGGCGGTATGAAAAGAGCTAAAGGTAATATCGATGGTATGAATCCAAAAGCATGGATGGACTTCATGTTCGACCATACTACAGTATTAGCACCAGACGATCCTGAATTAGAGATCTTTAAAGAACTAGACAAGAAAGAAGTAGTTCAGTTGAGGATACTTGAAGGTCCAGTAGGTGCAGAACAATTTGCAAAGTATATCTACGGTAAAATTAACACCTTCGTACAAGAAGAAACGAAAGGGCGCGTTAAGGTTTTAAAAGTAGAATTCTTTGAGAATAAAAGAAATTCAGCAATTTATATAGGCTAATGGATAAGAAATTTAAAAAGAACCAAGAAAAGTCTCGACGTAAAATGCTTATCGAAGAGTATAGAGAAGAAAATCCTTATATTCCTACTGATGAAGAAATACTTGAAAATAATAGCTACTGGGATATTGACTACCTGGAAGAAGCTAATGCTAAAACTAATAAAGCTATTAAGTACTGGCAAGAAAGGTATGCTAATGCATCCAGTAATATGGGAAAGTGGTACTGTCAAATACGAATTGATAGGTTAAGAAAGAAGCTACATCACTATGTAGATAAAAAATAATTTAATCACAATAAAACATGGAGGAAACTATGAAATGTTTAAAGAGTTCTAAGACCGGAGAAATAATTCGAGTAACAAATGAAAAAGCTGATCAAGCTACTAGAGAATGGGGCTTTATTCCGAAGTCTGAATGGAAAGTAGCTACTAAAAGAGTAACAGTAAAAACTGTAGTAGAAATGCAAGAGCCAGTAACTGAAACTATTTCAGAAAGACAATTAAAACGTAAAAAGTAATGAGTAAGATAGATCCAAATAAGTTACTTATCTCGAGTGACTTCTATACAGTACAAGGTGAAGGAATTTCATCTGGTATTCCAGCATACTTCGTTCGTTTAGGTATTTGTAACTTAACGTGTGGTATGAGTAGAGCATTTACTAATCAATTAGAAAAAGAACAAAAGTTAGAAGACGGAGAAATATTCGAAGGTGATTTAGTTAAAGAAGGTAAAGCAACATGGACTTGTGATTCTACATCTCAGTGGTTATGGAGAGGTGAAGATAAAGAATTTGATTATTTAATTAATCGTTGGAAAGGAGAAGGTGTATATGAAGATATTAAAAACGGTTTAGTTCATATTATTTGGACTGGTGGTGAGCCAACAATTAAAGGTCATCAAGAAGCAATTGTTAACTTTACCAATCATTGGATGTCAAGATATCTTGATAGAAATGATGTTTATCCATTTTATGAAATAGAAACTAACGGTACTATAGTAATAGATGTTAAGTTATTTAATATGTTAGATCAAATTAACTGTTCACCTAAATTATCTAATTCAGGTATGACTGAGAAACAGCGTATTGTACCAGAAGCAATTGAACGTATTAAACAACATAAGAACTATCAATTTAAGTTTGTTATTAGTAGTGAAGACGATGTTAAAGAGATCTTTAGAGATTTTGTAGAACCGTTTAATATACCTTTAAAGAACGTAGTCTGTATGCCGGGTTTAGATGATGCTGCTAACTTTGAAGAGAGAACTCGATTTGTAATGGAGATGGCTAAGAAATATCGTTTCCGCGGTTTAACTAGATTGCATATTGCAGCTTGGAATAAAACTTTAAATGTATAATATGAGTACTACCGCAGAGGAGTATTACCAAGCCTTAGGTGCAGCAGCAGGTACTCTATTCTACTTAAACCGTAAAAACGGTTCGACAGAAGAGTATATTTTAGAACCTTTACTTGTTGATACTAAGAATAAAGATCTAACTATTAAAGCATTACAGAGAGTAATGGATAACCCTAACTTTATTGGATTTCCAGGTACAAAAGAATTTACTAATTTTGTAAATGAAGTTGTTGAAACGAATAAAAAATAATACCTTTACTTAATGACAGTTACACTTACACAAGAACACTTGTATTTAGGTATTATAATAATACTTGCAGGATTACAGATTTACCAGTTTAGACTTATTAAGAAGCTAGAAAAAGAGTGCGATGATATTTGGGCACAGCTAGGTACTTTAGTCGGTAATATAACAAGCCAAATACTTTCTTTACAAAAAGACCTTAACGGTAAAGAAGATAAAAAATAATTCGGTTATAGAGCTAATCGATCTACAAAATAATACGCTCTAAATTTAACAATTTTTAAACATGAAAAAACAAGCAGTTTTATCATTATCAGGTGGGATGGATTCTTCCTCTCTTTTGTTACACCTATTAGCTAATGGCTATGAAGTAACAGCATTAGGTTTTGATTACGGTCAAAAGCACAAAGTAGAATTAGAGCGTGCTAAATCATTAGTTGAGTACATTAACAATGGTTATGATTCGGAAGCAGAAAATATAACATATCACAAAGTAAAGTATCAAGTTATTAAATTAGACGGGTTACAGCAATTATTAAACTCAACTCTAGTAACAGGTGGTGCAGATGTACCAGAAGGACATTACGAGCAAGACAATATGAAAGCAACTGTTGTACCTAATCGTAATAAAATATTTTCATCTTTAATTCAAGCAGCAGCATTATCGATTGCTACTAATAATATTGGAGATGATTGTACTGTAGGACAGCCTATAGCTATTGCAATGGGTATTCACGCAGGTGATCATGCTATCTATCCTGACTGTCGTCAAGAATTTAGAGATGCTGATTTCGAAGCATTTAAAATAGGTAACTGGGATACTGACTTAGTATCAGTTTATACTCCTTACTTAGAAGTAAATAAATTTGAGATATTAGAAGACGGTTTAAGAGCATGTGAGGCGTTAGGTCTTGATTTTGATGAAGTATATAAGCGTACAAATACATCTTATAAACCAATTTTTATTCAGTCGTGGGAGGGAGATTTAAGCAGTGGGTTATTTAGCTCAGAAGTAGAACTCGTAGGAAAGTGGTATTCTGATTACAAATCAGCAGCATCAGTAGAGCGTATTGAAGCATTCATTAAATTAGGACGTCCTGATCCTGTAGCATATGCTGACGAAACAGGACCAGTAACATGGGAAGTAGCTAAAGAAGCAGTAGAAAAAGTATTATCAGAATATAAAAAATAAATTATGCCTTTAATTTCACACGAAATACCGAAAGCTTTATTTGACCGTCATGATGAGGTAAGCGATTACCCTTATGTACTAGGTCATTTATTAAGCCTGGATACAGAATATGCTGACTTTTATAAAGAAAAGCTTAAAGCAGCCGATTACTCTATATTAGATAATTCAGCATTTGAATTAGGCAGATCTATACCAATGGAAGAACTTTATGAGTTGGGTAAGGAATATAAACCTACCCATCTCGTACTTCCTGATGTAGTTAATAACCATAAGCAAACTTTAGATAATGCAAAAGAGTATTTAGCAAACTTTAAAGTAGAAGGACAAAAATATATTGGTGTATGTCAAGGCGATACTTTTGAAGAAATTGCTGATTGTATAGATTACTACTTAACTGAGAGAGTAGATATTATTGCATTACCTTTCGATTTAATTGAAAAATCAGATTATGTAACAGTAAGATTTAGATTCTTAAATTGGTGGTATGAGAATAGATTCAATATGGGGATTGGATTACCTAAGTTTCATTTATTAGGCTGTCAAAATCCAGTAGAGTTTATTTTAATTAATAGTCTTCATATTGCTCTCAGAGGATTAGTATACTCATTAGATACTAGCTCACCTGTTATTAACGGTTGGGCAGGTAATGAATTAGGTCCTCATGGTTTAATTCAACCTAAACCAAAAGCTAAATTAGCAGATAATTTAGATATTGAGTTAACAAAAGAACAGACAGATCTTATTTTTAAAAATATAAAAACATTCCGCAATTATGTCAGCAAGTAATATGTCAGAGGTAGCTGCTAAAACTTTAGGTTCAGCTAACTCATATGCAGTCTATACAGACACCTTTGATCCTAGCCAATTAAATCCTATGCCAAGAGCATTAGCTCGTGGTGATTGGAATATTAAAGGAGATGAATTTGTAGGCTACGATACGTGGCATTGTCATGAAGCAACCTTTTTATTAGATAATGGATTACCTATCGCAGGTACGTTAAAAATAATATGCCCTGCTGATTCAGAATTTATGGTAGAGTCTAAATCATTTAAATTATACCTCAATACATTTGATATGTGTAAGATGGGCGATAAGATTCATGATGCTATTGAAAATTATGAGAATCAAGTAAAGAAAGATATTAGCGAGTGTATTGGTAAAGAGGTAGAAGTATCATTCTTTAGAGAGGGTGAACAAGTATTATTTGAAGGTGATCCAGGAGATGGATACTACGATCTGTTTCGCTTATTAGGAAATAAGAAATTAGAAGAATTAGAGATTACAGATTACTCTGGTAAAGAGAGTCATTTTAATATTATTCCTGCCGAAACATCTGATGACGTATCTGTAATGACTGGTATCTTAAGATCAAGATGTAGACATACAAAGCAAAAAGATACAGGCGCTGCTTACTTCCATATTACTACTAGAAAAGGCAGAGTGGATTTAGAAGGTTTATTAAAAGAAGTAATTGCATTACGTGAAGTAAACGAGTTCCATGAGTTCTGCAGTGAGAAGTTATTTACAGCTATTACAAAGCATCCTGAAGTTAAAGATTGCGTAGTAATGTTATTATATGCAAGACGCGGTTCATTAGATATCAATCCTGTTCGTGCAACTAGAGAGGAATTAATTCCACGTGCATTAATCGATACAGGTTACTATACAAGAAAAGCAATGGGACAGTAATGAAAGTATTAAACGGCTGGGGGGTATTAATATCTCAGACAGGTTCTGAAGTAGTAGCTATTAGTGAAAAGCTTAGGATTCTCCCTAGTTTAGTAGTAACTAATAACATTACAAAGATATCACCGAGAAACATGGAGATCTTTGGGGAAAATAACGTAGAGATACATACTATACCTCGTAGACCTTCTATAGTAGACTACTTACGTACAAGAATTAACTTAAAAGAACTAATTACCTTACATGGATATTTAAGAATACTTCCAGCAGAGCTTTTTCCGTACTTAGAAGGAGCTGCCTATAATGGACATCCGGCTTTAATTACTATGTACCCGGAATTAAAAGGATTTAACAAGCAAGAAGACGTTGCCGGAAATCAAGAAAAGTATCCTTACTGCGGATCAGTAGTGCATAAGGTGATTCCGGAATTAGATGCTGGCGAGGTTGTATCCGCTTATCAAGTTGTAAATAGAGCAAATACTATAGACGAAGCTTATGCTATACTTCGAGAGACTTCCTTAAATTCCTGGGTACATTTCTTTACTAATATTTGGAAGTTCGATAAAAAGTAGCTATTTTTACTAAAAGATACTTATGAAGATATTAATAGGATCGCACGGAACTGGTAAAACTACCTTATTAAAAGAGGTATCTACCAGTTTTCCTGATTATTATGTTACCGACGGGTTTTCTCGTCCTGTAATTAAAATTGGTAAAATGTTAGAGTTATCTAACGACGAGAAGCAGTATGCAATTAACGAGCTATCTGCTTGGGCTTATCAAAACTACTTAACTCATAAAAATGTAATTAGTACTCGTAGTTTAGTAGATTGTATTATCTATTCACGAATCTTAACTCCTAATGTTAATATTGACGAGATTAGAGAGTTATTTGAAAAGACTAAAGATCAAGTAGAATACTTCTTTTATATTCCTATCGAGTTTGACTTTGTAGATGATCCAGATAGATTAAGTGCTGAGTTACAGATTAAGATTGACGGAATTATACAAAAGTTTATAGCAGAGTATATCCCTGCAGAAAAAGTCGTAACTTTAACAGGTACGGTAGAAGAGCGTTTAGAGCAGATTTCAAAATACTTATAATATAGAATATGACAAGAGATAAAAATATAAACATTGACGATTTAGAATTAGCTAAAGCAGGCTGTGCTAATGGTATTAGCTTACAATTAGAGGAAGCAATCAAAAACGGTAAGCCTGGTTTAAGCCAGACTGATAAGTACGAAATTACCGTAGAAGCAGCTAGACACTACGGAGCCTTTTTAACTGCATTAGGTGTAGATTGGGAAAATGATCCTAATAGTTCTAATACTCCAATGAGAGTAGCTAAAGCATACGTAAACGATTTATGGAAAGGTAGATATGAACATTTAAGTTCTGTTACTTCGTTTCCTTCTGACGGTTATGACGGAGTAGTATTTGAAGGAGGTATTCCTATCACGAGTATGTGCTCTCATCATCATCAGACTATTAACGGTTTATGCCATATTGCTTATATTCCTACTTTAGAAGGTAGAGTAGTAGGTTTAAGTAAATTAAATCGTATAGTAGAGCATTTTAGTAGAAGAGGTGCAATTCAAGAGCAATTAACTGTAGCTATTCATAATGCAGTAAATCAAATCTGTACTGATAATATCGGTGTAGCAGTAATGATTGAAGCAACTCACAACTGTGTAAGCTGTAGAGGAGTTAAGCATCAAGGTGCTAGTATGAAAACCTCTAAGTTAAGCGGCTCTTTTTTAAACGAAGATTCAGCTAGATCAGAATTTTATGAATTTACTAAAGGATACCCACGTAAATAATGAAATCACAAGGATTAGGAGATACAGTTGCTAAAGTGCTAAAGTTTTTCTATATTGATAGACTAGCAGATAAGATTGCCCATATGCTTGGGTATGAAGATTGTGGATGTACTAGAAGAAAAAATATTCTAAATAGAATGTTTCCATATACAAAAAAGAAAAAATAGTTATGTTAAACGCAGATCAAATAACAGAAAAAGGATTGCTTAAATTAGAGCAGTCGAAAGGTAAGAAAGCTCAAGTAGGTTACGATTTATCTTTACAGACAGTAAAGCAAATTAGAGCTAATCCTCAAGACAAAATTGGGATAGTATTAAAGAATAAAACTACCCTAGCAGGTTACTCTGATGTAGAGAAAGTAAAGCTAGACGGGGAGCAGGGATGGATACTGTATCCCGGTACTTATGAAATTACTTTCTGGGAAGGATGTAAATTACCTGCAGACTATGTAGGTTTAATTAGACAGAGATCTTCTTTATTAAGAAACGGTACTATTATACATTCATCAGTATTCGATCCAGGATTCGAAACAGAATTTATGGGATGTGTAATGAGAGTAAATGAAACTATATTTATCGAAGAAGATGCGAGAGTAGCTCAAATATACTTCCATAAATGCGAAGAAGTAGATCAAGAAAATTTATATAATGGCCAATTCCAAGGCGATAAACAAAGGTAATATGCAACCAAAAGAATCAAAAACAACTAAACACTTTAGAATAAGTATATTAAAATCAGGTATTAGAATGTTTGGCTGTGCAGCATTAATGTACGGCAGTTTCTTTATAGGAGGCTGTTTATTCTTTATTGCAGAATGCTTTGGAGTAATAGAAGAATTATAATATGAAAATAGATAAATTTAACAGGTTACGTCTTAAGTTAGAAGTATTTAAGCTTGAACAGAATTATATAACCCTTGATAGGATCTTGTACTACTTTTCTTTTCTCGGTAATATCTTTTTGATTTATTTTGGATATTTCTTTGTTAAGTCTGTCACAAACTCCATACCTACTTTATTTCCTTTTCAAGAAATATTTTTTACAGTTTTTATAGCTTTATTTCTAACAGGATATGAGTTAACAAAGAGATTTACATTAGAGCAATTCTTTACAGGCATATTACAGGTAAAAAAACTTACAGGTCAAATCTTTATAGGAGGTATGATATGTTCTTTCTTAATAGCAGGAAGTTTTTACCTATCCATTAAAGGCGCACATAGACTTGTAGATAATTCAGAAATGATAACTGCAGCAGTAGATTCAACATCTAATCAAAAAGCAGATTCAATAGCAAAATACTATGATAAAGAAATTGCCTATTACCGTAGCCAACCTGGAAGCAGAAAGGCTGACAGGATTTATAGAGATTCAGTTGTTAACTCTTTGCAGCAAGCAAAAGATGCTAAGGTACAACAGCTTGAAACGAAAACACAAGCCAAAGCGAACACCGCTGTGGATAAGAATTTGGAAAACTCAACTGCATTCCTCTTTATAACAATTTTTCTTGAATTAATTGTTCTAATTGGTGTAGGTTTTGATGCTTTTTATACTTTAGGCAGTTACGAAGAGACTAAAAAACTTTTACAGACTCCTAAGTTTAAGCAGTTAGATCTTAACTTAAAATTACTTAAATTATACTATCAGAACGGTAAAAAGGTAATAGGTGATCAAACCCTGTCCTTTAATAAATTTCAATCTTTAGTACAGACACAAAAGATAGATTGTTCTCAAAAAGACTTAAGATCTTTTATTGTACTTTGTCAAGAGTTAGATGTTATTAAAGAGTTTAGAGGTAGAAAGAAAGAATTTATGCTTACTTATCAACAAGCAAAAGACCTTTTAGAAAACCAGGAAGTAATATAAGTTATGCAAGAAAAAAGTTATGTAACGGTCAATAGTAAAGAGACTCTAAAAGATTTAATTAAACATATTAACGATAGTGAACTCGTTGCGTATGATACGGAAACCAATAGTCTGAATCCCCGTAAGGGTTTGATTATTGGATTTTCTGTATCTGGTGAGATTGGTAAAGGTTATTACATGCCAATTCGTGAATGGAAGAACGAACAATTAGTAGAGCTAAGCATAGATGGTACAAATGCAGATAAATTAGCAAAGTATGCTATAAGTCAGTTACTAAAGAAAAAATTAGTAATGCATAATGCCTCTTTTGACGTTCGATTTACAAAGAATTTTTACGGTATAGATTTACTTCCAGCACTACACGCTGATACTGCCTTACTTGTACACACAGTTAAAGAGGAAGGTGCGTTTGGGTTTGGTAATCCTTTTGGATTAAAATCTATTGCTAAAATGGTACAGAAGGAAATTGGTCTAGACGTAGAATCAGAAGCTAATGAAGAGCAGTTAGAATTAAAAGCTAGCATTAAAGCAAATGGCGGGGCCGTATCGAAAGATAACTTTGAGATTTATAAAGCAGATATGGCTATACTCGCTAAATATGCTGCAGCCGATACGGATTTAACTTTACGTATTTTCTACCACTTCCTACAGGTACTTAAAGACGAAGGATTAGAGCATTTTTTCTTTGAAGAGGAGGTAATGCCTGTTTATAGAGAGGTTACTATACCAATGGAAGAGCACGGTATTAGACTTAACGTAGCTCTTATTCAAGAGACTCAAGATAATATTACAAAAGACTTAGAAGAGCAATCTACTTTAGTTGTTAAAGAGTTGTTAGCTCTACCGCAAGTAAGAAGCTGGATATTAGAGCAGGCTAGAACTGCCTACCCTCCTAAGCATAAAGGTACGTTTGCACAAAGACTATTAGAACAAAGCGGCATTGAATTACCTAGATCAGAAAGAACAGGTAAGTTTGCTATTAATAAAACAGCTGTTACATCTCTTGCAGAAGGACCTATTAAGGACTTTTTAATGACTGGCGATGAAAGTTATCTAACTAAAGAGCAAGTAGCTAAGGTTAGTATGACTTTGTGGAAGGAAGATAACGACGGACAGTTTTTTAATATTCAATCTAAAGATCAATTAGGTAAGATTGCTTTCGATGTATTAGGAGAGAAACCATTATCAAGTACTGATAAAGGTAAGCCTCAATTCGATGAAGATATGATTCAGTCTATTAGCGATAAGTATTCGTGGGCTAAGCACTTACGCTTATATAATAAGCTTACTAAGATCAAGACAGCTTATGTTGATCGTTTCTTAGATGCAGCAGAAGATGAAAAGTTCTATCCGTATTTTAAACAAAATGGTACCGTATCAGGTAGATACGGTTCTGACTTACAGCAATTACCTAAACCGTTAGAAGAAGGTCAGGAAGAGGCTTTACTTACAGGATATACTAATGTAGTAAGAGCTTTCTTTATTTGCGATGAAGGTACAAAGTTACTTGATACTGACTATGCATCCCTAGAACCTAGAGTATTTGCTACAGTAGCAGGCGATCAAGGACTAAAAGAGATTTTTAATAACGATTTAGATTTTTACTCTCACATTGCTATTAAGACAGAAAAGCTTGAAGGTGTTAGTGCACATACTCAAGCACCTAACTTCTTAAAGAAAGTAGATCCAGTTAAAAGACAAACTGCTAAAGGCTATGCCTTAGGTGTACCTTATGGTATGTCAGGATATGCATTAGCTATGTCTCTAAAAATAGACAAAAAAGAAGGAGAGAGACTTGTAGAAGGTTACTTAAATGGATTCCCGCAATTAAGAGAGTGGAGAGAGAATTCTAGAAAGTTTGTAAAAGAGCATGGATATATTAAAAATAAGGTAGGACGTATTAGACATCTACCTAAAGCAAAGGAAATCTATGAAGCTTTCGGAGATAAAATTCTCGATGACTGGAAATTTAGAAAAGGTATAGAAGCAAGCTACGGAGTAGAAGCAGTTACTACATTATATAGAGATTATAAAAATGCTCTTAATAACGTTTTAAACTATCAAATTCAGAGTTATGCAGCAAGCATAGTAAACCGTGCAGCTTTACAAATAAATCGTAAATTCCGTAAGGAAAATATAGTAGGACAAGTAATTGCACAGATACATGACCAATTGATTTGCCAAGTAAAAATTGAAGACGTTAAGAGAGCTTGTGAGATTGTCCAAGACTGTATGGAAAATACAACTAAGCTAGATGGCGTAGAATTAATTGCAATTCCTGAGGTTGCAAACAACTTCCGTGATGGCCATTGACCTTCTTTAGTATGTTTTCTGAGATGGACACTATTTATAAGTATGAACTATAGAAAACATTACAATAAAAAGTAGTATATTTATGAGAAATAAGGTACTTAGTAGGCCTTAAGTTATAAACAATTTTTAAACCGTTCACCGTAAGGGAACACAAAACTAAACAAAATGACATTTAGACCATTTGAGCTAGATCCATTCGACCTATTATGGCGAGATTTATTCGACACACAATCACACTTTGCTGCCATTACGCAGAAAGTAACCCACCCAGTAGACATTTTTGAAACAGAAGACGGCATTCGATTTGAAGTAGCCGCAGTAGGCCTTGACAAAGAAGATATTAATATCATTGTCGACGGAGATCAATTACGTATTACATACGAAAAACCTAACAAAGCAGAAGAAGCTCCAATCTATAGAGGTATCAAGAGATCCTCTTTTAATATTACTTGGAAGATTTCAACTAAATTTGATCTAGGTAAGTTAGAAGCATCTCTAGATAAAGGATTGCTTGTATTAACAATCCCAGTTGCAGAAGGCAAAGCTGTAAAACAAATACAGATCAGCACACCTAAAGCTTTAAAAGCTAAATAAAAAGTAGGCCTACTAAGTAACCAGTTATGATACCCTTTATCAAGAAAGAATTTATTACCTTTAATGAGACTCTCTACTATGTTATAGAGATTGTACGAATGAGTGACAATCCTAATGTAGAAAATTTGAAAGAGAATTGGCATGCAGATATTGTATTAAAAAAAGAAGATAAATTTTTTTTTCTGAGAAGTATTCCTGATATTGAAATAATAGAAGATTAAAACAACAATTAAGTATATGAGTAAATTAAATCCACTTAACGGCTATTTAGTTCTTAAGCCAATCGAAGAAGAAGAACAAACAGTAGGTAATATTATTATCCCTGACTTAGGTAAAGAAAGACCTGAACTAGGAGAAGTAATTGCTACTTCAAAAGTGTATAACTACAACTCTGATAAGTATGTAGACTCTAGTCTAGCAGTTGGGGATAAAGTATTGATTCCGAAAATGGGATCTGTATCAATCACTGTAGAAGGGGAAGATTACTATATTGTAAAAGAACAAGACGTTTATTCCAAGATTAGTGAAAGTACATCTGTACTAGACATTCTTAAAGAGACGGTAATAGACGATGTATTTAAAACAAAAATTAATTAGAAATGGCAACACAGACAGTTTTCGGAATTGAGCTAAAAAATAAATTATTAGCAGGTATTAAACAGCTAAACCAGTCGGTATCCTCAACATTAGGACCAGGCGGTAGAACAGTATTGATTAAAGATCAATCAGGCGAAGTAAAAGTAACTAAAGATGGCGTTACAGTAGCTAAATCTTTTCATGAGTTAGAAGACCAAGTAGAAGACTTAGGCGCACAATTAGTAAAGCAAGTATCTATTAAGTCTGCTAATGAAGCAGGCGACGGTACTACTACCTCTACTTTACTTGCAGCTACTATGGTAGAAGAAGGTTTAAAGTTAATTAACCAAGGATCTAATCCAGTAGAAGTAAAGAAGGGTATCGATAAGTACGTAGCACAGGTAGTAGAGCAAATCAAAAAAATTGCTAAGGATGTAAGTTCGCAAGATCAAATCCAACAAGTAGCTACTATTTCAGCTAACGGCGATGTAGAGGTAGGTAACTTAATCTCTACAGCTATCGAAAAGGTAGGTAGAGAGGGTATTGTTACTATCGAAGAATCTAAGACAGGTGAAACTAGTTTAGAGATTGTAGAAGGTATGCAATTTGATAGAGGTTATAAATCTCCATACTTTGTTACTAACAACACTACGATGAATGCTTCATTAACTGAACCATACATCTTAATCTACGACGGACGTATTACTAAAGCAGCTGAATTATTAAATGCATTAAGCAAAGTAAACTCAGATAACAAACCTTTATTAATTGTTGCAGAAGATATCGAAGATGAAGCATTAGCTACTTTGATTGTAAATAAGATGAGAGGTATTGTTTCAGTAGCAGCAGTTAAAGCTCCAGATTTTGGAGAGAGAAGAACTTTAATCTTAGAAGACTTAGCTATCTTAACAGGCGGTACAGTTATCTCTAAAGATAAAGGACATAAGTTAGATAAATTAACTCCTGTTCAACTTGTAGAAATGTTTGGTAAAGCTAGAACAATTAATGTAGCTAAAGAAACAACTACTATCGTTGATGGTAATGGAGAGGTAGAGAAGATTACAGCACGTGCTCAAGAGATTAAAGATCAAATTGAGAAAGCTACTTCATTCTACGAGAAAGAAAAGTTACAAGAGAGATTAGGTAAACTAGTTGGCGGTGTAGCTATCATTTCAGTAGGAGGTAATTCTGATATTGAAATTAAAGAGAGAAAAGATAGAGTAGAAGATGCTTTATTTGCTACTAAAGCAGCCTTAACAGAAGGTGTCGTTCCTGGTGGCGGTATTGCTTTGATTAGAGCAGTTAATAACTTACCGATTTTACCTAGAGAGATATCATCAGATGAATTATTAGGTTTTGATATTGTAAAGAAAACATGTTACGCACCATTTAAGACTATCTTAAGCAACTGCGGTATTGAAGATTACTATTCGATCTTAAAAAATGCAACAGAGGCAGATTCTTTTACTTATGATGCTAAGAAGCAAGAAATAGTAGATGCATTTACAGTAGGATTATTAGATCCAACTAAAGTAACTCGTACGGCTTTAGAGAATGCAGCATCTGTAGCAGGAACTATCTTGACAACAGAATCAGTTATCTTTGAAAAGAGAGACGATAAGAAGAAGCAAGAACAAGACCCGAACATGGGAATGTATTAATTAAGGTTTCCTTAAAGTAGAGAGCTCTCCAATTAAGGAGAGCTTTCTCTATTTATTTAAAATAACTCAAATATGGCATATAGCGATAAAGTATTGGATCACTACTCTAATCCTAAGAATGTTGGAACTTTAGATAAGTCTAAACCTAACGTAGGTACGGGATTAGTAGGTGCACCAGAATGTGGCGATGTAATGAGATTACAGATCGAAGTAGAGAATGATATAATTGTTAACGCTAAGTTTAAAACATTCGGATGTGGTTCAGCAATTGCATCTTCTTCAGTAGCAACTGAATGGCTAAAAGGTAAGACATTAGACGAAGCTATTACTATAGATAATATGGATTTAGTAGAGGAATTAAATTTGCCTCCAGTAAAAATTCACTGTTCAGTTTTAGCAGAAGATGCTATCAAATCAGCTATTAATGATTATAGAGTAAAACAAGGCTTAGAGGCAATTATATTTGAAGAATCACATATATAAATTATAGATTATGAGCTTTATTATTGGAAAAAGTTGTGTTGACTGTATGGATACAGCTTGTGCTAACGCTTGCCCTGTTGACTGTATTCACGGACCTATAAATATTGGAGGTTCTGGTGCAGAAGTAGCAGCACAAGGTAAAGAAGCATTTCCAGGCGGACAATTATATATAGATCCAGATACTTGTATCAATTGTGGTGCTTGTGTTCCTGAATGTCCTGTTAGTGCAATTTATGAAGATGAAGATTTAGCAATTAAAGCAGGCGAAGAAGAATCAGTACATAAAAACTATGAGTTCTTCGGATTAAAGTATGCATAATGGTAACAATTACAGAGAAAGCATTAAATCACGTTATCGGCTTAATGATGGAAGAAGGAGTTACTCCTGATACTCATTTCTTAAGAGTTGGCGTTAAAGGAGGAGGATGTAGTGGTTTATCTTACGTAATGGATTTCGATGATCATATTGATCAAACAGATGAAATTGTAGAATCAGAAGCTGGTTTAAAGATACTAATAGATAGGAAATCTTTACTATATCTATTTGGAACACAATTAGAGTATAGTGATGGATTAAACGGTAAAGGATTTCAATTTATTAATCCAAATGCTTCTCGCACTTGCGGATGCGGAGAAAGTTTTGCATTATAACTATTTATAAGTATGAACTATTTATAAGTATGAAAAAGAAACTTTTACTAACATTAGCACTTATTGCTTTTTTGAGCATATTTGTAGTACTTGCATTAAATGCACAAGATACAGTTCGTATTAAGCATACTAATTACACTACAGTATTCAGTAAGTCTAAGTACTACCCGGTACTAGTCGAATGGTATGTAACTAAAGCTAAAGTAAGTTGTGCAAACCAACTTGCACGTAAAGATCAATTCGCACCAGATCCATTATTAAAAACTGAAACCGATCTTATGAAAGACTACGTAGGTTCAGGTACAGATAGAGGTCATATGTGTCCTGCAGCAGAAAATCAATGCCAAGGAGATATGGTTCAAACAGAGTGTTTTTACTTTTCTAACATGGCACCTCAGTATCACAGCTTAAACGCAGGTGATTGGAAAGCTTTGGAAGTTGTAGAAAGAGCTATTGCTTTACAAAGTGACAGTGTACACGTTTGGGCAGGTTCAGTAGGTGTTGCAAAAAAAATAGGTAAAGTATCCGTTCCTAAACAATGCTGGAAAGTTATCTACGTAGTAAAGCTTAAAGAGTATCAAGCATATATCTTCGATAATACCGCCGATAAACCAGTCGGACTACATTCACATGAAGTTACAGTAGGAGACGTAGAAAAACTGACAGGATTTAAATTTAAGTAAGACATATATCCTATTTATATCTAAACCGTAATGAAACTAGTTTTCTTAATTATGGTTATGACATTAATAGGGGTTTCAAGTAGAGCCCAAAATAAAGCTGCTCTTGGAACTATTGTAAATAATATCAAAGCAGGTCCTTTAACAGGAAATAAAAACCTGGCTTTTGGCGTTAAAAACGTAATACAAGAGGCCCTTCAAGATAAGGGCTTCACTCTTGTAGATAGATTTGATGCTGATTACGTTATAGATGTCGAAATTTCTTTTTTTGATGTAGAACAAACAAAACAAGGTGTTTCTGTTTTCCATGAAGATAAGAACGAAGTTGTAATAAGGATGAAAGGTACTTTATCTGATGGATTTGGAAAAGTACTAAAAACTATAAATACTGAAGACAGATCCTCTGAGATCAGTACATCCACGTTGTTGATAAATGAAAGAGGTCAGTTTAATTCTGCCGTACAAAGAAATGCAATAAAAAAAGCATGCGTTTCGGTTGTGACAAAATTACTCTAAATTATGAAACATTTATTAACTAGTATCCTGCTTTTCGTAGGATTAACAACATTTGGACAAAACATTAAGTTAAAACTGAGTACTCAACCTAATGCTACAGGCGATACTGTTAAGCTTAATGCTTACGGTAATACGCTTAAAAAAGGTGATACATTAGTAATCTACGTAGCAGCTAACGGTAACGGTAATAGTACTGCAAGACAGTTGTATTTTGATTTTGAGTATCAGAATACAGCTTTAACATTATTAAGTATTAGTAATAGCGGTACTGCAGGTAACGGAGGAGTACTTCCTGCAGGTTCTCAAATTTCAGAAAGCTACTACCTATATCCGGGTTATAGATTTGCTCAGACTTCAGCTAACACAACTAGTAACGGTAATATAGATTATAGTAACTGTAACTACACCTATACAAACGGCGGTAATCACACTATTATTAGACACAGCTTAAACTGGGCTACTACTGCAGCAATGCCTTACAGCAGTTACTGGGGATTAGAAAAATTAACATTTAAATTAAACGCTAATGCAGTAGGTCTTACATTTGATCCTATTAGAATGAACTTTGCTGCTGCATTTAATAGTAACGGTACAGAGGGAGCTACAATACAGGAAACTCCGCTAAGCATTCCGGTGTACTTAGATCCTAATTCTGAATCTTATATTAAAGGGCATGTAGAAACTAATGGAGCTTTATCTCAATTTACCCTTACAAGAATAGCATTTACAGATACAGTTGCTAAAACAACGTACTTAGTAGATGCTAATGACGACGGGAGTCTTGCAATAGATCAAACTCGATTTAAAGCTAATACGGTATACCAGGTGAGTGTTAGAGTAAGTGCTGATGTAGTAAAAGATATTATGAATGCTGCTGTGACTGTAAGTGATTTTACTGCAGCACAAACTGAATTTACTAATCAAAACTTAGACGGTACATTTACTGGATCTAATATCAAGACTGGTATTGGCTATTTATCTGCTGATGTAAATAAAAATTATGTATTTGATGGCGGAGATGTTACTAGAATCTTTGCTCAATCAGTAGGAGTAGATTCACTATACACACTTCCTGCTACATATAGACCAGGCACGGACATATACTTAGATGTTCCTACATTTACAGATTCTTTATTTAATAATTTAAGTATAGCTGATTGGCCTAGTATTAAAACCGGATACGTGTATTTTAAGACAGGTAAAATAGGATCAAACTTACCACTAAACTTAAAGTATGTTATTCCCGGAGACATAAACAGATCACACAGTTCACAAGTAGTTGCTTCTGATGGAACAATACAATCATTCGCAGTTGAATACGTAAATACTCCTAATGTTAATAAAGCTCCTGTAGACGTTAATTTAAGTAATGTAACTGTAACAACTAATACAATAGAAGTACCAGTTAATATTAATACAGTTAACAACGTAGGAGCTTTGCAATTTGAGTTCTATTACGATACTACAAAAATTAAATTTGAAAGCCTAGCCTCTAACTTACCTAATACTTGGTTTACATTTGCTAATTCTAAATCTGGTAGAATTAAATTTGGAGCTGTTAACAGAGACCTGAAAGCGCCTATTACAGGAGCACAAACTCCTTTTACACTTAAGTTTTCTTCTATAGGAGATGGAGTTAACCTAACTACTGCAATTAAAGTAGGATCCACAATGGATGCTTCTGATAATAAAGGTAATCAACTAGGAATTAACTTAAATACAATATCAATCAAATTAACAGGGTATAATAATTTCTAATATGAAAAAACTAATACTAACAACGGTTATATTCTTAGCAGCATGCACTAAAACAGTAACTACCTTACCGGTGATTGACTTAGGTGTAAAATCAACTTCAACAGCTATAAGCAGCTTAACACAGGAAAATAACATAATTACTGTGGAATTTGCTGTTACTCAAGGAGCTAAATACTCAGTGCAGATTACTCCATTCAGTTCATTTACCCCGGTAATAACAGAAGGATTTACAGCTAACTCTAATTCTGTAACAAAAGTATATAATTTATCTAAAATACCAAAAAGCGACTATAACTTGATATTTATAGATATAAACGGTAATGAAACTAAACGTCCCGTTATTATAAAATAATTTAATATGGCAAAAGTAACAAAGAAGGCAGTAGAGGAGTCATCGATGGCTAAGAATGAAAAGTATAATGACGGTACTATGACTGGTTTAAAAAAGACCCTTATAGGTACTGTATCTACTCTAGTAGTTGGAGGCGGTACATTTTTAATGTCTTATTTACAAAAACCAAAAGAAAGCGATAAACAAGTACAACCGCAAAGTATTAACATTACTGTTCCGGGTCAACAAACTACTTCTACTAAAACAGTAATAGTTAAGGAGAAGAGTAATGAAGCAAAGCAAATAAATAAACCACAACCAAAAACTAAAAAGAAAGACGGAGACGAATTTAAAGAAGAAGCTCCTAAATGGTAATTTATAATAAGTAAAATTTACAACTATGACTTTTAAAGAATGGGTAATTGATCTTTTTAAAGACGAAAGAGGTACTATTTCAGTTAAACCTGTAATCGCATTTTTTGGTGCATTATTCCTTTGTGGAACTATGCTAGCAAACTCTTTCACAGATGAACATTTCAAACCGGCTGCTGAATTAGTAAATGCAGTAATGGTAATCACAGCAATTGGAATGGGTGCTGATACCTTAGATAAATTTACAGCCAAGAAAAAAGATTCACCAGCTGATGAAGCTAAAACTGAAGAATAATGAAATTAATAGAAATCCTTAAAGAAATAAAAAAGGAACGGTTATTAGAATGTGTTGTTGCTGGTGTAAGACTTGGTGATGGCATTGTTTTGGCTAAAAACAGAGATAGAGGTTATGATGCCAAAATGGAAATTGTACATGAAGTAGTAGACAACGTAGAAATGGTCTATTGGCATGATATTGATACTGACTGGTCTGAAGGTATGAATGAATTCGGTATTGGTATTGTTAACTCTTCTTTAATGGTAGGGGATGATGAAAAAGAAACCGATAAGGTAGAAAAGAAAAGAGAAGAAAAGGCTGACAATAAAGATAAGAGTAAAAATCCTCAACATGCAACCGACGGCGCTAAAATTAGACAAGTACTAACTCAGAAAAATATTAGAGATGCTATCAAGGTACTAATAAGTACAAGAGGCGATGGTAGTTCTGAGTTTAAAGGAGTTTCAGGTGAGTCTATTGTTAGTGATGGTAAGAGTATTTATGTTGTAGAGCATTCAAGCGTGGATGTTCCTGTTATTAGAAAGTTAAAAAACGATAAGAAGGTAATAGTTAGAACTAACCACGGTATCTACCATAAGCATTTAGGATATCAAAGCGGTCCTAAAGAGCAATCTTCTCACAGTAGAATGGATCTTGCTAAAAATCATCTTCAACATGCTAAGACAGATCAAGATGTGTTAGATCTAATGAAGAAAAAATACAAAGATAATCCTTTTTTAAATCCATATAGGATTGATAATAAGTTTCATATGCAAACAGTAGGTCAAATTATGATGAACTGCGATACTAAGACTGTAACAGTACGTATGGATAACAAGCACGGTAAGTTAGAAACAGTAGAGAATCTACTTCCTAAAGGGTACGAACCTAAAATTAAAATTAAAATTGAAAATAAAGGAAATATAAAAATATAGTATATGAAAAAGATAAGCGAAACCATAGTATTAAGACTTGCTCAATTACTTTTTGCATGGACGATACTAGCTCTAAGTTTTGAAGTTTTTATGATTGTAACTCACTTTTGTAATCCAGAGCTAAATACAAAAGTAGGTAATGAAATAATGTGGAAAGTAGACGGAACATTTAAAAACTCTCCAGACAATATTTGGTATAAAAAACCAGAAAAGAAGTAATGTGTATGAAAAAGTTATTTATATTATTAGGTTGCTTTTTAATAAGCAGTGCTGTAATTGCTCAGACTATAGGGTCAACAAAGACAGAACAATTTCGAGCAAGCTTTGAAACTAAAATCGATATTAGTCAATTTTTAAATTATGAAGGGCCAACAATACCAATACAAATTCTTAAATGTGGTATTGGAGATGAAGTCTACGAACAATATCCAGAACTCAAAGAAAAGAGAGTAGGTTTAGGTGTAGCTAACATCTCGTTGGAATATCTTGAAAATCTTAACCGCTTTACGTTTACAGAGGATAAGACAGAGATTAAAAACAGAATGGTTAAGCAGTTCCAAGCCTCACAAGCGGGAATCTCGCAAGACAAACTAGATGGTAGAGGTAAGATTAGACTTGCACATTACTTTGTAGAGATTGAAGTTTATGATTGGTCTGTATCAGATGACGAAGAAATAAATTTATCTAATGGAGTTAAGAATCAGATGGTAACTCGCTTAGGTCTTCAAGTTAGATTTACAAATGCAGAGACAGGAGAAATTATAGCAGCATCAGGACTTGGTGAAGCTAAGACAACTAGAGAATTAACTTTCCTTTCAGATGCTACGGTAGATCCAGTTAAATTTAATCAATCAACAGTATCAATAGCAACTAAGAAAGCTTTAGATATTGCTTGTGCGAGAATACTAAAAAGAATGGTTGATAAAAAAATATTTACTAAATAATTAAACTATGGGAACAGCAGCACCAAAAAAACGTCCAATGAGATCTAGAAGATCTGGAGTTAAGAAATTAAATTTAGTGAAAAGTAATTTATTAATATTAAAGAAATTAGCAGCATTACTTATACTAGTGTTTTTATTTGCGTGTGAAGCTCCTTACAAAATTGTAGAAACAACAACTACAGACAGTACAGGTAAACAAATACGCACTATAAACAAGTACTACGATAACTCACCTACAGTAATACCGCATACAAGTATTAATTTAACATCTGATTTGTGGTTTTACAACAGATATAACTTTTATAACGGATACAGCTACCCTTTAGTTATTCAAGTCCCGGTTTATAGACAACAAATCGTAACTCCTACTCGACCTAAGTACCATTATACACCAAGTCCTTCTTATAGAAGTAGACATTAATAATGAAAAAATGGATATTAAGTACCCTAATATCAGTTTTGTTTTTAATAGCTTTTAAAGCTAACAGTCAGAATATTGTTCAAACCTACATTGACCCCTGTGATAACAAAGTTTACACAGTAGTAGTTCCTATCTCATCTAATCAACCTGGAGTACTAGTACTTATTAGAAGTAAATCTAGACTTTTCACATACGCCGACTTCGCTTCTGGAACTGTAACTAAATGGGTTAATGAAATCTTTTCAACGCCATGTCCAGTAGCCATAACAGCAACGGTAGCACAACAAGCCGCTCAAGCTGCATCCAATGCAGCCTCACAAGCCGCTTCAGCCGCCGCTTCCGCTGCAGCAAGCTCAGCTTCCTCTTCAGCAAGTTCAAGTGCTTCTTCCGCTGCTTCTTCCGCCGCATCAAGTGCTTCGAGTTCAGCAGCATCTTCCTCCTCTCCATCAACTTCGTCGGGATCATCCTCACAATCCCAATCGTCATCCTCTTCTGGGGAATCGTCTTCGTCCAGTTCCTCATCGGGAAGCAGCGAAGGAGGGCAAAGCAAATCAGAAGGAGGGTCGAGTAGTAGTTCTTCTGAGAGTAAAAGCAGCTCTTCTGAAAGTAAATCAGAATCTAAATCAGAAAAAAAATCTGAAGAGAAGAAAAAGCAAAAAGAAGAGAAGAAAAAGAAACAAGAAGAGCGAAAAGCTAACCCTCCTGTAGTTAAGGCAGATCTATCCGTAATGCAAATGGGTACGACTATAGTACCTACTTTCAATGTTAATATGTCTAAGACTTTAAACGAAGGAATGTTTAGCTACGGATTAAGTACTTCAATTAGGTTAGATTTAAAACAAATAGTAATCGGAGGAAGTACTTCTGATATTATAATGAAGAATGGAAAAGTATATGGAGTAACTTCCACTAGCATAACCTATGTAACGGACTGGAACAATAAGTTTATTTTCTACGGATGGAGCTTTGTCAAGCCTCTAGATAAAGGAGCTGTTGCAGGACTTGCTTTAAGTGGAAATTCCCTTATCTTAACAGGTAATCAAGTTATGCTATCACCATCTATCATAACCTTTTATACCAGACCTTTCCAGATTAGTAAAAAGCAAACAATCTCTCCAGAAATCTATGTAATTTCCTCTCCTGTAATGTTTGGACAGAAAGATAAGAAAGCAACCTACGACGCTAACGTTTCCTTTTTTACAGGTGCCGGAACAGATATTAGATTTTCTAAAAGGTTTAAGTTAAATATTAATTTTAAAGTTAATATAAGTACTAATCCAAGTACTCCAATGATGTCTGTATTTGCTTTAGGTTCAAAAATAAACATATAAAAAGTTGATAGTCTGAATAAGTCTCCTTACCTTTACTATATGAAAGCAATCTACTATAATCGCTACAAAGATAAAATTACCTTTGATCATAAGGGAAAAACTGTAACTATGTCTGGCTATAGCCCTTACTATAGGTATAGCTGGCCTAATGTATACGATACAGCTTATGAAAAGTATGTTGAGAGTGCAGTTGTGGATGCCAAGCTAGAAGGTAATCAAATAATGACACAGGAAGAATTTGAGAAAGCATTATATGTTAGAAAGGACGAAGAAAGTTACGGGTATAATGCTCTTTATACACTATTCGGAAAGTATATTTATTCAGACAAAGATACTATCGATATGGTAGATCCTTCAGGAGGTCCTTATCTTTCTAGAGGAATGAACTTAAAAATGTTCTTTGGAAAAGATTACGAGGACTTGATTATAGAGTCAATTAAGTTAGGAAAGAAAAATATTAAATTTAAAATAAAGTAATATGAGCGAATTAATAGATTTTAAAAAGTATAAAGATACGGTAATACGTCTAAGTAAGATAACAGATACCAGATTTAACGGTAAGCATCCAAACGGTATTGATGTAGGGTATGTGAAAGAAGGAAGGATTAACTTAGAAAAGTCTAATGAACATCAATGCTTCCTTATTATTGAAGGAGATAGATTTTTTAATACCTCTCAAGTTTTAATACTAGAAGAGAAAGAAGGTCACGACTTAGCCTATACAGTAAACTCTGTATACAAGGTAGAACCGGTATTTACTGCAATTACAGGAGTTCAAGAAAAACATTCAGTAAAGTTGGATGATTCAGAATAAGTTCATACATTTATAAAAAGATAAAAATGGTATTATACTTCACAGCAACATGGTGCGGTCCATGTAAGATGTTCAAACCTACAGTTCAAGCAGTAAGTGCAGAAACGGGCGTAGGTATTAATTATATTGATGTAGATCAACAAAAAGATATGGCACAGAGATATAACGTGTCAAGCGTTCCTACTATCATAGTAGAGAATGGCGGAAACGTAGTTTATAGAAACTCTGGAGTAATGTCCAAGCCGCAACTAACTCAAGTGTTATCGCAATTTAAATAAACAAAAAAAGAAAACAAGATGAAAAAAGTAATCGCAATGTTTGCTATCGCAGCTTTAACTGCATGTGGTGGTACTTCTACTGAAGTAAAAACTGATTCAACTACAGTAAGTACTGATTCTACTACAGTAGACACAAGTGTAGCTACTCCAGAAGTAAAGCAAGACACTAACTACTACAAAGAGTTAAACAAAAAGAGAAAAGCAGAATTAGATTCAGCTTCTAAGTAAGAGAAAAACACGTCAGGGTGTCCGGCCTGCAAAGACTACGTAGTTAGAAAGGTCTTTTAATATATTTTTATATATTTATAATACAGTTCTTTAAAATATGGGGACGACTTGGTATTGATTGCGATGAGAAGGATAGTACCACACGTAGACAAAGCATGAATGTCTTTAAATACTTGCAAAACAACAAACGACGAAATGTCAACTATGACCTTCGAAGACTTAATGTCTTTCGTAGGTGCTGATGAGTACGCTTACGCTGCTTAATCACATCCCGTATCACTCATGGGACTTTAAAAAGAAGTGACAAACCCCGCTATAGTCTCAGTATTATAGCTCTGCTCCTTCTGGGAGTTTCTTGGTAGTCATAAAACCAAGTGGTGGTAGCTGGTACTTAACTGTACGGCCCTTTCACTACTGATCAGCTTAAAACGTAGATCTAAACGTGTGATACGCTGGTATTATAATTACTTCGCAAGACCAGGGTTCAATTCCCTGCGTCTCCACAAAGTAGGTTGATTGGGAAACCCTATACCTTTTAACTGTAGAAAGGGCCGGTATAGGGTGAGGCGGTTAAACGATACCAAAGTAATGCCAATCGTAAAAGTAGATGTCCACGCACCCATCTTCTACTTTCCTAAAATATTTAAGGAACGCTGGGGCTACGGATTCCGTCCTCTCACGTTTAAATAACTAATAAAGGTGTCCTTTAAATAATTAGCCCTAAGTACACGGGATCGAAACACAGCCGTGGCATACCGTAAGATCTGCTCGCTTAATAGCTCCTAATCGTCGGTGTAGGCACAGTTGACAACTCTGAAGGTGAATATAAAAGTTGTAATGCTTGGTTAGTTAAGTTGGTATAACGCTAGATTTGTAATCTTGTATCCCCAGTTCAAGTCTGGGACTGAGCTCAAAGATGAGTGTTGACGAAACCCTATTCACCCGTAACTGTCACGTGTAACTCGAGGTGAGAGCAAGTAGTAACTTTGTTTAGTTGGCCGCTAAACCTCATCCTATTGGAAAGCTGGCAGAGTGGTTGAATGCACCGGTCTTGAAAACCGGCAACTGTAACAGGTTCTGAGGTTCGAATCCTTGGCTTTCCGCAAAATTATTTATTATGTTTTTGACTTATTACATTATTTGTGTTATCTATTGCTTTTATCAATTAAACAAAAGATATAAAAGATCAGGAACTGAATATAATTCTCCTGAACTAGATGCTATTATGGTATTAGTTATGGCTTGGGTATTAGCTCCAGTCGATGTATCTTTAACTTGGATACGCTGGTACAAAGAAGCAGAGCAAGCTAGAATTGATCAGACTAAATTGGATTTTAGAATAGACCAAGAAGATAACGTCTATTAGTATACTGTAGGATGGTGGAAGGCTATCGATGCCTGGCAGACACACCCTCTCGTCTCGAGGGTGCAGAGAACGAAATAGAAAAGTAATATGGGGTTGACCACCTGCTTGCAAGCATTGTGTTACTTTCCGAATCGCTGCGTGAAGGTTCAAGTCCTTCTCCTACAGCAAAATTAAACCAGTCTAAAAGTTGATAGATTGGTTTTTTTATTTTACATTTAAATTATAAAATAAATAATATGGCACAGCAGAATTTAAACATTACAATGGACAAGACTACTCCTATCGTATGCGAGGAGTGTGGATGTGAAACTTTTAAACAAGTAACTTTCTTACGCGAAGTAAGTAAGTTTATTGCAGGTACAGATCAGGACGCTTTAGTTCCTATCCCAAGCTTTGCATGTACTAAGTGTGGTTATGTAAACGAGAAGTTCCAACCTAAAAACTTAGGTTTATAATGGAAACAGACATTAAAGAGTTTAGCTATCCAAGTACTCCTGTAGAGTTTGAAGACGGTTACGTTACTGATACAGTAGTTACTTCTATTATTAACCAGTTTGTCAAAAGAGCTCAGTTTGGTAAAGAGAAGTACGGTACTGATTTAGATCGTAAAGACTTAACTACACTAGATTGGATTGAGCATGCTAAACAAGAATTAATGGACGGTATTTTGTATTTAGAAAAGCTTAAACAGGAATTAGAAGAAAAAGACATAAAGTAACTAAGTCCTGTTCTTTTTATTTTTGGTACTGCAATGAACTATTTATTATAAATAAGGAATTATGAAAGGTACTAATGTTATTTATAAAATTACTAATCTACTAGACAGTAAGTGTTATATAGGACAAGCAAAAAACTTAGAGAAACGTATTAAAACTCATAAGCGAAATGTAGATAAGGTAAAATCTCCCTTGTACTCTGCTATAAAGAGTCATGGATGGAATCAATTCAGTGTCAAAATAATTCATATAGCAGAAACATATGAACAGTTAGATCAGCTAGAAATCGATTACATAAAAAAGCATCAAAGTTTATATCCGGTAGGATATAATTTAACTGAAGGAGGTACTGGAGGAGACTTAGCTACAAACCATCCTAATAGAGAACATTTATACGATAGTAGAAAAGGAAGAGTGCCTTGGAACAAAGGAAAGAAAGGTTTACAAACTTCCTGGAATAAAGATACAAAAGGCGTTATGAAATCTAATAGAACTACTTTTAAACCAGGGAAAGAACATTCAATGTATGGAAAGAAGCAATCTTCTGAAACCGTTGCGAAGAGGAGAGCTAATACAGATTATAGTAAAGTAAAGAGACGTACAGTAACAGTGTTACAATGTCATGAAGATGGCCTTATTATTAAACAATGGACGTCTATAAAAGAAGTAAGCGATAGGTACTCTCTAAGTAAAGGATTACTAAGGTACTACTTAGATAAACCCAAAACATTAAAAGGTTACGTATGGAAAAGAAAAAAGTAAAGAGTAAGACAGTTAGCTATAGCCAATATGCTGTATATAAACAGTGTAACTATAGATGGTATCTAGAATATGCTAGAGGCTTAAAAATCTTTAAACCATCAATACATTTAATTTTCGGAACTGCTGCTCATGAAACAATACAAAACTATCTTCAAGTAATGTTTGATAAATCTGCTACTGAAGCAGATAAGATACATCTTCCTACCTATTTTAAGACTAAGCTAATGGAGCTGTATAAAGCAAATGCTCATGCAGGCCATTTCTCTACTCCGCAAGAGCTATCAGAGTTCTACGAAGATGCTGTAGCTATCTTAGAGTTTTTTAAACGCAAAAGGAATTTATTCTTTAGTAAGAAGAACTCCAAGCTTATAGGTATAGAAATTCCTATTACAGGACCTATCGTAGAAGGTTACGATAAAGTTACTATGAAAGGCTTTATTGACTTAGTTATCTACGATAAAGCTTTAGATAAGTATATCATTTACGATATCAAGACCTCAACAAGAGGTTGGTCTGATTATGAGAAAAAAGATCAAGTAAAGGTTAATCAGATACTTCTTTATAAGAAATTCTTTTCGAATTTAAAAGGAATACCAGAAGACAAGATAGACGTACAGTTTTTTATAGTCCGTAGGAAAATCAATGAGAATTTAGAGTTTGCCCCTAAGAGAGTACAAGAGTTTAAACCAGCAAACGGTACTAAGAAAGTAAACGATGCTTTTGAAGATATTCAGAATTTCGTTAAAGATGCTTTTACAGTAGAAGGAGAATACCAGGAAAAGAAGTATCCTAAGAATATAGATAAATGCAAGTTCTGTCCTTATATCGACAAGCTGGAATTATGTGATAAAAAGAATGATTAGATATATAGTTCTATATATAGTACTGACTATTTATTAAGAAATAATATATTATGCATATCGGAAAGAAAGGAGACATCCTTACAACAGTCAGGCTTCAAGACGATTTATTCAATACTTTTAAATCAGAAGCGGTAAAAAATAAAATTACCATGAGAAATTTGTTAGAACGCTCAATGTTCTTATATTTAACAGACGAGGAGTTTAAAAAAACTATCAACAATCAATTAAACGCACGTTATACTAAACCAACAGAATAAAAGTTACATGAAAGAAGGTTACATTTCACAGGCAGATAGAAAGAAAATTCTACTACTCTGCGATGATATTAGATTTACATCTGGTATCTCTACAATGGCTAAAGAAATTGTCATTGGAACAGCACATCGTTTTAACTGGGTAAACCTAGGAGCTGCTATTAATCATCCTGATCAAGGTAAGAGGTTTGATATCTGTCAAGATACAGCACAGCTTGCAGGAATTCCAGATGCTTCAGTGTTTATAATTCCAACCTCAGGCTATGGTAGTCCGGAGTTAGTTCGTCAAGTAATCGAATTAGAGAAGCCAGATGCTATTATGTTCTTTACAGATCCAAGATATTGGATATGGTTATTTCAAATGGAGAATGAATTAAGGAAAAAGCTTCCTATGATTTATTTAAACATCTGGGATGATTTACCTGCTCCTCTGTATAATAAGCCTTATTACGAATCTTGCGACGGTTTATTAGCTATCTCAAAACAAACTGCTAACATTAACAGACTTGTATTAGGAGAGAAAGCTAAAGATAAAGTTATTAAGTATGTACCTCACGGTATTAATGAAGATGTCTTTACTGTTAAGAGTAAAAATGACCCTGAAGTTATTGCAATGAGAAAGCAATACTTTGGAGATAATCAACCAGAGTTTGTAGTTTTATATAATGCTAGAAATATTAGACGTAAATGTACTTCTGATTTAATTTTAGCATATGCTCAATTCTGTGATAAGATAGGTAAAGAGAAAGCTAAGAAATGTGCTTTACTTTTACATACTCAAAAGCTAGATGAAAATGGTACAGACCTACCTACAGTAATAGAGTTGTTCTGTGATCCAGAATACCAAAGAGTAGTCTTCTGTGAGAATAGATACACACCTTATCAAATGAGTACGATGTATAACTGCGCAGATGTTACAGCTTTAATCTCTTCTAACGAAGGATGGGGCTTATCTTTAACTGAAGCCATGATGTGTGGTAAGCCTATTATAGCTACAGTTACAGGTGGTATGCAAGACCAGTTAAGATTTGAAAATGAAAAAGGGGAATGGATTGACTTTAATGAAAACTTCTGCTCTAACCATTTCGGTACTTATAAAAAGCACGGCAAGTGGGCCTTCCCGGTATATCCTAGTAATATGAGTATCGTAGGTTCTATACCAACTCCATACATCTTTGATGATAGAGCTGACTTTAGAGATATTGCAGCAGCTATTAAAGAGGTTTATGATTTAACTCCAGAAGAAAGAGAGGTAAGAGGTCAAGCAGCTAGAGAATGGGTTACTTCAGATGAGTCTATGCAATCGTCTAGAATGATGTCTAAGAACGTTATTGACGGTATCGAAGAAACTTTCGCTAAATGGAAGCCAAGACATAAGTACGAACTTATTAAGGTAGAAAAGCAACCCAGAAAAAAATCAGCACATCCAATCGTTTATTAAAAAATAAAGTTTATATTTAAAGCATGAAACAATATTGCGTTATATCAGCACCACCAGATACCTATTCAGGTTATGGAGCGAGATCAAGAGATTTTATAAAAGCCCTTTACGAATTAAAGAAAGACGAATGGGATATTCGAATAATGCCTCAAAGATGGGGAAATACTTCTTGGGGCTTTTTAGAGGATTATAAAGAGGAATGGGGTTGGATGATTCCATTACTATTAAAAGAACCTTTAACTAAGCAACCAGACTACTGGTTTCAAGTAACTATACCTAATGAATTTCAACACGTAGGTAGAGTTAGTATAGGAGTTACAGCCGGTATTGAAACTACCGTATGTGATGCTACTTGGCTTGAAGGATGTAATAGAATGGATTTAACTTTAGTATCTTCTAATCACGCTAAGGCTGTATTACAGTCTACTAGTTACGGTAAGAAAGAAAATCCAAATGAGACAGTTAAATTAGAAAAACCTATAGAAGTACTATTCGAAGGAGCAGACTTAAATAAGTACTTCTTTATTGCAGACGAGGATTTACCTGAAACAGATTTAGTATTAGACTTAGATACGATTAAAGAAGAGTTTTGTTACTTATTTGTAGGACACTGGTTACAGGGAGAGTTTGGAGAAGATAGAAAGAATGTAGGTAAAATGATTCATACTTTCTTAGAAACATTTAAAGGTAAGAAGAATAAACCTGCTCTTATTTTAAAAACTTCTAACTCTACTACTTGTATTATGGATAGAGAGGAAGTACTAAAGAAGATAGATTTTATTAGAAATTCAGTACAAGGTTCTGATCTACCTAATATCTACTTAATACATGGTGATCTAGATGATGAAGATATGAATAACTTATATAATCATCCTAAAGTAAAAGCAATGATTTCGTTTGCTAAAGGAGAAGGATATGGTAGACCTCTTGCAGAGTTTTGCTTATCTAAAAAACCTGTAATAGCTTCAGGATGGTCTGGTCAAGTAGACTTCCTAGATGGAGAGTTTGCTGTATTAATACCAGGTCAGTTAACTCAAACTCATCCTTCAGCTCAATCTCAAGGATTAATTCTACCAGGTGCTTTATGGTTTACTATTGATCATAATCTAGCAGCTAAGGCTATGGAAGATGTATTTGCTCACTATAAGAAATATGAAGAGAGGGGTAAGCGTCAAGGACATAAAATTAAGACTGAATTTAGTTTTGATAATATGGTTTTATTCTTGAAAGGATACTTAGATAAGTATGCAAATGCACCTAAGCAAGTAGAATTTAAATTACCACAATTAACTAAAATAGGATAAGATGACTAGTAAAGATTTTATAATCTGGTTAAAAGGATTTTCTGAAGGAGTGCATCAATATAACATAACTCCTGTACAATGGGAGACTTTAAAAGAACAACTTAATAAAGTAGATGATACTCCTTACGTAAGTGATAACTTTACAATTGGACCTGAGGGTGCTTACGAAAGAGATCCTAATCAACCTTCATTTAAGGTTAATGACCAGGGATTTTATCAAAACCCTCATAGAACAGTTTATCCAAATTGGTCGGGAATCAATCCATACGGAACAATAACAACAACACCTGGATGTAGTTCTATAACAATAGCCAATCCACCATTTGGATTTGGAACAACATCAACTGCTACATCACTTCCATCGGGCAGTACAATTAGCTATACAAATTCAACAGATAAAACTTTATTAAATGACTAACGATAAACTAACAACATGTCCTTTATGTGAGTGCGACGGATGTTACGTAACTCCAATCAACGAAACAGCTTACAACTATTTCTGTTGGGGATGTGGATTTCAAACAAATGACCTAATGAAAGAGGGAGAGTTTGATTTTGAAAAATACGAAGAGACTATTCCGGAACTCTATAAAGATATAAAAGGCAAAGACGGTGAAGGAAGAATATGGTATCCTATTAGTATTAATATTACCGATAAAGGAACTGTATTTTTAAATGGAACAGATGTAAGTACTGTACACTGGTCTGCGATTAAAGTTATACCTTTAACAGAAGAAGAGAAGCAAGAACCTAAGTACAAAGGACTAATCTATAAGTCAGATGCTAAATCTTTACAACACTTTGGTGAAGATTTTATTGAGGCTTGTGATTATATTGGAATCTTTGAAAAATAGACTATGAGAATAAGTTATGCAATACCGGTTTGTAATGAAGATAAAGAACTAGATAGATTATTAGCTCATTTACTATTCCACGAAACTCCTGATATGGAAGTAGTAGTGCAATGTGATCAAGGTAATACATCCCCTGAAGTATATAAGATATTAGATAAGTATTCAGCTTTCATTCATGTAATAGAGTTTCCATTAAAAGGAAACTTTGCTGCCTTTAAGAATAATCTAAAGAAGCACTGTACTGGAGCTTGGATATTTCAAATAGATGCTGATGAATATTTAAGCGATAGCTTAATAAGGAACCTTCCCTCTATCCTTCAGACTAATCCTACAGTAGATTTATTTTTAGTTCCTAGAATTAATACAGTAGAAGGATTAACTCAAGAGCATATTAACAAATGGGGGTGGAATATAGGAAGCTTTCCAGAAATTATAAAAGAAAAAGTATTTGACCTAGATAATCCTCGAGATCTAGCAGAATACAGTATGTTAAAAGAACATAACTTAGTTTTAGAAGAAAAGCAATTTTCCTGATATTTATAATAAACAGGAAAATTAATGAAACCTTATATCTATTTAATTTTTGATAAAAAGAAAAGTAAACCTTATTATGTAGGTAAGCATAATGGTGCTAATAAAAATTATTTGACTGGAAGTAAGATTTTAAACAGGTATATTCGACTTTTTGGATTAGATGCTTTTTTTCTTCGATTTGAAAAACAGGTATTGACTTCCTGTTTAAGAGAAGAATTAAATAGCTTAGAAGAAGAGTATATAAGAGAATATAAAACAAAAGTTAACGGAGGTAATCTAACATGGGGAGGAAGATGGGACATAAGGTACAGAGTACCTAGATTAAAACCAGTACTTCAGTATGACTTACAAGGAAATTTTATTAAAGAGTGGGAGTATGCAAAACAGCCTATCGAACAAGGAATAGGTACAGACTATAACGGCGTATCAGCTTGCTGTTTAGGAAAACAGAAATCAGCTAATGGATTTATTTGGAAATTTAAAAAAAATACCGTAGATTTAAAAATACCCCCAAAGACTAAACATAATTACCCAAAAAATAGAAAATCAAGAAAGTATGAAAGTAAAGGTTAAATACAAAGCCCCTATTATTAACTTTTGTGATTATCAAACTAGAATCCTTCAAAATTCCCCTAAGATAAACTGGGCTAGTAAGGTTCACGAAGTACTTACAGGACATAATAGTTATGTAATGCTTCCTGCTGAGGAAGGTTATTCTTTATATCATCCAAAAGGAATAGAAAGACAAGAGAGACAAAACAATTTCTATAGCGCATTATGACACTAAGAGACTTAGCTAATAAATCTACTTACGGTACGATAGGGTACATAAGTACAAAAGAGGATGTAGATTTTCTAGAAAAAAACTACATAACCTATAATCTTCCTGTATTAAAAGAATTCAAACATATAGTAGTTGCTACTAATTTTAATAATCAAGAAGTTATACCGTATTATGAAGCAATGTGGAAAAAGTACTTTAATTGTATTTTTTTACATTCACCTATTAATAGAGGACATGGAATTGGAACTGCCGATTTAGATGATGCAATCTTCACTTTTTGTAAAAGTAATAATTTAGATTGGCTCTGTAAGTCCTCTAATGATATGATCTTTAGAAAAGGAGCACTTGATAAGGAAGTAGGGGATGCAGATTTTTATTATTTTAATGGAGTTGGTTATACTGGAATCTATAATTACAATTTCGATTTGTATAAAGTAATGGAAGAGGACTTTTATCCTCAGACAATTTTTTACTTTTTAAATGTTTCTAAGTGTAATTACTTAAATGATAGAGATCATCTTAATGAAATTTACGTTAAAGTACAAACTATTCCTAACTACAACGGTAAGCCGCTTGAACACGGTATGAAAAGTAATGAAGAATTACTAAGAGAATGTATAGAAAGAAATAACTTAACAAGAGAGCATTTATTACCTAAAGAGAAGTATTTTAAATTATTAAATATAGTCAAGGATTTTAGAATAGCAGATAGCAGTTATAAGAGTATAATGTTAGAAAATATCTGTCATTTGCAATGGCTAGCTCAACCTATAATAGAAATAATAGATTTATGAGAATAGCATTTGTAAGTGAAATACCAGGTCAAGGAAAGGTTCCTATAACTTTTCCAAATATGAGAACGGAATGTGCTTGGATGCATGCATTAAATGCTGATCATCATAATATTGTTTACGCGGTTATAAACAAAACTGTTAAGGATTACGATCATGTATTTGTTGTATTCCCTAAAGGTAAAACTTACCTGAGCGCAGAAGGAAGCAGGTTAATAGAAGAACAAAATCCTGCATCTCCTTTTATAACTCCAGAATTAATTAAGTTATTAAGAGCAGGGAATAATAAAAAGATACACTACGTACAGGAAGGTCCTCATTGGTGGTTTAATGATTATGAAATTAATGATCAAATTAATTTCTACAATATGCTACATGAATGTGATTCAATATTTGCACATAATGAATCTGATAAAGCATACTACGAAGGATTGTTTCCAAATAAGGTTATCCGCACTATGCAAACTTTAATGATTGAAGAACTTATTAAAGATATTGTTCCAGTAAAAGAAAATAAAGTAATCATAGGCGGTAACTTCGCAAGATGGTACGGCGGTTTTGAAAGCTATAGAGTAGCAGAAGCTTTTAATCTTCCAATATGGGGTCAGTCCTCACATGCAAAGAGAGATAATGAAGAGCAAGTATTTAAGCATTTAGAAAGAGTAGAGTGGAATGAATGGATTAAACAGTTAAGTACTTTTAAATATGCAGTACATTTAATGCCTACAGTAGCAGCAGGTACTTTTAGCTTAAACTGTGCTTACTTAGGAATACCTTGTATTGGAAATGAAGATGTAGATACACAGAGAATATGTCATCCCGATCTATCAATAAAAGTTAGTAATATAAAAGAAGCTAGAAATCTTGCTATAAGATTAAGAGACGATCAAGACTTCTACAACACGTGCAGTGAAAATGCAAAAGCTAATTACAGGAAGTATTACGATCTAGAAGTTTGGAATAAAAAAATGAATACTATACTAAATGAAGCAGAATAAATTTATAGTAGTATCAACAGCTTATAATAAAGGAAATTATGTTTCTTTTAATGTAAACAGTATAAAACAGCAGTCTTATAAAAACTACTTGGCTATATACGGGTATGATATTTCTACAGACAATACCCTAGAACGATTAGAATATAGTATTGAAAAAGATACTAGGTTTATAATTCATCACAACGTTAATAAAGGAGGTCATATAGACAACTTTGTAAGCTGTATAGATTATTTAAAAGAGAATAGCTTAATAAGCCCAGAAGACATAATAGTTGAAGTAGATGCAGACGATTGGTTATTACATCCGTTCGTTTTCCAGTATTTAAATCAAGTCTACCAAGATCCTAATATCTGGATGTCATACGGACATTATATTGAATACCCTTCAGGTCAACTAGGAGGTCATTTTAATATGTATCTTGCAGATAATATAAGGGAATCTCCATTTGCATATAGCCATTTGAAGACTTATAAAGCTTGGTTATTTGATAAAGTTTCCCGTGAAGATCTAACAAATCCCGAAACAGAAAAGTACTGGAGAGCAGCCTCAGATTTCGCTATGTCTATGCCAATGGTTGAGATGGCTGGTAAGGATAGGATTTTTAGATTAGATCAACCGGTCTACGTATATAACGTAGCAGATGACCTTGAATCAGAAAGTAATAATAAGCTAGTAGAACAAAAGCATTGCGATTTTCTAATCAGGCAATTAAGGCCAAAAGAAAGATTATGAGTTATATAAGTACAAATCATAGAGGGGGAATAGGAAACGTTATGTTTAAGCTAGCAGCATCTATTAGTACTGCTATAGATAATAATGTTGATTATTTATTTTCTAACGAGTTTATTAGAGATAAAGATAGACAGATGGTAACCTTTGGTCATCCTGATTATAGAGTTTACTATCAAAATATCTTAAGAGGAATTCAATTTTTAGATAAACTTCCTACTCCTTACATAACCTATACAGAACCTAATTTTCATTATGATTCTATACCCTACATGAACGGAACTAATCTAGTCTTAGATGGAGGATTTCAGAGTGAAAAGTATTTTATTAATAATAAAGAGACAATTGTAAATTTATTTAAAATTCCTAATCATGTAGAGTTTCAAATTAAAGAGGCCGTACCTGACATAAACGAGTATGTTGCAATACACGTACGTAGAGGGGATTATGTATATCAACCTCAGTATCATCCCTTAACAACAAAAGAGTTTTATCAAAAAGCCGTAGAAGAGGTTGGAATTAATAATAAGTTTCTTATATTTAGTGATGACTTAGAAGGATCTAAAGATCTATTTGACTTTATTCCTACAAAGTACTTTTACTCAACAGGAGTAGATTGGTCTGATCTCTATATGATGAGCTTATGTAAAGATAATATTATTGCAAATAGTTCTTTTAGCTGGTGGGCAGCTTATTTAAACTCTAACTCAGACAAGAAAGTTATTGCACCTAGCAAATGGTTTGGCCCAGCTTATGAGCATTTTAATACGAAAGACTTACTACCTAAATCTTGGATAAAACTATAATATGGAAAAAATATACTCTAAAATTGAACCAGAAACTCTCTTACATATTATTGTAAGAAAGGAAGATATGCTACCTGGAAGACAGGACATAGTATCAGAAGAAAACTTTATTCAATGCTCTATTCTCAATATGGAAAAGGGTAAGACTTTTAAACCTCATAGACATATTTGGAAGCAAAGAGATAGATTAGTAATTGCTCAAGAGAGTTGGATAGTAATTCAAGGAAGAGTTCAATGCACCTTTTATGATTTAGATGACACCATTGTCGCTTCGCCGGTACTTGAAGTTGGTGATGCTAGCTTTACCCTACAAGGAGGACATAACTATCTTATTCTAGAAGACGATACTCTAGTATATGAATATAAAACAGGACCCTACGAAGGACAAGCTTTAGATAAAACTTTTTTAGATAACTAATGGACATTTTAATAGGAAGCGAAGATGTTTATATACATGATGATGTAGAGTTTAGGCAAAGATATTCTATAGGAAATCATGTTGCTGTAGATAAAGGAGTCTACTGTAGTACTAATATAGATATCGGAGATTATGTTCACATTAGTCCTTATGTAACTATTATAGGAGGCCCGTTCGGATTATTCACAGCTAAGGGATTTAATAATATAATGGCTGGCGCTAGAATTATATGCGGTTCAGATAGATTTGACGATAGCGGATTATTTGGTGCAATGATTCCAGACTGGGTAGGAAAAGGTAAGCAGATTATTGAACCTGTTGTTATGGAAGAGCTTTCTAATATAGGAACAAACGCTATAGTAATGCCAGGGTCTACCTTAAGACAAGGAGTATTACTTACAGCAGGAAGCTTATTGATTGGTGATACAGTACCTTGGGGAGTTTATAAAGGCAATCCAGCAGTACTAACTAAGGTCATAGATAAAACAAAAGCATTAGAAACGATAAAACTATTAGGATATGAACTTTAATGTAGTAACAGAGTTTGAAAATAAGATAGCAGAGTTTTTTGGAGCTCCTTATGCTATTGCAGTTGATAGCTGTACACACGGTATTGAATTAGCTTTACGTTATACAGATGCTAAGTTAATTAGTGTACCGAGAAATACTTACCTTTCTATTCCTTTCCTAGCTCAAAAGTTAAACATAGAGTTATGCTGGAAAGAAGAGAATTGGGTGGATTATTATTATCTAGCTGCAGGTATTATTGATGCAGCTGTATTATGGAAGCCTAAAAGTTATATACCAAATACTTTTATGGGAATTAGTTTTCAATACCAAAAACACTTATCTTTGGGTAGAGGAGGAGTCTTACTTGTAGATAATTCTTATGCTGCAGAGCAGATTAAGAAGATGTCTTATGATGGTAGACTACCTAACATACCTTGGAGAGATCAAAACATTGATACTGTAGGATATCATTATTATATGACACCAGAGACAGCTCAATTAGGATTAGATAAATTACCAAAGGCTATTGAAACAGAACCAAGACAATGGACTGTAAATGATTGGCCTGATTTAACACAAATGGAAATATTTAAAAAATGAAGAAAGCCTTTATTACCGGTATAGCCGGCCAGGATGGAAGCTATTTAGCAGAGTACTTATTAGAGATGGGATATGAAGTACATGGAATTATTAGACGTAATTCAGTACCAGAGAACCAGCAGAGTCGCTTAGAAGACGTTAGAGGTAATATTCACGTTACTTATGGTGATCTATTAGACCAGTCTAGTATAGAGCACTTACTTGATAAAGTACAGCCAGATGAAATCTATAATATAGCAGCACAAAGCCATGTGCGTATTAGTTATGATATTCCCCAATTTACTACACAAACAAATGCTCTAGGAGTCTTAAACGTATTAGAGGCTTATAGACGTTCTTGTCCTACAGCTAAGTTCTATCAAGCAAGCTCATCAGAGATGTTTGGTAGCTCAGTAGATGCGGATGGATATCAAAGAGAGTCTACTCCAATGACTCCGGTATCACCTTACGGCTGTACAAAAGTATTTGGATATAATATCGTAAGGAATTATCGTAATGCTTATAAGTTACATGCATCGAATGGTATCTTATTCAATCATGAATCACCTAGAAGAGGTTCTAACTTTGTAACTAATAAAGTAGTTAAGACAGCAGTAGAGATTTATTTAGGATATAGAAAGGATTTAGTACTAGGTAACTTAGATGCTTATAGAGATTGGGGTCATTCTAAGGACTATGTAAGAGCTATGCATTTAATTTTACAGCAGCCTCAAGCAGGAGATTGGGTAGTAGCTACAGGCGAGACTAGATCAGTAAGAGATATGTGCGAGTATGTATTCAGCAAGTTGAATATGGATTATAAAGACCATGTTAAGCAAGATAATAAATTCTTACGTCCAGAAGAACTTCCTTACTTAAAAGGAGATCCAAGTAGAATTAAAGCATTAGGATGGGCACCAGAGTATACCTTTGAAAGTATGATGGATGAAATGATCGCATACTGGACAAGTCAAATAAGCAGAGTGATTTAATATGAATCAAGAAATAACATTTATAATTCCAGTCAGGAATAATCAGAAATACGCTTTACAAGCTTATAGATCTATTAGGATGTATCATCCTGAAGAGCACTATATTGTCTTATTAGACGATGCTTCTACAGATAATACTTGGGAGTGGATTCAGCAAACAGAAAAGTGGGATGAGAAAGTAATAGCATATAGAAACGAAACTAAAGACAGAGTAGGACATACTGTACTATATGACAAGGGCGTAGAGCTAGCTCCTACAGAAATTATTTCTATTTTACATAGTGATATGATCATAACTGAAAACTATGTTCATAATATACTAAAGCATTTAAAACCTAGAGTGGTTGTGTCAGCGACTAGAGTAGAGCCTCCTTTACATCCTCCTGGACCTGAAAAGTTTGTAAAGAACTTTGGAATGGAACCAGATGAGTTTATAGCTAAGCAAGAAGAGTTTTTTCAATTTATCGAAGATAGAAAGAAGGAGTATAAAGAAGTAACATCAGAAGGTATCTTTGCTCCATGGACAATGTATAAAGAAGGCTTTATAGCGATAGGTGGACATGATTTATTATTTGCACCGATGGAGTTAGAAGACTCAGATATTTTTAATAGAATGCTCCTAGCAGGTTATAAATTTATTCAGTCAAGAGATGCTTTTGTATATCATATGACTTGTAGAGGTAGTAGATTTAAAGACGGTATTGAAATAGAAAGAGAGATACCTTTACCGGATGGAACGATTTGGTATAAGCCAAAAGACTCTCAAGAGTACTTAGATTTAAGAACTAATAAGTTTAGAGAGTGGTGGAGGAAATGGCATACAGATGTCCTTCATGATACTAATATGAAGCCAATAGTACCTGGAAGATATGAAACAGCTTTTGTTATTAAGAATGCTACTATAGGTAAAGTTATAGTATTAGAGCCTTGGTGTGATACTCTATATACAGACGATGAAATGTGTGTAATAGAGACAGCTTATCTTGAAGATGAAAAGAGTCTATTTAACTTAAAAGAGAAATTTAAACACTATAAGTACAATACTCCTAAAGAGGACATAGTAGTAGAGTTTGATGCAAGTAAGCTAGGGGAGACTCATTATAATAATTTTATAAAACAACTTCCTTTAGTCTTAGATACGATTACGGAGATAGGAACCTATCAGTTTGATATATTTACTTTGACAATTAATAGCTTAAAAAAACGTAATATGATTAAACCTTTCTTCAAAAACGTATTCTAAATATTTATAGACATGAGAAGAATAGCAGATTTATTACTAGAAGCAAACATCGTTCCAGATACTAAGTTTAAGAGACAGCTTGAAAAAGCAGTTAAATATTTAAATACTAAAGGTAAGGTACTTCTTATAACTACTTCTAATAGAGGAGAGTATGCAACAAAAGACTTACATGATAGTCCTAAATCTACTCGTATTGCAGAGGTAATTCAAAGATCTTTAGGTGCACATAGATGCACTCTGGTAGATGTTTCTAAGTTAAAAATATATGAATGCGAAGGAAATGTATCTAACAACGATGGTAATAGCTGCGGAACTAGAGACTGTAAGGTAAAAGATCCTGCTAAAAATCCTTCAGGACATTTAAGATGCTGGGCTTCTTTTCATCACGAAGACGATGAGCTTTGGAAGGTAGTAACACCTTTATTAGAATCTCACGTAGTAGTCTTTATGGGCTCTATTAGATGGGGACAGACTAATGCCTATTATCAAAAGCTAATCGAAAGATTAGACTGGATAGAAAATAGATGGACAACTTTAGGAGAGAGAAATATAGTAAAGGAAATCGAATCAGGCTTTATTTTTATAGGTCAGAATTGGAACGGTAGTAATGTAGTAAAGACACAGAAGCAAGTTCATGAGTTTTACGGCTTCAAACCAGCAGATGAATTATATTTTAATTGGCAATATACAGAAGACGCAGAGGAAGAATCTAAAGACAGTTACAAAGATGCAGCTAAAGCATTAAATAATATTATTGATACAAGAACTCTATTATGATTACATTAACAAATAATCAATTTCATACAAATAGAACCTGGACTAAGCCTATCAACTGGGATAGCCTTCCTTCTAATAGCTCTGACTTAGTAGAACTATTTGATCAAAATGGATATAGGCTTACAAAGCTTGAATCTCATTATGCAGGCGCAAATAGTCACTCTACAGTAAATCATGGACATGAAGTTTCTCTAAGGCAAGATTGGTTTGTAGAAGATAAACCATCAACAGGACCTCATTTAAACCATGCTTATTTATTTGAAAGGAAAGGATATGAAGGAGAAGCTCTAGAGCAATTAAAAGAGTTTGCAAAGCAAAATAACCTTATTCATAAAGTAGTTAACTACAGAGGTAAGTGGGGTATAGATTTTAGTATGGACTACGTAGATACCTTTGGGAATTCAATGGAACTTCTTCACTTTGAGTATGACTCTTACTTCATAAGTGAGATTCAAGAGATAAAGGGAATAGCAGAGGAAATAATAGCTAAAGTTGATTGGGAAGCAGCAGCAAGGTACTTTATATTACGCAAGTATGAATGGATCGACTTAGAATTCTTCGCACAATCAAAATATAAAACAGACTACTTCGGACTACCAGCAGAGAGATTTAAAATAAACGCTTGGGAATAACTATTTATTAATATGAGAACAAATTTAAGCGAAGCATTACCGGCATTAATTCCGGAGTTTCCAGTAGAGATAGCTGGACATCATCTAACTTTAAGATTTGATGTAAACATTAATAAGACAAAGAAAGGCGTTAAGCTTCAATTTGTTATGAATGACGTACCTCAAGATCCTCGTCAAGCACAGCAGATGGCTAACGAGATTGGTACAAAGCTTCAACAGAAGTTCGGTGATGCAGGTCTTCAGGTTGTTTATGATGTAGAGAATCCATATAAGAATGTAATCGGATATTTACTTCCATTACCTTCTCTTGCTAACTATCTCATTAAGAACATATTTAAAAGCGGAGAAGAGGGAGAGATGGCTCAACAAACTCCAGCAGCTGCGCCTCAAGAAGAACCAGCAGCTGAACCTTTACCAGATAGAGAGCAAGCACCAGCATCAGAAGAAGATCAAGTGAGAGAGATTATGATGAATAGAGCTGGATTAAAGTAATAATAAAAAAAGGTTATGAATAAAAGAGAAATACCTAAGGCCTTTTTTGAGCCTTTAGAGGACATACAAGCCTCTGATCTTCTAGATAATGAAGCCCTACTTAATATGATTAAAGTAGAGACACCTCTTGCTATTGAAGAAGCTTTCCGAAATAAGAAAACATTTGCTAGTCTATTTGAGATAAATGGAATGGGTCTTTATATAGATATTCCAAGACCTCATTGGATAGCTGCACTTGAGCAATGTATTAATTTTAAATTAGAGGAAGAGAAATTTGAAGACTGTATTAAGCTTAGAGATCTTATAGAAGAGATCAAGAAGCCTATTAAAAGAATTCCTAAAAAGAAAGAAAATGGAACAATCGCTGAACGAGATACAGACAGTAATTAATAATTTACTGAATGTAAAGAGCCTGGTTAGGAGAAAGAAGAAGACTCAAGAGGCAAAGAAGAAAGAGCTTTTCATATCAATTATTAATTCTATTGAAGCAATTATTAATAGACAGAATTTAATGTATGCTGAGTTAAATTTAGACTTAGCTAACTACGATGAAGCTTTCCTTGATACTATCGATGCTTTAATCATACTGCACTTCGGTAAAGAAGGAGCAGAGTTAATTGCTTACTTCCTTTGGGATAGAGTAGCTCCAGACGGTAGTATTGAACCTCTATTAGATGAAGAAGGAACTCCTGTCTATTTAGAAACTGCTCAAGATCTATGGAACTTATTAATCCGTATCAATCCAGCATATGGGGACTCAAAATAAAGCAGGAAGACCCAAAAGAGATCTAACTGAGAATGTGATTAGGAATGCTATGAAGCATACTCAATCTAACTTTCAGGCTGCTAGATATTTAAACATTACTATTGAAACTTACCGTAAGTATGCAAAGCTTTATGTCGATTTAGAGACGGGTAAGAACTTATACGAGTTACATAAGAATAACTCTGGCAAAGGAATTAAAAGAGTAAAGTGGAATCATGAAATCTCTGTCGATAAGATTAACGAGATAATGGCTTCAGAGAGCTACAGAGCAATCAATCAACAAAAACTTAAGAACAGATTAATTTACGAAGGCATTCTTAGAATGGAATGTTATAATTGTGGACATCACGAGAAAAGAGTTATAGATTTTAAACAGCCTTTAATGCTTAGCTTTATAGACGGAAATAAACATAACTGGCAAGTAGATAATTTAAGGATGTTATGTTATAATTGCCATTTCCTATATGTAGGAGATTTATTCTCAGAGAAACAAATACGTAGTAAAGAAGACTCTAACGCTCCTTTAATTAAAGAGGAGATTGACTGGGAGGTAGATGATAACTTCCTTGCACACTTCCAGGACTTAGGATTAGAAAAGAAAGAGGATTATCAAGAGGGAGATGAATACATCTCAAGGGTTTAACTAAATATATAACCTATTTATATTCAAATGGTAGATAAAGTAACATACGAAGTCTTAGACACTCTAGCAGAGAGATACATACCAGAAGGAATTCATAGAGTTCTTCATGTAGATAGCAGAGAAATGTGGATAGATCTTATGATAGCTTTAATTGAAAGTAAGACAATTCCAATGAAGGTATCTATAATAGCTAGATGTGCTACCTCTTGGGAAGCATTACTAGAGCAAAAGCTAAGCATACAAAACTAAATGAAGACAGTAACATCAGAAGCATTAATAGCAGGTGCATGGGGATTACATATAACTAGTTTCTTAGTAGCTAGCATTCCTTACCTTCAAGTACTATCTCTACTACTAGCAATTGGAGTATCTATTTTAACTCTTCGTAAGCTTGTAAAAGACTCTAAAGCAAAAAAAATAAGTTCTGATGAGAAAATCGATTAGCCAATTAGGCTTCTCTAGAATAGCAAATACTCAAGTCAATCGTCTTGAGCAGTTCGATAAGCTAAAAGAAATAGCCAATCGAAACAACTACCCGCACAAAATAAAGCAGCTTACTGCTAAGGTTCAAGAAGAATACGTCTTCTGGAATCTAAAAAATCCTTCACGAAAGTTGGAGGATATTACAAGAGACCTTATCTTTATCAAATCAATTAGAGAACCTATCCTAGATAAGGAAAGGATTAATGAATTGATAGAAAAATATGGCCTTAAGTAAACCGGTAGAGCCCCAAACTAAATTTACAGTTGAATACAAAGACAGAGATGGTAACATAACTGATCGTTGGCACTATGATCTAAATAAGTTTAGAAATGGTCCTATTATGACTGAAAACTTAGAACTACCAAAGAAAGAAAAAGTTGGTAAAAAGAAATAAGTACTGTACCTTTAGAGAAATAAAAAATAAAACATGAAGTATTGTAAAGTGTGCCAGAAGGCAATTCCGGAGAAAAGAGTTCAACTAGGATATTCAGATACATGCGTTGAACATTCAAACGCATTTAAGTATGTAGGCTTTGTATCAGGAACTAATAAAGTAGATTACGAAATATCAATAATAAGAGATCCAGAGACTGCTATGCATATGCAGAAACTAGCTGAAATGAGAGGTTGTGCCTAGATATTTATAAGTATATGACAGGCATCTACAAAATAACAAATCCGCAAGGTAAGATTTATATAGGACAGGCTATCGCAAGAAAAGATAAAGTGTCCTTATTGTGGCTTAGTAGGCGGTAATGCTATGAAAAGATGGCATTTTGAAAATTGTAAAATGTTAAAATAGTTATGAAAGTAGAATTCGCAGATAGCTTTTTCGAAAGCTTAAAAAAATTAAATAGACAAAGTACCTGGTGGTATAGAATTTGGGAGACTGTTAGATATAGCATTCCTAACTTTTTTAAGAATGTTTGGTACTTTAGAAAAGAGTTATATGATTTTGAAGCTTGGGATTATAGATACAACCTTAATCTATTTCAACGTTCTTTAGAAGCTACAGCTGACTATATTGAACATAGAGGTTATGAAGAGGAAGTATCTCGTATGAAGAAAGTAACTAAGATGAGACGAGTAATTGAGTTACTAAATCAAGATAGAGAAGATACTTACCTTGATCAAGCTCAAGCTGAATTAGGAGAATTACAGAATCAAAGTGAGTGGATTTGGGAAGAAGGAAGAGAGAGTACACCTGAAGAAAAGCTACATAATAACAAAGTATTCCGAAGAGCTAATGAAATAGAGAAGCAGGAATGGGATGAATTATGGAATATTATTAAAGGAGAAGAATTTACATCGTACGGAGAGTATGATGGTTCAAATATGAAAGCATGGTGGGATTAAAAAATGATAACATTAATATTCATATTATTCTTTGGTGTCCAAGACACAGTTACAGCTACAACTTACAAGCTAACTGCTAAAGAGAATGGACCGTATGGCAATAGAATGGCTAGTGGCTTTAGAGTAAATAAAGAGCTACCAGGTAATGATAGAGTAGTAGCCGTTAGTAGAGATATGCTAAAGAAGTATCCGTTTCATTCTTATATTAAGATTAAAGGTACAGGTAAGCTTGACGGTAAATATAAGGTAGAAGACGTAATGAGTAGTAGATGGCATAATCGAATTGATATTCTATTAAATTGGAAGATTAAACAAAATAAATTTTATAACGTAATAATTGAAAGTTATGGTAAACATCAAGGCCATGCTAGGGTTAGCAAGCGTAGCGTTACTTCTAGTAACTATCTACGAACAAAACCAGGCCGTAAACACATTAAAAGACACGGTAGTAAGCTTAAAACAACAAAACGAACATCTACAAGACAGTCTGTTTCAAACCAACGTAGAGTTGGGAAGGTACGAAATGACTCTAGAAATCTTAAAAGATGGAGAAGATCCAAAAGCAGCTAAGACATTTGAGCATGTTTTAACAACTCAAACTGAATAGCTATGGAAATAACAAAAAAAGAAGTTGAAGAGCTTATTGGAGATAAGGTCTTAACTTACAAGGTTGTAAAGAGCTATAGAGGTTACAAAGTTACAAAGGTAAAAGTTGTTGCTATTAAAGCAAAAGATTCTAAAGAAGTTACTATTACTTTAAAGCCAAATAAGTAGTTCCGCTTTACAAGCGTACATATATTTATTTGTATGATACGTACGGTAAAGCATAAGACAGGAGAATACTTTATTGTTAATACCTTCTTCGAAGTAAAAGAGAAAGGTAAAGTTATAAAAGTGCCAATGATTATTCAAGTAGATAGTACAGTATTAGATATAGAAAGCCACCAGACTGTATATAGAGCAGCATACGGCTTATTTAACCGCACCGTCGTACTTAACTTAGATAAACCCGTAAAAGATGAGAGACCTTGGTGGAGAAAATTACTTTAACAATTAAACTATAAGTTATGTTTGTACTTTCAATTATTATGCTAATCAGCCTATTCTTAATAGGAGCTATTCTCTTTATCGATTGCAAAATCATCGACGATCTTCCAAAGAACAACGGATTTAAGAAGTGGTGGAGAAATCATATAATAGCTCCAGATCCAAGAGATTAATAAGCAAACACTAACTATTTATAATAAATATATTTCAAATGAGCTATATATCTCACGTAGATTATAAAAAAATGATGGACGGCTTTAAGAAAGGCACTCCTAAAAAGATGTTACAAGAAGACTTAGAGCAAGAAGGTAATGCATTTACTGCAGGCCTTGCTAAAGCTAAGAAAGGACAAGAGTTTAAAGTAGGTGGAAAATCTGTTAAAGACACTTCTAACTACGATGCTCCTGTAAATGAGTATCAATTCGATCAAATGTATCCAGACGATCCAGGACCTTTCGAAAGTAAAATGGAAGAGAGTCATCCTGGTATGGATAAGTGGTATGAGGATTTTGAGAATGGATTACAGAACTTAGTTAAGAACGGCTACATACATAAGAACCAGTATCAATATTTTCATGATGCTTTAGATCACGTTGATCCAATGCAAAATTACGGACACATGCCAGCACACGATGCTGCTAAAGAGTTTGTAGATGATTTAAGAACTAAGTCTGCAATGGATAATGATGAAGAGCAATGGAAGCAAGAACATGGCGGATACGATGCTGGAGGAGATGATTTTAACGATGGTGAGTTCTGGGAGAACGAAGTTAAGAAGCTTCAAGAGATAGCTGGAGTAAAGCCTCAAGACGATGGTCCTGAAGATGACAATGACGAAGAAAGAGAGCATAAGGCAAAGAAAGCGGAAATAGATGATGAGGATGCAGAAAATGCCGAGAGAGATGAAGTAGATGAAGAAATGAATCCTACTAAATCATACCATGGTAGTACAGCAAACCAAGGCGATACTGGATGGACAATTGACTTCACAGTGATTGAAAATACTCCTGAGTACTTCAAGATCGACTATGTAATGACTCCTAACTCAGGCAATGCACCGAGAGGCGCTTCTAGAAACTATAGACCTGAAAAGAAATACGGAGAGTGGAAAATTAGTAAAGTTGGAGATAAAGGTCAACCTTTAACAGACTATGAAAAAACTCAACTTAATATAAAGGGTGATCACTTCGGTGTTAACGGTAAGGAGTTTGTTCAAGACATTTACGGTAGTACAATGGCAGAAATAGACGAAGAAGGGGCTAGCGATGGCTCTAATATGCGTTCCGAAAGAGAAGCAGCTAAAGTAGTTGCACAAAAGCATCCAGAGTTAAAACAACTATACGATAAATACGAAGCAACTAAAGAGGAGTATGCTAAAATGACTCAAACTCCTAACTATGCTAATACTCCAGAGTTTCAAGCATTTAGTAAAGAGCGTAATGCTATCTGGAAGAAATTTGAAAACGATGCTATTAACTGGTGCGGACATGAAATGCTAGAAGCAGGTATGAATAAAGTACAAGTACGTAATTTACTTTCTGCTTACGGATATTTTGAAGATTGGGTTCCTGATTATTTACAGGCTTTATCTGACATCTATAAATCAGGAGATATGGAAGAAGGTTTACATATGCCTCCATTACAAGCAACAGGACCTACTGTAGATGTAAATGAAGATCAAGCTCCATTCGGAATGTCGGTATTATCTCCAGACGAAAGAAAGCAATTAAAAGAGTTTATTGAGTCTTATAAGACTATTAAGAAAGAGATCGCTAACTTATTAGAAAAAGCTGGAAAGGATCCAAGAATAATGGAAAATGCTAAGAGAATAGGTGATGAAGCAGTTCCTGCAGAAAGACCGGCTCATTATAATGAACCAACTAAGACTCCAAAACATAAACCTTCTAACTTAGGAGGCAATAGAACAGGCTTAGTAATGACTAAAGCTGAGATGTGGGAGAATGAAGAAGGTCAACACGAAAGAATAGAAAGTATGTTAAATACAAAGCTTCACGATGCATTCCATAAAGTAACTGGAATGATTATGAAGGACTTAATGGCTGATGGATTTGATGAAGGAGATATTAAGAACTTCCTACAACATGAAATTGACGAGAAGGCAAAGGAAGCAATTAACGCACAACACGATTTTTAAATAAGAGCCCCGAAAGGGGCTTTCTTATTTGGTAACTTGAATTTTTCTTCTTATATTTTAGAGTTATGAGTAATGTTCAAGAATTTGTTAAGCATGTTAAGTCTGAGTGCCGAGCACACGGAGTTAAGTTTAGACTTAAGCCTACAAAGACTGTAAGTACTCCTGACAGTATTAGATGTGTTGGCTATTGCGAGCCAGACGATCTCAAAGAATTATTTGTGGCTAGGAAAGATCAGAATTGGTTAATGACCTTAGTACATGAGTATGGACATCTTACTCAATGGATAGATCAATGTAAGGAATGGAAAGATACCTACAAGATAGATAGTGTGGATGAGTGGTTAAATGGTAAAGAGATGCCAAATATAAAAAGAGCTTTAGCTGTAACTAGAGATATGGAATTAGATAATGAGAAGAGATCTGTTAAGCTAATTAAGCAATGGAATCTTCCTATTGATACGAAGATCTACACTAAAAAAGCAAACGCTTACGTTCAGTACTATAACTATCTATACCATACAAGACGCTGGATGCATCCAGATAACTCTCCTGCTAGAAATCCTAAGGTATGGAAGAAGATGCCTGCTAGCTTTAGAATGAACTACGAAGTACTAGAAGAAAAATATTTTAAAATATTTGAAGAAGCGGGTATATAATTGAAATAAAATTCTTATCTTCAGGTATAAACAAATAATAAACAGTTATGAAACACGAAGTATTGTTCTTAAATTCAAACAGAGCTTACGTACTAGTAGATGATACTTGGTACGATACAACAAGAGACTCTAATCCTAAAACAGGCGATTCTTTTTTAATAGGTAAGATCGAAAAGGTCTTAGACTACGAAGCCTATACTAAAAAGTATCCAGAATCAAAAAAAGAAATCTATAACGAAGTAACAGATAAGACTATCTCAGGCGGCTACTTACGTAGAGTGATAGATGGAATGGTTAAGTATGCTGTTAATCCTGCTACACCTACAGTAAGTAGTATCAATAGGAAAGAGTTAGTAGAAGATTAGATTCAACTATTTATAACTATATGAGAGATACTCAAGTAGTTAGAAAGATAATAGAGAAATTAGCAAGAGAGGTGCAGGATTGGAATGTAAAGAGTTCTAATATGCACCCTTCTGATGCTGACTGGTATATAGGCTTCAAGTCGGATGTAGAAGAGAATGACGAGATAGGAGATCATGTAACATATCTAAATCATTGGGATGCAGATAATACGGGGTACCTTGAAAGCAAAGACGTTAAAAGGGATAACGGAATAGGTTATCAAATGAATGCAATGGATCAAATCACACCATTAAAATAGATATATGATAAACAAAATCGGAATTGTACTAATCCTTGCCTTTATATGCTACGGTTTATTTACACTAGGAGACATTAAAGGAACTGCTAGCTTTAAAGGAAAGTTAGATAGCCTTGATAAAGTAAATGACTCTCTTACAGCTTTAAACATCTTAGATGATAAAAAAGTAGAAGAGTTGAAAGCTCAAGATAGTGTCCTACATTATGAGTTAGAGCATCAGAAAACAAAGATAGTTGTAGTTAAAGAGCAAGTAGCTGCAAAACATAAAGAGATTGATACTTATAACAGTAGTCAAGTAACGACTTTCTTTAATCAACGCTACCCAGCAGATACAGTATCTAATCTTATTCCTCTTGCTAAGCCAGTCTTAGTTTCTACAGCAAAAGACTTAGCTTCTTTCGATGGAGCAAAGAAAGAGATTATCATTAAGGATAGTATTATTTCGATACAGGAATCTCGTATAACTTTAAAAGATAGTACTATTACATTATTTGTAAATAAGGAAGGGAGATACAAATCTATCATAGGAAATAAAGATCAAGCAATTGCTGAGTGGAGTAAGCAGTATGATATCTTAAATTTAAACTATAAAAAATTACAAGTAAGAAGTAAATTCCAGAAGATAGGATCCTATATCATTATCGGAGGATTAGCTTATACCTTACTTGCACATTAAAACACGCCCCCAGATAGAGAAGAGCCTACGAAAGTAGGTTTTTTCTTTTTTAAAGAGTTGGTAGATTGAGAGAAGGTCCTTATATTTAGATATGTTTAAGATTAATCCATATCGTATGTATAAGTTCGGTAAGACGAACTCAGAAGACGTTCTAGAGAGATATGATCCAGAGAAGCATAAGAAGCTTGCTTGGAGAAATATTCCATTAGGAAGGGATTATGAGGTTAGGGTATTATGGTCTATGTGGGTGCCTAAAGAGAGGGCTATAGTAGCAGAGGCTTGGTTTAAGAGAACTCACCCTAAGAAGTTTTACTCCTTAACTTCTTATAACGGAATAACAGAATGTAGAAATTGGTCACAAGAAGAGTCTTATTACTTCAGCTCTCTACTTGAAAAACATTACCCTAAAACTCCTGAATATTGGGAAGAAGTAGCTAGATTAAAGAAAGAAGGTACTCTAAAGAGTACTCACGATAAAGTATATTTTATAATGTTAACTAAAAAACAATAACATGGCAGATCAACAATTCACTCAGTATGCAGTGGTAGTCTTCACAGACATGGCAACTTTAATTAGCGAAGTAAACGCTTTGCTATCTAGAGGATGGACAACAGCGGGCGGTATTCAGGTATCAGCACAAGGAAGTGCTACATATCATTACCAAGCGATGGTAAAGTAAACAAAATAAGATCCGGCCTAGAACCGGATCTTTTATTTAGATTATGAAAGAGCAGTTAGATAGAATAGAAGCAAAGCTTGATAAAGTTATTAAAGCATTGCAGGAGTATGATGGATTAGATGAAGACTTTAAAGAGCCCTACGAAGAGTATGCTTGGAAGAATACAAATTCATTAGTAGTAGAAAAGGAAAATAAGTTTCTTAATGAGGAGAAACCTAAACCTAAGAAAAGATATTATAAACCAAAAACTAAAAAGAAATGAAATTATATAGAATAACAGTTATAACTCCTTCACTTAATATAGAGAGAGGAGTATGGGCAGATTATACGAGAGTATCAGACGGACAGTTACAGTTCTTAGATTCTGATAGAGAAGTTATAGCAGTATATCCTGTTAATTATACTTTAATTACTAGTATAGAAACAAAAGAGGATTACGATAAAAGAAAATCGAGCATATAATGAATCTATTCTATGGCATACTGTGGGGGTTACTTGGACAGATAGGATCCTTTATGCAATTTCAAGGAGCTATTAAGTATAATTGGAACCAAAGGTATTTTTGGCCTATCCTCTTAATGAGCCTTCCTGTAGGATACTTTTATATGAAATCGGTAGAGAGGTTTGTAGTAGCTTTTGATGGAGAGATATGGCCTAGTAGGCTTATAGGTTTTGGATTAGGCATTACTGTCTTTACAGCTTTAAGTCATTTCTTATTTAAAGAGCCTTTTACATTAAAGACACTTGTTTGTCTTGCGTTAGGGGTTACTATTATAGCAATACAAGTACTTTGGAAATAAGTTGGTAGATTGAAATAGAGTATTTATCTTTAGGATATAAAAATAATAAACTATGTTAAGTAAAATTGAAATTAGATTAATAGACGAAGACGGTAATTACTCTATTGCATATATTGACTATAGAGGGTTTATAGATACTCTATACGGACATGGTATTCATCTAATAGACGATGCCTTTAAGAGTATGGTGGCTGAGTACGATAAGAAAGGTAAGATGGAGATAACTAAGAAGAAAGATCCTATAGTGGAGCATGAGGCAATAGGGGCGCCGCACAAGCATTAGGGGGCGTCGCGATCACTCATATATATATATTTTATGGAAATAATCTGTAACAAATACTTCCTTACCCTGGGGATTATTATCTTGACTGTCTTGGCTCTCAAGTTTTTAAAGGACAATAAGGATGATATCGATCCATTTAATTTAGGATAAGTAGCCCGATACCTGATCCTCAAAAATAACAATATATAAAGTTGGTAGATAGATTAATTCTATCTATCTTTAGTTAAATAATAAAAGTTATGAAAGATCAAGATTTATTAGAGATGATACTAAAAGGTGTTACTAGGTTCGAAGTAATAGACCATTCCTCCAAGAAGAGAGGTAGGTATGTAGTAGAGTATGGAGTAAAGGTAGAAGCATCTATACAAGATGAAGGTAGGACATTAAAAATATTTTTAACAGACCCGAAAAAATAGAAGTTATGACAAAGAAAGAAGTAGTTAAGTTATTAAATCAAGCGTTTGGTAATTTTCAGATGATTACTCAGTGGCTTCCTGATAGCTTAGATGCTGCCAATCATTATTATAGTAAAGCAGTAGCTATCATCGGTATACTAGAGGAAGATCTTTTTGGAATAGCAAGGACTAGATTTAAAAGAGGTTACATACCCAAGTATGAACCATGTGGTAGTAATCTCTACGATAGATTCTACTTTATAGTTAAGTACGGTAAGTTTGAAAAGGATATAGAAAAGGTATGTTACTTCGATGTAGAAAGCATGTATCACTACTTTAAGCAATTATCTCAATTACGAGAATCATTTAATAAATAAAAGTTATGGAGACAATCTTTATCATCTATTGGATCGCGACAACCATTTATGGGGCTATGTGGCTTGTAAGGAATCCCTCAAGCAAATTTGCTAGTGATGACCATGGCGAGTACTTTACATTACTCGAATTTATTGCAAAGCTATTTCCAGCTATGTTGATTGCGTGGTTAGCAGTACCTATGATGTTATTAAATAAGATTAAATTTAAAAGAAAGGGTAAGATATCAGAAGCTGGTGAAGTATTTGCTAGGCAAGCAGATATGACAATTACATTTGAAAAAAAGAAACATGAGTAAGCATAATCCTTTTGAAACTACAGAAGAGACAGTTAATAGACATCTTGTAATCGGGATACTAGTTATCGCTTTTATACTCTCGACAGTATTAACCTTCCTGGTTCTACACCTTGAGAGAGATCACAAAACAGATAATACACCTAATAAAGAATTATATGGCAAAGCAAATTAAAAAGTATTTAGTAATAGATGAGGCAGATGATGATAGTCTTATATGCTGTGGTACATTAGATGATATACATGTTCATTTAGAAAATGAATGGATTGATAAAATGGATCATGATTTTGATACAGATAAGTTTATTAATAGTTTAACTGTCTACGAGTTAACTAAACCCAATAAACTTAAATACACAAGATCTAAACTAGAAATTAAATAATATGCAAAATGCACAAGAAGAGTTATTACATATACTCGAAAGAACTAAAAGCGTAGTTAAATGCGCGTACATTAAATATGAAGGGGGTAGCTATTGGGACGATAATGATAGCTATATACAACCAGCACCTATTCTATTAAAAGAAGGATATACTCCTGCGGAGTATGAAGAGTTCTTAGAGAAGTTAAACTTTGAATACGATGCCGGCTATGGAGGGCAGGAGTTATACGGAACGGTATGGTTAATGGAAGATCATACCTGGCTTGAAAGAGGCGAGTATGATGGATCAGAATGGTGGGAATATAGTAAATGTCCTCAAATTCCAAGTGACCTGAAGTTGGGTTAGTAACTATTTATTAGTACAACCCAAATAATATGCCAGGACAATTTATTAACACAGGTACCACTCCAGGTGGTAACTTAAAATTAGTAAACAATAGTAACTCAGGTAACCTTGTTATGTCAAGACCAGGCTTTACAATATCCTCTAGCGACTTTACTAACTTTAACACTGGCTACGGCTGTGAGGGAGATAATACAGCTTTCGGTATTAGTGGTCCTTATAAATCAGGACAGGCTTTCTATATGCCTAATTTTGCTATTAGTCAAGGCGGTAATATAGCAAAGGCAGATGAAATACAAGCTTATTATAATGCTAACGGATTAAATTACAATAACTACTCCTACTTATTTAATGTAAATTACGGACCAGGAAGTACAGTAGCTTCAGGAATTGCTGTTCTATCTTTCTATTATTTTAGTAATGAATCTGTTTACTTGTACATAGGAACTGTAGATACAACTATACCGGGTTGGGATACTCCAAACACAGATCCTTTCACCCTTACAGCCTTAAACGGAACCTTCTACCTACCGTTTACATTCTCAGTATACAGCCCAGTTACTCAAGATCCTTCCGATTGGTGTTAATATAAAACTGTTATGATAATTCATAGACCGGCTCACACTAGAGGCAACCCTAGAGCCTATTGGATAAACTCCTACCGTACATTTAGCTTCCCATCATATTACGATGCTCGCTATATACACTTCAGTGATCTTCAAACGATTAACGATGATAGGGTACAGCCAAGAGGTCATGTACCTATTCACGAGCATAAGAATATGGAAATATTTGGCTATGTAGTAGAAGGTAAATGCAGGCATACAGATAGCCATGGTAATGTAATAGACATTCCAGCAGGTGCTGTTCAAAGAATGAGTGCCGGGAGAGGAATAAGGCATACAGAAGGTAATGCATCCGATAGTCCTAATAGATATTTACAACTTTGGATAAGACCGAACGTATTAGATACTGAGCCTATTTACGAATGGCATCAATTCACACGCGAGGATAAACTAAATACCTTCTGTGATATTACAGAGAAGCTTCCTATCAAACAAGATGCTAGACTCCTAGCAGGAATCTTTACACACGACTTTATATTTAATCTAGATAGCAATCGAAGCTACTACCTCTACGTTGTATCAGGAACATCTACTGTAAACGATATACCTTTAGTAGAAGGAGATGGATTAAGCTTTACAGAGGAGTCTTTACTCAAGATCGCAACTACAAGCGAGACAGAAATCATATTATTTGACCTGAGATAAGTTGTTAGATTGAAATAATTTACCTATATTTAGATATATGAAAGGTATAATAGAATTTAATCTAGACGATTCAGCTGATATGCAAGCTTATTTAAGAGCCGTTAAGTCAACTAAGCTAGCTATCACGCTATGGGAGATGGACCAATATTTAAGAAGTCAAACTAAATATGCTCCTGATTCAATGCCCGAGGAAGTATATAAGTCTCTAAAACAGACTAGAGATAAGTTACATGAGATAATGTCTGATAATTCAATCGATTTAGACGAATTAATAAGTTAATATGAGAATTTTACACATAAGTGATACCCATTGCATGCACGATCGGTTTCCCAAAGAGAGATTTGAAGGAATAGACATGGTGATACATAGCGGTGATTGCTCTAATAGTCCATTCCTAGAGTCTTCTAAGAGAGAGATATCAGAGTTTCTAGATTGGTATGGAAAGGTTCCTGTCAAGTATAAAATATTTGTAGCAGGTAATCATGATACGGCTATAGCTAGAAAACAAATAGAGCATTCTGATATGCTATTGAAAGATATTATATACCTGGAGAATGAATCTATTGAAATAGAAGGACTAAAGATATGGGGCTCACCTATTACACCTACGTATGGTGATTGGTCTTTTATGAAGGCTAGAGACAAGACACATTTTGTATGGGATACCATTCCAGATGATACAGATATATTAATTGTACATGGACCTCCTAAAGGTGTACGCGACCTATCCTATAATAGAGATAACGATTTAGAGATGTGTGGCGATAAAGCTCTTGCAACAGCTGTAATGAGAGTGAAGCCAAAGCTAATGCTATTTGGACACATACATAACTGCAAAGATATCGAGAATCAAGGAGTTAGTACCTACCATAAATTACCAAACACAAAATTCTCTAACGCATCATGTGTAGAAGATGGAAAGTTTGCCTACGGATTAACTTCCTTTGGTAATATATTTAAATTATAGGCATATGGAACCGAAAGAGAAAGCATTAGAACTATACAGATACTACGAGCAATTAGGTAGAGACTTTACAAGAGGAGTGTCGATGATAGAATTTGCAAAGCTATGCGCATTAAAAGCAGTAGATGAGATATTACAAATTACTGAACATGAATCACCTTCAACTTATGTCTATTATATGAAAGTTAAACAAGAAATAAAGCTTTTATGATACTAGTTTATATACAAGATACTCTAAAGCTGCTAGGGGAATTTCCTAGTCCTACAAGGATCGGACAGACAGATAGAGGTGCTTATGCCGTATACGAATTCCCAAGTAAGGAAGAACAGAAGAAGCACATAGTAGACATAATGGAAGCAGACGAAAAGGATGGATTTTACGCTTAAATAAAAGTTGCTAGTATGAAATGTACTAGCTATCTTTAGGATATAAAAATAAACCTATGAAACTATATACAGAAGAACAAGTAAAGGAAGCAATGTTTTTATATAAAGCACCAATAAGACCATTAGTGCAACAAGTATTAGAAACATTAACACCAATAGAACTACCAAGTGATGAGGAGATAGAACAAGAAGCCTATTATAAAGTTTCTGACCATACAGAAAATCCTTATGCTTCTTTCAAGTCAGGTGCTAAATGGATGAAAGAACAAATACTTAACCAAAACAATTAGAATATGACCTACGAAGAAGCAATACAAAAATCATTTACTATTAAATGGAAAGTTGAAACTTGCCATCAAGGAGAATCTTGCTGGTGTAGGACAATAAACACTATAACACCAATATTTTTTAAACATAAAGAGAAATGGGATGAAGAAGAATATTATGTTGTAGGTTCAGGGGAGTTAAATAAAGAAATGGCTAAATATTTTGTAAAACTTCATAATAAACAAATACTTAACCAAAACAAAACAAGAGTATTTGGTGAGTCAGATGATAAGCAATTTTGGAGCGATAAACCAAACCAAATAACCATGGGATGGAAATCAACAGTAGACATTACAAGAGAGCAAGCAATTAGTCTTGCTACTAAAGAACTAGCTAAGAAGATAGGAGAGATTCATAC